ATGAGCAAAAAGAAAACAAGATGGAACACAAGGCTCATGCATAAGCGGCTTGATGCATTCGTAACTAAGAATCATCGTATTCCGACCAGACGGGAATTAAAAGCGCACAATGGATTACCTGCACCATATATAATTGAGAAGTTCGGTAAGAAGAACTATCGGCTGTGGCTTCAGGCGAGGTATCCTGAGTACGTTTGTGAAAACTGGCAGCTCGACCTTTTGGCAAAGCGTCAGGTATCACGGCGGCGTTGGATTGCACTTTTCCAAAAGGAGTACATGAGAATAAAGCCCACTTCTGGACGTCAGTACAATGAGAATCGCACTCAAGGGACTCCTACATGGGGAACGATTGCCAAGTATATTGGAGAGGACCACAATAAATGGAATAATCTCAAAACCGTTGCTGGTGTAGAAGGTATTTCCATTCCCCCTAAAGAGAAGCCGAAGACTGAATTCAAGGTATCTGTGTTCGTCGAATTCATTCATTAGCGCAAAAAAAAGGCCACCAATGGTGGCCTTTTTTTTAATTATTCTGAGCTTCTTCCAAAATAGGTGAGACACGTGCAAAGTTTACAGTGCAGCGCTCAGGATTGATACCGTGTTCAGAGAGACCACGCCGAATGATGTTCAGCATGATTTCCGTTGCGGCACCATAGGAGGGCGCTCTCACAGTAAACGTATCCGAGTTCGAAACTGTGTAGCTGAACTCCACCTTGTAGTCCTGCCAGTCACTACGCTTTTCCGCCATCGTCATCACTCCTTCGCAGGGATTCCCTGCCGGAGAAGGTTCTCGTCGAGATACGTGGCCGTCTCATCTGCACGATGCAGAAGGAAAGCCAGAGGATAGCGCGTGAAGGCAAGAGAGGTGTTCTTGTCTGTGCTGTACTCGCCCATGTGGAAGCGAATCGCAAAGGCCTCCGTAATCGTCAGCCGAATATACCGTTCGATGAGGAACACGGACTTATCGCCGTGGTTGCCGTAAGGCATCTTCTCATCATAGGTAATCCAAGGCACAGCCTTCCACTGACCGGTCTGGGGGTCTTTCACATTGCGGCTGCCCCACACATAGAAGTTTGCCTTGCAAACATCATGCAGCAGCGCAGAGATAACGATGCTATCTTCGATAGCGCGTCTCTGCTGGTCATCCAGCGGTGTGCTGTTCCGTTCGACCTCGGAGAAATATGTGTCCTTGAGGCGCATATACACGTTGAGAGAGTGGTCCAGCAGACCGCCGCAATAACTGGAATGATACTTGGCACTGGCAGGAGCCGTGAAAAAGTCCGTTTCCTTAACCAGATAGTTAATCAGACTTCTCATGCCGGGGCGTTCCGTGCTGATGAGAGCACCGATGAACACCATGGCCTTGGACTCGTACTGCTCGTCGGGCTTCGTGCCGGCGGGGTCAGCGACGGTAGGACGGTAGTCCCTGCCGTGCGCCATGTACTGCTTGACCGCTTCTGCCGCTGCCCACCTGATGAAATCTTCCAACTTGTCGGGGTCGCCATTGTTGGCCTGCTCGACAGCACGGGAGAAGGCGTCATAGTCATCGAGAGCAGCTTGGCAGATGTCATCATGGCAGGCGCCCTTTTCAAACTGTCCGGAAATAGCTATCAACGCAGCGTCAGCACGCTCATAGAGCTTCTGCATCCGCTCGATTTCGGGAGGATAATTGCAGCCCATAGTATTTTCTCCTTTCTTATTTTACTTAGTGACAAGGTCTTCAGCACGGATTGCGCCGGAAGTCCATGCACTCGTGGGAAATGTAATTTCAGGAACTCGTTCCAACATGGCGGCCTTCAGCGCTTCCTTGTAGCGCTCGAAATGCCGCTTTTGGAAGCCGAGCAGCCTATCATCGTACTGTACTTCTTTCTGCAGCAGCTCAACAGCGAGAGATGTCTCGTTGTCTTCAACTGCGATGGTGAACAGTTCGTTTTCCATAATCGCACGTCGCGTTCTGGAAATCCACTTCTCTCCCAGCACAGGAGTCATACTCTGAAAGCGGCGGCTCAAGGCGTCAACGATGCACTCCAGTACATCTTCCTCCTCGTTGGACGAACCTTCTTCGTCGAACAGCCACCGGCAGGTGTCCAGTTCAGAGTAGGGAATGTCCTTCAGCAAACGAACCTCAGGCTCTTCCTTATCGGGCTCGTCCTCACGATAAACATGGAGGAATTCGTTGGAAATACAGTAAACAGCCTCGTATGGGCCGCGCACAGATACATTACCTTTACCCATGGTTCTTTTCTCCTTTCTTTCTTGCCTGACGGCTCAGGCGTGACAGGCGGTGCGGAGCTGGATTTCCAGCTTCTCCGCATACTCCCGACTGGCGCCGCAAACGCACATCTGCGGGCAAACCAGCGGGTCGTAGTAGTCGCCGCCATCCTTCGGCAGAATCGCCTCACGCCCTTCATCAACGCGAATCACGTTGGGACGAGGGCAGTTGTAGCAGGGATTATACATACTGTTTCTCCTTTCTTTAAGAAGCGCTATTTGTGGCGCCCCGTTTCCTTACGGAACCGAAGAATGCTGAAATAGGCGTCGGCAGGTCGCTGTGGCAGATGCGCCACGGCATTGAATACCTCGTCGATACAGTGAACTGCGAGTTCGCGTTCCCGTAAAAGCGATGAGAGCATCTCCGCTGCGGCCAGCAGCTCAGTGTCACCAGTGGTGGCACCAAGCTGCTGAATGCGGACGACCATCATTTCAGCGTCTTCTTTTTGAATGTGTGAATGTTTCTCCACGAATCGTCCTCCGCAGTTGGGTTCTAAGGTCTCCACGGCGCAGCGCGAAGCTCGTCGTTAATTTGCTTGACGGTCTTTTCCTGCCAACGATTGACACGCTTCATCTTTGTCAGCTCATAGTCTCCGACCTGATGCAGTGTGACACCGTGGGTGCCGAAGTGCAGCCACTTACCCTGCGAAAGCATCACAGTATGGCCTTTTCCGATCTCCTGCAGCCGCTTCTTCGCGGTTGCAACCATGCCGGACGTGACAATGCTCTTAGGCCGCCCAGCCATTACTGATACCTCTGAGGACGGTACTCACAGAGTCCCTGTTCAGGGTCCCATTTGCTGGGAGGAAGTTCCTCATAGCAAATACCGGTCTTCTTGCTGGTAATCTTGATGGGATAGGGGAGAGAGGCGTTATCCTCGTCATAGCACGCGATGTCAATGTCGATGCTGCGGATTTCCGTCCTGTAGGGCGAAAACTTGTTGCCAAGCTCCTTCTTGAGATGTGCAACAAGCGCATCATGGAGGTCCTCGAAGGGAATCGACAGGTCGGCGACGACAGGATACCACGGGAAGTCCTTCAGCCGATAGGTCTGGCTCACCAATGTGCCATCCTTCGTCCAGTAATGGACGTGAGGCAGCAGGTGGTCAGGATTTTCGGCGATAAACTTCCGGTTCCACTCTACGACCAAGTCGTAAATGTCCTTGCCGTCAAAGACACCATAGGTCTCGTAGCACGGCTCACAGATGAACGTCCCGTCGGGACAAGCGACATAGCCCTTGCGGTCGGCGCGGAGGTTCTTGGTGTTGTTTGTATCGGCAAACAGCCAAGAGAAGCTACCCATACCTCACACCCCCTCCATCTCAATGCAGGGGACAGGGTACATCACCGCTGTACCGCAGTTGGGGCAGCAATCGGGCATATCGCCGGTATCGCTGCACACCAGTTCTTCGCCACAGATGCCGCAGCGGAAAACACCGTCGTCAGTGCGGTCAGCGACGGAAAGCCCCCTGAAGAAGTAGCTTTCCAGAGCTTCCATCAGCTCCTCAAAGGTCAGCTCGATGTCCTCCACCAAGTAGACCTTACCGTCAGGCGTACCGATGGTGACGCCGTGGACGTACTCTCCGTTCTCAGGACACATCCTGCAGTCGGAGAACCAGTCCTTATACAGCGCCTTGGCATCCGCCGTGACAGTGGCGTAAGAGTTGTCCATGCGTTCAAAAGTGAAGCGCACGTCAACGGACTCGGCAGACCAGTGGGTCTTAACCGTAGCGAGAGCAAGTTTCAATTCCATGTTGATTTCTCCTTCCAAAAAAATCAGACTTCGAAAGTGTCGAGCAGCTTTTCACTGGAGACAATGTCGAGAACCTGCTTCTGCAGCTTCTGCTTGATAGCAGGCCAGTGGCGCAGCAAAGCGACGCCGGCGGACGTATAGGTATCGAAACTACAGGTCCTGCCGAACTCATCCGATGAGGTACTCAGCAGACTCAGACCGAGATTACCGGTGCGACCGCTGATGTGGTCGCCGATGTGGTCTTTGTAAACCGACAGATGGTATTCCGCCTCACGATAAGGAGGCGTAGGATACTGCCGTTCTTCACCGAAATCCACAGTGATGCTGCTGCCGTGCAGATACGGGCAAATCTCAGATTTGATGTAGGCATCAATTTTCTCGATGTTTGCCCGCAGCTTTTTCTTCTCTTCCTGATTGAGAGTCATGTTATACTCCTTTCTTTTTTTTGCTGGAAAAGCGGGGTCTCGAAATGTATCGAGACCCCGCCTTTCACTTGCCTTACAGATTTGCGGGGGAGTGGCGGAATCAGAACGGCAGGTCGCTGTCGTCGATACCGTTCAGCTCATAGAAGCCGTTGGGGGCAGGCTGACCGTAGTTCATCGGCTGCTGACCCTGCTGCTGAGGCGCGGGAGCGGGCTGACCCTGCTGAGGCATAGCCTGCTGCTGGGGAGCGTAACCGCCCTGAGGAGCCTGCTGAGGTGCAGGCTGCTGATAGCCATTGGCAGCGGGAGCGCCGAAGGAAGACTGATAGCCCTGAGGAGCCTGCTGCTGGGCATTGGGGTCCATGCAGGAGCCGCTGTTGCGTTCACGGAGCAGAGTGAAGTCACTGACCGTGATGTTCAGGCTCTTGGCAGGCGTTCCGTCATTGCGCTTGTACTCCTGAATCTTTGCAGAGCCGGAAATCATCAGCACAGGATTGTTGTGTTTGCCGGTAGCGACCATGTTCAGGAAGCGCTCGGCGACCTTCTCCCACATAGAGCAGTTGGCCCACACCACACCCTTTTCATTGGGAACCAGCGTACCCTGACCGAAGACACGGTCCAGAGTGTTCTGGCGGCCCTGAATGGGCATAGAGAAGTTGATGTAGGGCTTGCCCTCGCTGGTGTACTTCATCTGGGAGCAACGGGTGACAGCACACTCGAAGTCCACATAGATGAAGGGCTTACCGTCGGAGGTCACAGCATTGGTGAAATGACCGTAGGTGATGAACTGACGGCCCTGCTGCTGACCCTGCGCGGGAGCACCCTGCTGCGGATAGCCGCCCTGCTGGGGCGCAGGCTGGCCCTGAGGCATACCCTGCTGAGGATACCCACCCTGAGCATAGCCCTGAGGGGCCGGCTGCTGGGGAGGATAGCCGTAGGCGGGCTGACCCTGCGGAGCGCCGTACTGAGGCTGCGCGGGATACTGGCCCTGCGCCTGAGGATACCCATACTGAGGAGCCTGCTGCATACCACCGTTGTTGTTCTGATAAGACATAATTTTCTCCTTTCTTCCGCACGAAGGCGGACCAAATCCTGACAAATGTTGATTTTTGGGGTGTCAGGAAATGGCATATTTGATGTATTTATATATTAAAAAAGACAGCTATCCCGTAATTGGGATAACTGTCTTTAATAATTAGGGTGACTTGAAAACGGAGATAAATCTCCTTTATAAAAATAGCTTCGTAATTATAATTCTATACTACCACAGTTTGATATTTTGTCAAGTTCTTGCGAGAGGCAAAATTGCAGAGAATTTTCGATGATTCTTGCACTGATGAAATCTTCCTGTTATAATTCGTAGTATACTGAAGGGGGAGGTATTGCACATGGGGGCTATGTATGAAAAACTATCAGTGGGGGATAGGGTTCCGGAATACCTCACAAACGACATTTTGATTCGAATGGACTATGATAGTGTTTCTGGGTGGAAACTTATAATTGGCTTTCCCGAAATGAGAAAGGATGAAAATGATTCATTCATCAAGGGAAGTTTGATGACAACTTTAGCTGTTATCAAAGATACACCTTTCTTCTTGTTCTCATTTGATGCTGGTCCGTGGATGGACACTCCCTTTGACCCTCGCATCAACCCGACTCTTCCGCCATTTGAAGAAATAGAAGAGGAGGGCGTTGGATGCAGCCTCATCATTGTGTCTGTGGACACGAAATACGGCGAAATCTTGGGCTTCAGGCAGGTCGGCCTAAGCCACACCCTGAGCAACAAAATACTCCGAACAATGCGTGAGTTCCAGCTTCGCCCGCCCATCTCGCGGGAACAGTACAGACGAAACATAGATGCAGCATACAGCGTGTATGCAAGCTCTGAGGAAATGCTCCGGACGGTACATCCTAATGATGTGTTTGCCGTTGTAAGGACTTAAATGATTTCATAAAAAAAAAGCAGGGCGCTTATGCGCCCTGCTTTTGCTCGTCAGCAGCAAATTCATGGAGTTCGGTGTAGAGCCAGTCGCCCAGCATCGTATACCGCTTATCCGTTTTGTTGTTCAGAATAGCCTTTGTCAAGGCTTCGACACGACCGACCATGATAACACAGTCCTTTGCACGGGTAATGCCGGTATAGACCAGATTGCGCCGCAGCATAGCCTTGTGCTCAGGTGATACGACCATGATAACGATGGAATACTCAGAGCCTTGACTCTTATGCACCGTGGTACAGTAAGCCAAGTCAACATTTTCCATCTGTTCAGCATCGTACCGAACCAGATTACCGTCGTCATTGAACTCAATGGTAACGATATCTGTCTTTTTGTTCGGGTCGTCCTTGTCAGCTTCAAAAGAAATGGAGTGAATCACACCGATGTCGCCATTCTTGGCGAAGTCGGTGTTTTTCGTCTGCATCACTCTGTCGCCTTCACGGAACAGCTTGCTGTTGAAGATAGCGAAGTTCTTTGTGGGAGATGCGGGGTTGATGCGCTCCTGCAGCAGCTTATTGAAGCGGTTCACATTCAGTGCGCTCTTGTGCCGATAGGGGCAGAGGAGAGCGACGTTGGAAGCGCCCTTTGCGCGGATAGACTTCTCGTAGAGTTCGCATACAGCTTCCTCAATGCGGGCAGGGTCTCCGGTACGGTCTTCCATAAACATGAACTGCTTTTTAGCATAATGCAGGTTTACGTCACCGTGACGCATCTTCTGCGCGTTTTCCACGATGGGATTTCCCTGAGCCTGTCGGTAGATGACATTCAGCTTGGTGACAGGCACCATACCGCTGCGAATCATCTCATACAGCACGTTGCCAGCACCGACAGAAGGGAGCTGTTCAGGGTCTCCAACGAACACGACTCTGGTGCGCCCCGGAATCTTCTGCAGCAGGTTGTATGCTACGAAAGAGTCCATCATGGAGCATTCGTCGATGATGAAGATATTGCCGAACAGGGGCCCATCACAATCACAGCCGCCCACACAGTCATCACCACGCAGTCCGATGGCGGAATGGATGGTAGACGCCTCCACACCGGTCTGCTCCGTCATACGACGGGCGGCACGGCCAGTGGGAGCCAGTAGGCAGGGGAGTGAGTTATCCTCACCGAAAAGCTCCTTATGGACGTACAGAACGGCCTTTGTGACGGTCGTCTTGCCCGTGCCCGGACCGCCGGTGATGATAGTGACGGGGTTCTGGAAGCAACTGATAACAGCCTCTTTTTGCTTTTCAGCGAGGGTGATGTCGTTGTCTTCCTGATATGCCTGTAATGCTCGGTTAATCTTCTCTGTAGAGACAGGCTTATTGCTTTTCATGAGCCGCTTGATATGGCGGCTGATACCGTATTCCTGCTCAAATCGGCTGGCAGAATACAGCATGGGACCGGCCAAACGAAGGTCCTTACGCAGACAGGCGGCGTTGATAGCGCCCTTACAGATTTCTTCTGTAACGCCCTTGGTCCGGACATTCTTGTTGGCTACTCTCGCCATCATAGCAGGCAGTTCAATAGCAGGGACACACATATGACCGGCGGATGCCGCCAAGTCCATAGTGTACCGCAGCGCCTCACGGAGACGTGCAGGATTGTCGATAGCAACGCCCTGTTCCAGAGCGAAGCTGTCCACCATATCAAAGGAGAACCCCTTGACCTCGCAGACACGGTACGTGTCGTGCTTGAGGATATCCACCACGTCTTCATCGGGAAAAGCCTTCAGCAGTGTTTGTACCTTCCGAAGAGAGAGGTTTGCATTGCGGAGAAGTCTGGTGACTTCACGCTCTTTCTTCGTCTCGCTCAGTGCGACCTTCAGTTTATCGACCATTTTCTTGGAAACGTAACGGCGTCCGTACTTGACACCAATCAACCGTTCAGGCTGATTGTCCAGCACGTCCCACGTAATGTCTCCAAACGTCTTCCAAACTGCTTCCGCAGCGGCGGGGCCGAACCCGCAGCGCAGGCTCGACAGGTACGATATTGTGGCGTCCTTGGTTTTCTTGAGCTGGTACTCAAAAGACTCGACCTTGAAAGATGTGCCGTATTTACTACCCACAGACCAGTAACCAGTCATAGTGATGACTGTGTTCCGGTTGATGTTACGGTCTTCCGCATAGGGGAGGCCGTCGCCAGTGGCAACAAACGTCACATCATTCTGGGTATTCTGGCACTTAATGACCTTCCAACCGTCTTTCTCATACAGCCGATAGATAGGAACGCAGGTGATTGTTTCAAGATTCTTGCTCATCACGCACGCGCTCCTTTCAGGGGAGGCGGCGAATGGGATTACAACGGCCATGTCGCCGGCCTCCTTTATAATTTATTTCTGATGATAAACTACTTTTTCCTGAAAGGGTTATGCGGTCTTATTCTTGCTCTTCTTAATGGAGAACGTCCGAGTTTTGCAGGGGATATCCACGATGCAATCACGGAACTTGTTCGCCAAATCGGGACTCAGCCCGTCGAGCGTGTCGATGAGCAACTCCATCACATCACGCTTATACTCCGTGCCCTTACGAGGGCTGTTTTTGACCTCGTAAGTGTCGTCACCAATGGTGATGATACCTACATCCATGTCAGGCCCCAGCGCCTCGATAAGAGGCAGGGAGAGCGCCTTACGCTGGTCGTCGAGCGCCTTCTTCTGCTTATCCAGCTTGGAGGACTGCTCGGACAGCTCCAACCATTTGGAGACCTTGTCCGCCAAATCGGAAGGCAGGTCACGGGTCACGGTCGGAGCGCCGACCTTCTGAGAAGCCATGTTGTTCAGGACCTGAAGCTCGTCCTCCATCTCACCGACGTGAGGAGGGGGATTATTGTTCTCGACATGGGTCTCCCACCAATCCGCCTCGACCTCAAGCTGGTCATGCTCCGCCTCGGTATCACGAGGCATGAACCGCCGCTTAAAGCCGGACAGGTCGAAGGTAGAACCCATATACATCCCACCGGTCTCATAGTCGTGGGTCAGGATGGCGCCGATGTACGTACCCTTGATACGGTCATCGTTCAGTACCGCAGGGTACTGCCGCATCTGAGGGAGATAGTGGGGCGGGACCTTGTTGTTAATCCACGCCGCAAAGTTTTCCTCAATGGTGGTCTTGGCCTCAAAGACGTACAGCTCGCCATTCAACTCCACGATGGCGTCGATGTTCGCCGTGACACACGGAAACTCCTTGCTCCGGAACATACGGTGTTCAGGGATACGCTTTGCGCCGGAGAGGGCACAGAACGTGTTGACGACCGTATCTTCCAGAAAATGACCACGCACGAAAACGGCATTGCTGCCGGACTTCTGTGCTGCGTCAGGATTTCCGATTTTGTCATAGTACAGCTCCGTCTGCGTGCGATAATGGGACTGGCCCGTAATCACAGCAGCATCAGAACCACCGATACCGAGGTGACGGATAGCCTCCCATTCATGGGTGGAAACGAAGCGGCAATCCACGACAGTCTCAGCGTTGGGCCACTCCATACGAGGAGGAATGGCCGGCTTGTGCTTGCCGTAGAAGTTGTATTCATAGTAAACAGCATCCTTCAGCTCTTCCGGCGTCAAAACGTCGAAAACACTGCCAGTGTTCTGCGTCTTCTTGAATACCTCCGCAGCGTTGTCCGCGAAGACCTCAGGCGGCATCAGATAGCACAGGTCCTTTGCCGCTTCCAGCACGTCCATGCGCCGACGAATCGCATCCATCGTATTGATGAACGGAATGGCAGCTCGCGGGTCCATCCACATGGGAACAGACGTAGGCAGGTTACACTCGAAGTACATATTGTTTCTCCTTTCTGGTGGTGAGAGTTCTGTGCGGCCTAACGCCGCACAGAGCCCTCCACGTATGCTTCAATGCTCCATTTATTCCGCAGTCTCTTATTGACAGAGGTAATGGGGTCGGCATTCATAAAATCATCACGCAGGCATCGAATCTGTGTGGCTTTGGAGCCGTCACAATATTCCAGAGAGCCTGTGCGAATCATCTTAGTGATATGCCGCTTCATACCATTTGCCGTAAAAGACACAACAGAAGGGCGCTTACCGTCCTTGTGGAACAGCAGATATACGACTTTCACTGGCCGTCACCGTCCTCATCGTCCTCGTCGGCGTCATAGACGTCGTCGGAAAAGACCAACGTGGTATTGAAGTCAACGACTTCAGACACGCCATACGTGAAGCTCATCAGCTCGAAGCCATGCCTCGTGCAGATTTCGTCGGGGACGTTGAGAAAATCGCCGTAGTTGAATTCTCCACAGTTGTGCTCGTACATATCCAAGCCGTCCTTCGTGTGGCAGAATTCGACAGCGGCGTCACGAATGGCCCTTTCGAGGTCGAAATCCTCGTAGGGGATGGAAAACACCATTGTGGTGATATCCACATTCAGCCCGTCTCGGTCCACCGCGTTGATGACCTTCGTGACTCTCGTAATCATATCCGCGTAGTATCCATCACCATTTTCGTCATAGACAACATACAGCTCCTCGCCATTGTCAGTATCGTCGCAGAGATGTGCGTCACCATCTACATCAACAGTGAAAGACATCTCGCGCTTATCGGGAAGACGGTGGCAAACCTTGTCACCGCCCCTCAGCTCGCGGAACGGAACGTAAAGCATAACACCATCGCGCTCGACACGGACGGGTGTGTTCCCGTTCCCGAACACTTCAAAAATCGAAGCCATACTCATTTTTCTCCTTTCTTTATTTTGTCTTGAAGTTCAGGGGCGTGAACAGTTTAGAAATCTCGTCCGGTTCGTCGGGCAAGGGCTCTGTAACACGGTTCAGTTCGTTATAAGCGCCGAGAGAACCTTCCGGGTAGGTGGTGTCCACCTCGCCGGTTTCATAGCGAAAATGCAGCGCGCTGGAGCCGCCCTCAGTGGTCTCGAAGCACGGCTCGACCGTGAGTGATTCCGCGTCGGTGAAGTCTACCAGTCGGCAGCCATCCTCGTCGAAGGGGCTGTGTAGGGTAATACTCACCTTAGAACCAATACCATAAGGGCCTAAGATGTAAGGCTTCTTGCCCTTTCTGTTGGAGATATACTCCGCTAAGGGGACGATAACCTCATTGAGCCAGAAAGGACTCTTGATGTTATTCGCATCCTTCTTACGCCCCTCAGCGATAAGATGCCTTCGTTCTTCTTCAGCAGCCGCGTATTTCTCGTCAAATGCGGCGATAAGCTCGCTTACCTTCATGTTTTTTCTCCTTTCTCAGAATGGCAGCTCAGGCAATTTGAACCGCCCTGTCGTCCCAGTATTCGTCAGCACCGATTTTACGTCCGTCGCCGCCAAAGAAGGCGACTCGGAGAGGCTCTGCCTCGTTGACGTAATCGAAACTGAGGCCTACTTCCGCGCAGGCGCGGAGAGCATCCTCAAGATGCTCTCCGTGCCTGCAGGTCCACAGAATGAGGACAGTACCCTTAGCCTGCTCTGCCTTGGCGCGGTTGATAACGTCCCACTTCGGCTCGACGATGTGAGGGAAGTCCGTGACGAACAACGTACCATCAAAATCAACGGCGATACAGCGGGGGTAGGGGGGAGTGGCTGCTGCCTGAGCCACATTGCTTGTGGTCAGGTCAAACGCCATATGCTACCTCCTCCGTTGCTGCCACAGCGTTCCATGGTGCCTCTCGTGCAGGGGCGGGTAATCTTACCGTCGGGCCATCGAACGGTGGCGCAGCGGCTTATACGCCCACAGGCGGCACAGTATCGAGTACCGATACGGGACACGATACCCTGCTGCTTACCGTCTCTGCTCAGGAGGGAATCGCCGACCTCGATGTCGGGCATGGTCTTGATGTCACTCATCGCTTGCTTCCTCCTCGTTCTCGCCGAAAATCTTGTCATATGCCGCGCTGACGCAGCAGGTGACGCAGTCATCGTCCGTGCAGTTCTCCTTATTTATCTGCTGGCGGCAGAACTTAGAAAAAAGGCACTTGAAGGTGGAAGTCTCATCGGGAGTGAAACGATTGGGATTACTCATGTTTTTCTCCTTTCCTCTTTCTTAGAACGTCTGGGTGGGGATGTAGCTCTGCCGTCCCCACTCGACCGTGCCGCCGATGTCATAGCGACTCCATTCCTTATCCATGTGAAGGATTTTTGCCACCTGCTCTTCCAGATTCGTGATGGTCGTCTGAGAGGCACCGGCTTCCTTGGCATAGAAGGGGATGTCGGACATGGACAGATACACGTCGTGCATGGGGACGAAAGGCATACCCGCAGTCAGTCTGGCGAGGTCTTTACGAGCTTCGTCAGCGTACTTCTTTGGCAGTCCCAGCTTGTTGGAAAGACCAATGAGCACGTTCTCAGGATGCTCAATCTGCACGCTGGTCAGCTTGTCCAGAGCCTCGGTCATGTCGGTGAACTGTGCATACAGTCCGTCCAGCGCCTCCTCAAAGGCGGGGACGCCGTCCTTGCCACTGCTGTTTCTGGTATGCTTGACAGCGATACCGTCAGTGAAGCGGACACAGTTTCCGGCGGGTTTCTGGAAGTAGGGAACAGCGGTAGCGCAGCTATTGCCGGTATCAGAGGAGAAGAACTTGACCACAGGCATCATGTTCATGGAATGAACAGAGGTAATACCATGTGCGTCCAGTGCGTCTTCATAGATAGTCAGCATCTCGTCCTGCTTGTCAGGCAGAGCCCACATACAGGCCGTTGCGCTGTGGCTGTTCTCGCCGCCGAGGAACTCCACCTTGCCGAACCGGTCGTTCAGCTTCCGAGTGGTTGCCGACAGCAGCTCGGAAATCGGCATGACGCGATAGCCGCCGCCATTGTCGGAATGCAGTGCCGCGATACGACCATAACGCTCCAGCAGGAGGGTCAGGCTCTTATCCGGCGCCGCACGCAGACCGTTGTTCAGCACTTCTGCGGAGCAGTAGGGAGTCATGCGGGAAAACGCAGACCCAAACAGCTTCGCAGTGTTGTGCAGGGAACTGATGGCGGTGTCACGCAGCACCCATGCGTTGGGTTCATTGGTCATGATGAAGTGAGAGCCGACAGCAGGGTCTGCGGCTTCCATCGCTGCGTCCAGAGACACCTTGCGGGTCAGCATGGGGTCGTCAGCGATTTTCTGTACCACGATGGGGACCTCGATGGGTTCCAGAGGCAGCACATGGATTTTCTTGGAGGGGACACCCGGCAGCCAACGGCTGTTCTGTTCCATCTCCTGAACTTCCTGCAGCAGTTCAGTCTCGCTGTCAGTGACAAAACGATAGTTGTCCTGCTCTCTGTTGATGGCTTTTTCCATGATTTTTCTCCTTTCTTGAGCTGCCCTCCGCTTTGAAACGGTCGGGAATCTTATGCTCATAACGAAATTAAGAGGTGACTTATATATACAAAAAGACAGCTATCCCGTAGTTGGGATAACTGTCTTTTAATACGTGTGGTGACTTGAAAACGGAGATAATCTCCTTTATAAAAATAGCTTCGTAATTATAATTCTATACTACCACAGTTTGATATTTTGTCAATTCCTTTTGGAGTGAAAAAAGAAGCTCCCGAAGGAGCTTCTTTCCTGTTCGTTCAACTTTAGCCGACCATGTCCAAATCCAACACCTGCTCATAGGAGTCCGCGCCGGCGATGGAGCCGATAGGCAACACCACATGGAGTTTTCCAGCGCCATCAGCATATGTGCGGACATCCATATTGATGTTCTCATCGGACAGCGTCCAATCGCGGCGCTCCGTCAGGAACTCATCCATATCGCCGCCCGCAATAGCTCCGTACTGAGTATCAAATTTGGCTGCTGCGGCTCGGCGTACCGCCTTCAAGAAGGCCTGCTCGTCCACATTCAGAGTCTTCAGCAAGTCTTCAGTTGTGAGTTGCTGTCCGCTGGCAATATCATACAGATAGACATTATAACTATCCATATCCGCATCCCAACCGCAGGAGACCACCAGAGACATAATATTCTCATACTGATAAGTTTCCCATGCTACGTAGAGGCAGGACAGGCTTACCTTCTCGGAAACACTCTCCTTTACGCCGTCTACGATAGGCCCGTATGTATCGGCGATAGCCTTATTGATGGCTTCTGCGCCTTGCGTATCAGCTTCAATCTGAGGCACGCGATAGGTGTAGTGTCCACTGTTGCCAACGCCATCGGTGTAGTCAAAGTCCTCGTCATACAGTGTTGTGATTTGAGGCGCCTCAACAGGAGTTATATCCTGTCCTTCGCCCTGCGTATTGTTTCCTGTCGAATTGGGTGTAGTGCCGCACGCGGCCAGTGTGATAAGCATTGCTGCGGCCAGCAATAAGGCTAAAAACTTCTTCATAGGTTCCTCCTTTTGCGGGAACACCCGCGTATGTCGTATGGACTCAGACGCGGTAGATGGTGAGGCCTTGCGCCTGAGCATACTGTAGGGTATATGCTGCATCTCCTGTATTGTTGGTACAGTGGGCAACGCACACGCTGGAGCAGTCCACCAGATGCCGGTCTCGCGTCAAATATGCCTCTCTGGACGGAGAAGGGGAGATGCACACCCGCTTATCGTACTGGTGATATAGCTTCGCATACGTCTGTCGCTGTTCATCCTTCCAAAGCGAATCGAAGCCCTCGAATGGGTAAACCAGAATGACTCGGATATGTGGGTACGAAGTCTCTTTAAGACGAAACAGTATCTCTGCAGCGATGGTGTCGTACCCAATGGCACCACCTACACCGAAAAATCGGATGCCTTGGCGGGTGATAAGTTCTCTGAGTTGGATTTCCGTGCGGCCAAATACAGAGTCCCGAAGGTCTGGACGGATAATTCTATGTCCTGTAAGACAACACGTTTGTCGTCGCACATCGTCCCACATACACAACTTACCCCCCATGTCAGCATATATCATCGTATTATACTGCACATTCTTATATAAGTCCATATTAAATCCATGGAGGTTATTCCAACTTTTGTGTGGGATTTTTCTTTTTAACCCTCATTTCGACCGAGCGATTCCTTCCAACTTTTGTGTGGGCTGCTTCGCTCATATGCCAAACACTGGTATTCTCGTCCACCACTCATAATAAGCTGCGAAAATGCGTCCGGGTCAGATTGTGAACGCATGAGTTCACAATCTCAATATTCGGAAAGCACAGATTCCTCGCAAACTGGGAATCATTTTTTCCAATGCCATCTCAATCGTCATGTGCATCTCCGCCACCCCTTGCCATTATTTCTTGAGCTAATTCCTGTATGCTAATTTTTCCTTTCAGCAAACGCACACAGTCTTGTTCAGTCTGTTCTGTAATTTCATAGCCTTCCATTTGTGTAGAAGCCAAAGCGTTTCGAAGTGCAACATACTGTTTGTCATTCATAGAAAAGACCTCCACATTTAATTGGAAATGTGATATACTTGCCATACGTAATTGCTGCTCTTAGGGGAAGGAATAAATGATATGGGATTAAAAAAAGATATCGAGGCCAATGACACAAAAATGCCAATCGTAAGGAAAACTCAAGACTACTATCTGACAAAGGGTTTTGACCGTCCAACTGCTGAATATTTTGCCAATGGGCGTCGTACAATCGTTGACGTAATTCCCAATGATGATTATACACTTACACTCGATTTTGATAACGGTGAACAGCGTTTACTGGACATGAAACCCATGCTGAATGAAGAAACAGTGTTTAAGCCACTTTGCAACATTGATACTTTCAAAAGAGTTTATCTGGACACGCAGCATTGCGTTTCATGGGACATCGACCCTACAGTAGATAGTAAAAAAGTCTGGAATAACAAAATAGACCTAAGCTCTGATAGCTCCATGCTATATTGACAGTGTCCCCATAAATAGCCACAGTGAGGTTTGAGAATTTAGCCACGCAGCAATTCTCTGCGTATCTTAAATTCCAAGCTCTTTCGCAAGGATTGCATCCACCTCTTCAGTAGAATATATGCGTCCGGCTTTGATTGGCTCAACCCCTTTTCGTAATCCCTCATCAATCTGGGCTTTCGTCATTTGCGAATTAGTGTTTCGTTGTTCGCCCTTGTTTTTACTCTCATCCATAAGATTTACCTCCACATTTACATATGCTACATTATAGGTAGAGCTACTCATATCGTCAACTGCTACGTGGGACTCAACGTATACCCCACACAAAACCTTGGAGAATACGAGGTATGCTCTAAAGTTTTCTGTGGGATAGGCGATGTTCAACACAAAAGAACAATTTCATAGACGCAAAAAAACAGGAGAAGCCGAGGCCTCTCCTGTTTTCCTTAGATAACACCGCCGTCAGAAGTGATGATGCAATAGCAACCGCCCTCGGCGTAACTTCCGCAATACTCATTGCCGGCCTCATCAATCCAAAGCGGATATTTCCGCTTGTCGTCCATGCCATAGTGGACATCGGGCAATCTTTTCAATTTGCCAACAACCTCGAAGCCAACACTCTTTGCGTATTCACGTGCGGTCATAGTCAAAATTCCCCTCCAACGTATTTTTTTGAAAGCAGGAGGAGCATGAACTCCTCCCGCTTATTTATTTTTCAAAATTTCCAAAAATCAGTCGTCATAGTGGTAACGGCACGATGCGATAATAAGCTCGTCTTCGCCTGTTTCGCTGTTTCGCTTCACAGTATATACAAGGCGGTTCGCATCGTCAATGCGACGGCTCCAGTATCCTTGCAAATTCCACTTGAGGCCTTCAGGTTTCCCAATACCCTCAAACGGACTACGCATAGCATCCTTTACCAGCATATTGATGCGTTTGAGCATTTGCTTATCGCGTGCTTGGATTTCAGTGTATTCTTTCCACGCACTTTCGTCCCACTTCAGCTTCACTCGTCTTCCACCTCAATTAAGTCATGTTCGACAAGATTCGCTGTTCCATTGTTAATTCTCTTAGCCACAGCGGACAGATAATCCATGTTGCTCTTTGAATAAAACGGGTCAGCAGACAGTTCAAAGGGGATTCTACGCTCCTTAACGACCTTTTTTGCGAAAATTTTGAATGCTGTGCTCATGGAGATTCCCATTTCTGCACAGACCTCTTCCATTGAGTCCTTGACATCGTCCTCAAGCCTGAAATTAACGTTCACCATCTTCGGCATAGATATCTCAACTCCTCTCGGAGATATTATATACCTCGGTAACGCATTATGCAAGCGTTTTGCGTTACATACGCTTACGCTTTCAATATATACAGGCACTATGTCAGTCTTTTTTATGGAAATAGGGCTTTTGATTGCGAGTGCTAAACTCACCATATCATCTCCTTTCAAAAAGGGAGAGAGGCTAAATGCCTCTCTCCCTTAAAATAGTAATATCAATCACGAACAAAATACTCGTGGCGCTGCACCTCCAGCGGGTCAGGCTCCTCACCCCGCACATAGACAGGGTAGGCCTTCCAGCCACTCTCGGTATAGTTGTCGGGAACGATAACACGCTCGGAATCGAGGACTTCCACCTCCTCTGCGTCCGGAGACTCGCAGGGGGTGACAGACACGACCTCGCGCTTGCTCAAATCCACGATACACTCAGACGAGCAGACGACGCTCTCACCATCCCAGATAGACTCGTACCGTGCGGTGACGATGTTGTCGTTCGGCGCCGCAAAGCGGTCCAGATTGGCGTCGATGAACTTCCGAATGAAGAATGCGAGGCACGCTGCGTACTGCGCGGCCCTCATGCATCCACTCATGCTTTCATCCATCGTCCGGACGGAAAAGATTTCCATGCGCTCCCGCATACCGGCCTTCTGAGACGGCATCCATCGCCCATCCAAAACGATGTCAGCGTAGTACCCTTCATTACTGCCATGAACGCAGTCAACATGGATGTCGAAGTTGGAATAGACCAACTCTTCATCCGCTGCAGTGGTACGGATGCTGGAAGCATTCCGCTCAATCAGGTTCATCAGATTGAGAACTTCATCATCGGCCCGTGCTACGTCCTTCATCATCTCCTTGGCACTGGAGATAACTTCCTTGACGGTCAGCGGCTTGGGCTCGTTCTTTTTCTTCATATTTTTCTCCTTTCATTCGACAAAAGGGACAGGGGAGAGGGCTGAGACCCAGCCCTCATCTCCACACCATATCACATTTGTTGTCAGCGCAGTCCTGCAGAATGGCTTTGAAATCTCGGAACTTGGCGCAATCCGGACGGCCAATGTAGCCGTACAGAACGTTGTCGTCGTAATCTCCGATGATTTTCAGCAGTTCCTTGCAGGCACCGTAGCGGATAAGACCCTCACAGTCCGGCTGAAGCAGGAAGTCTACGACCTTGAAGCTGACCTTTTTCTCGGCAAGAAGCCGTTCGGTTTCAGCATCGAAGGCATTATAGGCCAGCCTGCGTTCCTCATCGCTCATGGAAAAAGCCTTACGGAAGATATCCTCCAGCTTACGGTAGTGGGATGCCCACGGGTCGCCAACGAGGTCAGAGACCTTATTGCGTAGATTGAAAAAGCCTCCACAACCAAGGTCGATAGACCGCCCGGTCTTCTTGCAGCTTATTGTAATACCCATAATTTACTTCTCCTTTTCAGGCACCGTCTCCAGCACCAGCTTCGAGGGGCGCTTCTCCCAGTAGGCGGAACGCTCCGCAACAGCCATGTCGATGAGCCAGAACTCGTTCGGCTTCTCGAAATACTCCGTAGAAAAGCCCTCATTCAACATAATGTCGATAGACCACGGGCCGCTGAGACCCTGCACATTCTTCATATGCTCGGCCACCAGTGCTTCCACCTCGCCGCGATACTTCTCGAACTTCTCCTGCATCTCATCCCTCATCGCATCGAACACAATTCGGTCGGTGCGGTCATAAAGGTGAGGGTAGCAGTAGTCATAGTCCCAGTAGTTCGCAGTGAAGATGACCTCGCGGGTATCGAAGTCATAGAACACGCGAAACTCGGTGCGGAAGGGAAGCCCGCCGTAGATGCACGGAACCATGTTGCTCATATGTCGAATCCTGTCGCGGAACACGAACTCCGTGTCGCCGTAGGGACCCCACATCTTATGCTCATACTCACTGTACTGGATGCCGATAATAGCATCGGTCAGTGCATTGGGAGTAGGAGCCGGCATACAGGTACGCGCATCGAACTTATTGGAGTACAGGCTGTTCTTCACGAACAGCAGATGTCCCTTCAGCGGAGAGGCATTGAGAGTGGGGATGACAACATCATCGACCCACTTCCTGATAGCAGGATAGTCCTCTGGACGCTCCATATAGAAGTGTCTGTAGAAAGTCTTCTGACCTTCCTCATCCAGCTCTTCCGGCACTTTGATAATGACGGTCTCCGGCACACGAATGCCACAGTCCTTCACCAAAGGCCACCAGAAGGAGAAGGCATCCTGCTCCTCACGCTGGCTCAAAGCGCAGCTCTCGTAGCCGTTTTCGGCGTACTTATCGAGCTTCTTTGTGCCTTCCGCACTGTCCTTCTGCATAGGAATACCATGCGACGGGGCAAAGTCCTTGAACAGCTTTTCTGCCATGTTCATATTCTCATTTCTGCCATTTTACGACAAATACATACTCACATCAACCCCGATGAGCTGACCGACTGCCAGAGCAGCATCCTTGAAAGTATGATACGCCTCAGAAGTGTCGTACTCGGGGGCGGACGTCTCGAAAACCGTCTCGGCCAAAATCGCGTTGAAGTCGGGGCTGTTGATAATCTCCGCGTCCCAGTCGTACAGCTCGCACAGCAAGTCGCGCTCGTGCCCGTCTAAGTCGTTGTCGAGATAGACAAAACCGTGGGCGACGCGGAACAGGCCGGCGCCGTATTGGTTTACCTGTGCCAGCTCAAAGACATTGTGACCGTGTTCCGGCGCCTCGCGGCGGAACTGGACGCAATCGGGGTCCGTACAGACCCAGTTCTTCTTACCAGCCACCATTACTCGTCACCGCCCTTCTCGACGCCGCGAACGTGATAGTCCCGCATGACCTTCACCAGTTCTTGCAGCTTCGTCTTGACGGCTTCGCGGGCCTCGTCGGGCATACCACGATAATTCTCGGTCTCCTTAACATCGCTCAGGAGAGCGTCCACGCGATTCCCGAAGGTCTCGATGGGGTTGTAGGGAATCAACAGGATGCCCTCAGCGATGGGGATGATTTCAAAGGGGGAGCCCTCCTCACACCCCATGAGCTTGCGAATCTCGCGGGGGACGACGATGCGGCCAAGGTCATCGAAGCGCCGGACGGAACCGGTGCGGGTGGCCTCCTGTGCCTGAATTTTGATGCGATTTTCTTTCATATGAATTCTCCTTTCTTTTCAGGGGTATTTCAGATTTGATGTGTTTTCCCACAAAACTTCGTTTTCAGGTGGGGATGAACACCATGCCTGCGTTCTGTGAGAGAAGCACACATCTCTTCGGCGTAGCTTTGTGTCCTTTCGTGGATTTGTAGAACTGACCGACAATCGAACTCTGCATAACACCCACAATTCCATCGAAATCCATCACCGCACCCGGCATGATACGAGACATATCCTTGTACTGGGGCGGGTGCGGCTTCACGGTGAGCTGTGATACCGCAACATCGCTATATGCCTCACGGAACTCCTGCAGGCTGTCGGACTTTTGCTCGAAAGCCTTGTGCCGGTTTGCTGCAACGACCTTGCCGTGCAGAAGGTACTTCCGGTCAACCATTTGACGAATACAGGCCTGCCGGTCGTGCCGACGGAACTGCTTCAGTTCAAAGGGTTCGACAGGTGCGGATACTTTATTATCGGTGTCCAAGATGGAACAAGCGATACAATAGGCATCCGTGTAATGCTCCTTCGGCACGTTCTTGGCGATGCGGAACCCCTTGATGGAACGTCCATCTATTGCATAGACATCGTAGAGCGTCTCGCTTCCGAGGTACTCCATGAGGAACGGGATAATCTGGTTGAGGACACTCAAGGCATGGTACTTTTTATTCATACCTTCCTTACGAGTGACCAGTTTATCCGCCCACGCCTTGTCCTTGTGGACAAGGTCGTGATGCTTCGCACAAAGCCCACACCGGTTTGCCAACGTCTCGCTCCCACCTTTATGGCGGGGGATGACATGGTGGTAATGGTCGATAGGCTTCTTGCAGAACAGGCAATGCCCATCCTGCTGTGCGTACACCGCATCCTCCACGGAACCCAGCCCGTACAGCGGACCCTGCTGGTATTCCCACCTATGGATATTGGGATTATCCATTGCCATAAATGCGAAGCGGTTCAGTTCCACCACCACTTTTGTAATAGGCAAAAACTTTGCTACTTTCGCAATCAGGTTGATGTGGGTCTGCAGCAGATGGTTTGCTGTGGGTGTCAACCATCCCGCAGGGCGGCTGCGGTTATTGAACCGCGCCGCCTTGTTGCGGATGTAGTGACACACGACAGGCTTCTCATAACCGGGGAGCAATCTCTCAACGGAGCCCTCGGCGATGGTAGTTCCGGCAGCCCTCGCACGACGCTGGCGCTTGCGGCGCCGGTCCAACGTGCGATGCTGCCTACGGAAACCGGCACGCTTCTTCATCAAAAGAGGAATGTCCTTGTTGCGCGTCTCCAGATGTGCGGAGAACACGCACTGGCCGTCCTCCTTGACGACAGCAACGCCGATGTTCGTCCTGCCGGGGTCGATGCCAAGAATCAGGTCTTGGGTAATATCAGGGGTATCATAGTTCAACTGGATGGTAAACGGGGTGGTGCAAACAACTCGTGCTTTCTTTTCCTTCAGGAGAAGGCGCACATAACAATAGCGAGTTGTCGGCATCAAAGGTTTACCGTCTTTGTTTTGCACATAGACCATCGCCATGTGCGCTCATCTCCTTTCAGTAGTGTCTCACCTCCGGAGGAGGCGGTAGTGTCTCCCTTGCCTCGGCGTATGCTTGGCAGTGCTGCGAGCTGGGAAAACCCGCAGGTGCATCCACTCCCTCTACCTGAGGTGCTTACATACGTCGTTTTGGCTGTGGCTATTAGACTTTTTGGTGGTTTCCCACATCAAATCTTAAATAGCCCTCCAACTGCCATCGGGCTTTTTGACAAATGCCTCAATCCAGTTGTTGTTTTCGTACGCGATGTCGCCATCCTGCACAGCCTCCTTGAGTTCATCATCACTCTTGAAGGTAGTACGCAAGGTATCGGAAGCGTGGGTAGCCATAGCACCGGAGTTTGACCTGTTGGTATAGGAGAAATCATTGCCCTTGACCTCGCCGGCGATGCAGACATCTCCCTGTACCTCGAAGGAGACCTCATAGCCGTTGTACTGGAAACCACCGATGTAGCCTCCGTACCACGTGCAATCGAGGTGGTCATCATCAATGAAAGCCTCAGGTTTGGTCAGTAGCGTAACGCCGAGGCGTTTTGCCTCAGCTTCCATCTTTTTGAACTTTTGCTCAATGACAGCTCTTTTTGCGCTCATAACTTTTCTCCTTTCAGTTTTCTTCCTTGTCCTCATCGGACTCATGGTAGCGTTCGACAACATACTCCTCGGTGTAGTCTTCGTTCTCCGCCTCAGTCCACACACGCACGGTCATGGAGTCCTTGGCGACAAAATCAGCGTCGCTGTTCTTGTCCTCATTACGCTCGTAGGTCTGGCCGATGTAGGCCAAATCCTGTGGGTTGGACCCATCCTTATCCTGCACGCTTACAAACACCTCCGTGTGGAGTCCCTTTTCGCAGGGGTCAATCGCTTCCACAGAGATAGTCCCGTTGCCGACATCGGCAATAAGGCTTACCGCAGTGCGATGGTTGGATTCCACACGGATGGGGTCGTAGATGGCAGTGCCATCCGCGATAGCCTGCTCAATCATCTGGATACCAGCCACCCAACTCAGGTAGCGGCAGCCAAACGTCTTGCCGGCATCCATGATAGCCGCGATGACTTCGGAATCGCTGAACATCCCCTCCACCATGTCGTAGTTGGAGATGATGTAGTTGCGCCACTCATCGCAGAAACGATAGTTTTCCGTCTCTTTCAGCAGGTCTTTGAAGTCGTCCTTATAGTCCTTAGACACGTACTCACGGTAGTGCTTGATTTCTTCCTTGGCTTCCACCGAGGAGAACTCATACACATCGTTTTCCCTGAATGCGCCCAGCTTCTCCTCAAGATACTCAAGGGAGATGGGCTTGAACTTATTGGGCCGTCCACAGCCCACAGGTGCGTTCTTGTAGGGCTTCTCAGTGGTCCACGTTTGCCATGTGCAGTTGAAGATGGCGTCGCCGAGGTCGCCGGTGATGAAGACGTGGTTCTTGTAGAACGTATACTGGACAGCATAGGCGTTCGTGTTGTCACGCTTCCAGTCCACAATGACGATGTCTCCACGGTTGTGGATGTGGGCGCGGTGCTTGGCGAACTGCGTGTCCTTGATACGCTGCATACGCTCCTGTACCTTCTTGTAATCCATGTTTTTCTCCTTTCTCCCAGCCTGTTATAAGGACTTATGGGAACACAAATGTATGAAAATATATAAAAAAGACAGCTATCCCCGAAAAAGGATAACTGTCTGAATTTACGTATGGTGACTTGGAAAACGGAGATAATCTCCTTTATAAAAATAGCTTCGTAATTATAATTCTATACTACCACAGTTTGATATTTTGTCAATCATTTCAAACTAAAAAGAAAAAGCTCCCAAAGGGGAGCTTTTTCAAAGATATTGGTTCAGGCCGACAAATCCTCAACAGCGGGGCAGCCATCCCGACGGAGGTGCTCCGACACATCACTGGAGATGCGCTTCAGCTCCTCGTTGACCAAATGCCAAATCCTGTGCTTGAAGCCGCGAGACGCGACCCAGCTCAGAAGGCCGGCGATGGAGAACAGGATACATCTGATGGCGAGACTGGTGGTGGACATGGTATCCGACATCGTTGCGGCGCCAATGGTGCCGAAAACAGCGATGACGCACAGAACCATCAGTGCCAGACTGACAGCGTACAGGGCCTTGAACTTCTTATTTTCAGCAATTCTTCTGTTCATAATTTTTCTCCTTTCATTTTTCGACAGTATGGCTACCCTCGACTGAGTTTGATAGCTTCAACGACAGCGTCGTATGGCAGTCTGCATATCTTACCGGCATATTCACCGGTCTCGTCGATACATTCGGCACGGAACGGATACTTGCGCGCTTTCTTGATGAAGCCGACCAGTCGAAAATCGTGGTTTTGCGTTTTTCCTTTCAGAGAAAACACTTCACGATAAACAACGTCGATACCACTGGCGTCGAGCTTCGGCTGAATGAAGCGTTTGTTCCGATAGAACTCGGCTTCCTCTGCATGGCTCTTTTCGATAGCCAGCTCGGACTTGTCCTCGTACTCCATCTCATAGAGCGCTTGTTCCAAGTCCTGCCGTTTTATCCAACACCTATGTTTCATGGCGCGGTAGCCCTCAGTGCGGAGCAGGTCGATGTGGTTTTCTCCGTCAGAAATGTTTTGGCTGACAGAAGGGCCGAGGATTTTGTAGGTGTACTTCCCATACGGGAATTCCTTACCCCAATCATCGGGCCGCAGCTCACGCTTCTCAGACTTCTTGGATGACCTTGCTCTGGCTCTGCAGAAGGCATCCCACATGATTTTCTCAGTGGGCTCCGGCGAGCTGTAGTAGGGCGTCTTGAAGAAGCAGACTTCAAATGGGAAGACATGAACGGAGCAGACTTGGTTTGCGTTGGTCGCTGCGTGCAGTACCTTGTCCGCACTGGGCCATGAAGTGTTGCAGGCAACGAAAGAACGAGACTCGTACCGTTTGGCAACATCCTCCGCAATGTGTTCCAAATCCGCTTTTGCCTCATCGCGCTCAGCGTTTGTACGGTATATCGAATCGCGGTTTGCGACGATACGGACCGACACGCACGTAATGGTCTCCGTCTGACGAACATAGCCAAGAGAGCTTCTGGAGACATCGAACCGTTTCAAACCGAGAGGGTCTTCCTCACAGTAGGGATGAATCCCTTCGCTCAGAACACTCTGGATTGCATCCAGCAGGTCCGTCAGTAGATGTTCCTTGTTCACCGGAGTCACATTGGCAGAAGTGTCGTAGAAATATGGCGCAGCCATCATGACACCTCCGCAAGTGCGTCCATCTCACCGAAGAACTCATCCATGTGAAAGACATCACCGATGGTATGCTGGCTCTGGTGAGCATAGGAGCAGTCACAGGTGTTCAGAAGGTTGCCATCCACCGTGAGGCAGATGTTTCCCTCATTTACCATCATGCTGCCATCCGGCCACTTCTCGACCACAATACGCTCATTGCCCAGCTCACGCTTCGGATAATCTGTCTCAAACAGGTCTTCTGCGCGTCCCTCGTTTATGAGGTTGACTCTGTCCCAATCAGTGCGCTTGTCCTCTTCACGGAAGTAGGAGAGACCCTTCAGCAGCATGATATTCTCGTTGGGAATATCCTCATGGAATTGGTCGTCGGAAAGAGCAAGACCGCAGATTTCTATGTCCTCCTGTTTGGCGCAGTAGCTATACCACCGCAGGGAAGCAACAGCCAACTCTTCTACGTTCTCCTTACCGTTTGTGACGATATAGAAGCCATTCACAGGGATGTCATACTTCAGGCACAGCTCACGGAACTGGTCGATGGCGCGGCAGTTGAGAGACGGTTCGCCTCCGGTAAATGTCACGACACCGATGCCGTCCACATGGCGCAGCAATGCGTCCATGACCTCGTAGGAGATGTCCTTGTTCTCCGCCTCGCCTCGCAGACAGTGAGCGCAGTGCATATTGCACCGACGAGTGACTTCAACAGCAAGTGAGTCGAAAAAAACATAATTGCCAGTTTTCATAGCAGTTCTCCTTTCATGTATTTCAATAACAAAAAAAGGAGAGAGCCTCATAGACTCTCTCCTTTCAAAATGGGGGGCTTAGTCGGCCTGACAGTCGCAGGAAATGAGCTGACCACCACACTTGGGGCAGCGTTCGCAGTCGCAGCCGGGGTGGTGATACCCACCAACCATAGCGCCGCAATCGCCGCAGCGAAAGTTCGGGTCGTTCAGTCCTTCACAGCCGAAGTAGAAGTCGCCCGGTGCGCCGACCTTTATCGGGTCAGCACGGGAACCATCTACGAATCGGATGGTGATTTTCCTGCAGCCCTTGGACGTCAGCATCTCACGACCGCAAAAAGCGCATTTTGCCATTGCTTACTCCACCACCTTTCTGGTGACTTCAACCTCCACGACGACGATTTTCCACGAGTGGGATACGCCGTTATGGAGAGCCCACGCCTCCAAGCCGCTGATGTCGTAGTTCGTCGTGAGAGGTTCGTCAGGGAGCTTCTCCCAGCCGAATACCATCCTCAGCTCATCGTCCATGACGTTTTGAGCCGCAAGGTAGTTGTCGAACTTCTCAACAACGATTTTGGAGCGGTACGCTCCGGTATGAGTAGTGCCGTCGGCATGGAGCGGGCAGGTGGAATGAATCAGGATGGCAGGGAAGGCCTTTTCCTTGGGGCCGGCCTTCTCCTCGGCAGCCTTATTCTGTACTTCCAGCGCAGCAGCCACGCGCCCAACGTTCTTTACGAGGGAAGGAAAATCGCTCATAAAAAACTTGCGTCCCATGATAGTCTCATGCAATTCAGGCATATTTTGAATCTCCTTTCTTTTCTCACGTCATCAACCTTCTGTAGCTGATGATGTCCTTGGCAGGTATACCGGATGGACACTCGGACTTGGGAATGAGAATATAGCCTCCGTGGGAGCTATGTTCCACGGAGTCTACACACTCCCTATATCGGCCCTTGTAGCGGAATTTGACCGCATAGACATAGCCTAAGGTCTCCGTGTCCACGACGTAGTCCAGCACCTTCTGAATCAGCCTTGCGTCGTTGCGGACAGCATAGACGCCAGCACCGTCGTCCTCGCCTACAGCCATATCGCCGAAGGCAGAGGGACGGATACCAGTCTCCAAAATGGAGCCAAGTCTATCTTCCGTGGTCACATGGACGAGTTCGACCTCATCGCAGTGCGTTATGTACTTCAGCACGGCGTCACTCCTCGCATCCGCCGCAAAAGAAGTCCTCATCCACGAAGCTGATGCCCTCGAAAGCGTGGAACACGATTTCGTTGGGAATCTGGTCGTAGAAAGCGATGCTGGCGACAGAGTCGCGCTCCTCATCAGAGAGGCGCTGGAACTCGTCACACTCGCTGTCGTAGAACAGTTTCTGCTTCAGCACGGACAGCATATCCGGCGTGAGCTGATAGACGCTGCGGTAGCCTTCGCCATCTCTCAGAGAGTTGGCGACCTCCACCAACGGGCAGTGGTCACAGAGCATCCGATTGGCGCCCTCATCCTTGTCCATCTGGCGACAGGCGCGGCCATAGTAGCCACAGATATCAGGTGTCAGGTCGGGGGACTTGCTATTCATGGAGCACTTTTCGTACTCCTTCTGAACTGCGTCAGTAATGAGGGGGAATACACGGCAACCGTTCTCAGACATTTTCGTTTCTCCTTTCATTTTTAGGTTTAGCAGCTTTTTACGCACTCCGACAAGCTGATGATAGCTTTCCGAAGCTCGTCCGTCCCCGGAACAGACCAGAGGCAGACGGCATAATAGACATTTTCCATGTCGTTGAGAGCTGCCTTCAGTTCGTCGGACTCACCGGAAGCCATGGCAGCACGATAGTGCGCCATGGCGTTCTCGATGAGCTTCTGCCTTTCGCCATTACTCATGGGTAGCCTCCTTAGTCCCATCGTTCAGCTCGGCGGGGAGGAAGTCCATGCAGCAGCTTTCGCCGTACACAGCATCCTCCGTGTCGCGGTTGGGCATACGGTTGACCAAACTCGGCAGCATACACTTGCAGTTACCGTCGTGGTACACACAGTCGGCGCCGCCGCAGATGACAGGCTCAGTGATGACGGGCTCCTGTGCGGGAATGACGACGGGTACGACGCTCTTCGCCTCGCACTCCAGCCATTCCTCATAGCAGGGCCACATCTCACCGCCGAAGCCACGGTCCTTCTCCCACACGTCCAGAAGCTCCTGCATACTGCCGGCATCACCGCAGTCCTCAGAATAGGCATCCAGCTCGCAGAGAAGCTCCTGCAGCGTGTGCTTGTGGTCCAGCATCCACTGGAGCTTGAAGCGCTCGTAAGCGCGGAAAGACTCCGGCGTATGGGGCTCCACAGGCTTGGAAGCAGGAACGGCAGGGGAGAGGGACTCGCCCGCAGTCCGCAGGGCTTCGTCCAGCTTCGCCTGAGCGTTACTCAGCAAAGCCTGATTCTCGACGTCGAGAACCCCGTTTTCCAGCTCATCCGTGATGATGTGGTGCAGAGCGCCGACTTCAGCAGCAGACATGATAGCAACGACGTACTTACTCATTGCCCGTCACCTCCTCAGCCACGTAGCCGTACTCGAAGTCGCGGCTCTTCTGCCGGAGCTCGTTGTAGAGGCAGGAAGGCATAGGGGGCATACCCTTGAAGAAGGTAACGCCAGTCTGCCAGTCGTCCTGTGCAGCACACTCCTCAGCCTTCTCCTTGCTGGCAAAGGTGTTGTAGCCGCCCAGCTCGATTCCGACACAGCCCTCAACAGGCTTCACAGAATCGCTGCTGCCCTTGACGGGGATGTTGGCGTAACCATCGCCAGACCACATGACACGATGCTCGACAAAGCTCTCCGTGAACAGCACAGAAGTGACCTTGACGGGATACACGGCAATGGTGGATGCGCGGTAGAACTTGCCACGGGTGTTTCTGCGGACCTCATTCCAAATGGCATAGACGGTGTCGCCAATGCCGACAGGAACTCCATCCGCAGTCAGAGGGATAGGCAGTCTGTTTTCGATACTCATGCTTTTTCTCCTTTCTTCCCAGCCTGTTATAAGGACTTATGGGAACACAAATGTATGTAAATATATAAAAAAAGACAGCCATCCCAGAGTTGGGATAACTGTCTTGATTCTTTATGGTGACTTGAAAACGGAGATAATCTCCTTTATAAAAATAGCTTCGTAATTATAATTCTATACTACCACAGTTTGATATTTTGTCAATTCTTTTTGCCGTAAAAAAGAGGCCGCTGGTGGGAGGGAACTCACCAACGGCCTCTGTTCCTGCATCTGCAGGACGTCTCGGCTATATTATACAGCACCGTATGGGCGGCGTCAATCGTCATATGGGCAGGATTTACGCCGACGCTCCTTTACGAGCTGCTGGAGCTTCTCAATGCGGCCAAGGCTCCGATATTGCTGCAACTCTGCTGCTTCGCCCCATGCAAGGCCCCTGTACCTGAGTGCCGCTTGATAGCCGAGGTCGTAGGCATTCTCCTCAACTTCACTGAGGTCTTCAGGCGGGAGGCGCGTGTCCTCGTACTCCGCCAGTCGCCGCAAAGCCTCCTCCACACTATGTCCCTCTGCCAGCTCCACGCTACCGTCTCTATGCCTCACCACGAGCTTTTCCATATCCGCCGCACCTCCACAAGTTCTTAATCTTACCTTCATCCTACCAAAACAGAGGAGGATGTCAACCGCCCAGCAGCTCCAAAATGAGGACAGGGAAGTGGTACAATTGAAAATTTACGCCTTCTACTTTAATTGCAAAATTTTTTGCCAGAGGTATTGCAAGTCTGTTTTAATTGCGGGAAAGCCAATTAGGTAGAACCAATTATCATACCACATCACGCCGTCCAAAAGGTTTCATCAGTGAAACACCTGAAAATTTCAATCATATCATATCTCACATATCAAAACGTTGCGGGGTACGCAACTTTTTTTGCAAAATTTGAGCATAGCACATTCAAAGGGGTAGATGATTTCATCTGTGAAACTCATGTAAAAAAATAGAGCGAGCCGGAAATCGGCTCGCTCTACGAAATGGAGGGACACTGTGCCATGGTTAAAAACACAGTATCTTACCCATAGGATACCACATCCAACTATGCACCGCAAGAGTAAAAAGCAAAGAAGCAGGCCGCAACTCCTGCTTCTTCGCCAAGGGAGAAAATCATGCAGAGACATTTGTGCCAATGCAGGACTTCTATGTTCATATGATAACATATGTGAGATTGTTGTGCAATACGGAAAACTGCGATTTAACGCTCTATGAACAAATATGGGTGAACTACTCGGCAATGAATTACCGAGCTTCCTGATTCATTGACTACAGCTTGTAGAGTTGAACCAATGGTATCAGACCTACTTGTCTAACACAGTCTCCTCAGGCTTAAAATCGGGTGGTTCCCACCCTACTCAAGGATTCATAACCACAATAGAGAACCGGACGCGCTCATCTCGGCTTTGAAAAAACGAGTTTTCCCGCTTGGTTCTAATAAATTGTGCGAAAAGGCCGAAGGCCGGACTCTGAACAGGCAGAATCCGGCCAACGACCTATAAAAAAGAGAGGAATGAGCTGTTAATTTGCTTCGACGACACACACATTCTCAAGGTTCTCGACCTCATACGGAGTGTGCTCGGCATCATCGGAGACACAGAGCTTGAGCTGCGCCTCGACATACGCGAGGTGTTCATCATCTTCATCGAACAGGAATCCCTTATCTTCCTGAGCTCGCTCCAGATACGATTCTCGCATCAAAATCCAGTTTGCTTCGATGTCTTCAACACAAGCGGAAAGGTACTTGTCTGCGTTTTTCACCAGCAAGACACCAACCATGGCATCGTTCTTGTCCTTTACAATAACAATCCCCGGACCGATTTTATCAGGTTCCACTTCATCTTCTACAGTCTTCCCGTTTTCGATGGCGCTGCACACTTTTTCGATAGCGATGGATGCTCTTTCAAACCGCTTTATCGCTTCCCATTCATCCAAAGGTACAGCACCAGAGAGCGCCTCTCTTGTGCCACAATCAGGGCAAATATATACCTCGTGATACCTACTGAGACTGTTTTCGTTGATATCTGCCCTCATTTCGTCGCCGCAGCAAGGACATTCCATCTGATTGCCCTGCATCTGGAGCAAGTAAATATTACTCAGCACTCGCTTTGCTTCCTCTTTGTTCATGCTTTGTCCTCGCACTTTTCAATGGCCTTCTCGATAGCCTCGTGCGCCGTAGCGATGCCCTTAACAACAGCCCAGTCTTCAAGAGGCTTCGGACCGTTGAAGGCTTCATTCACGCCGCAGTCCGAGCAGATAAAAACCTCGTGATAGCGGCTCAGGCTATTCTCAATGCTGTTGGGACGCATTGCCCCACCGCAGCAAGGACAGCTCATCTGTTTGTCCTGAAGCTGAAGCTCATAGATGTTGCTCAATACTTTCTTCGCTTCTTCGTTTGTCATGGTTTTACCCCTCCATTTTCATTCTGTTTTTCGCCACTTCCTCTTTATCATCAAGGAACGCCTCGTAGTTTTCCAACATGATTCTCATAGCGGATATTCAACCTTTTTTGTGTTCCTTGTGCATAGCATGAAAGAATATACCATTCGCATTGGTAATTCTCAGGTACACACGCGAGGTCGATTCCTGCTTCGCAGACCGCGCCTCTCGCCGTGAGGCGGGAGGTCTTACCAGTCTCCACAGGCGTAACTTTCGGCTCATCCTGCCGTAGTAGGGTTTGCCGGTTACGCTGCGGTGCAGGTATCCTTTGCCTTTCTTAAAATATTGATTGCCGCATTGATGTCGCGGTCGTGGTGTGCGCTGCATTGGGGGCAGGTCCATTCCCGAACCTTTTCATCTTTCACAGCGGCGTTCTTGTAGCCACAAGAGCTGCAGGTCTGGCTGCTGGGATAGAACCGGTCGATTTGTATGAACGTGCGTCCCGCCCACCGTGCCTTGTACTCCAGCATCCGGAAAAACTCAGCCCAAGAGACATCAGCCACGGCCTTTGCTTTCTTGTGATTCTTGACCATCCCTTTGATGTTGAGGTCTTCCACTGCGATGACTTGGTTCTCGTCAACGAGCTTCCGACTCAGCTTATGGGCATAGTCTCGACGCTGATTTACAACACGTTCGTGGATGGTTGCTATCTTGCGCCGCTGCTTCTCATAGTTGGAAGAACCCTTCCGCATACGAGACAGCTTGCGCTGTTCGCGGGCCAGTCGTTTCTCACTATGGATTAAGCAATGAGGGTTTTCGTAGATGTTACCGTTATTATCGGCGGCAAATACATGAAGCCCAACGTCAATGCCGACCTCCGTGTTCAGCACCGGCAGCGGTTCAACCTCCTCTTTACAGAGAACGGACGCCCAATACTTACCGGTGGCACTGCGGGACACTGTGATATTTACCGGAGCTCCGGTAACGGCACGTTTATCCTTACCGCGCTTTACCTTCCCAATGGAGGGAATCTGGACAAACTTCTCGGTCACAATGACCGAGCCATCTGTGGTAAAGCTCTGCTTGGGATTCTTCCGTCCCTTGAATCTCGGATATCCCACCTTGCCTTTGCCCTTTTTGCAGCGACGGAAGAACCCGTCGTAGGCGTCACAGAGGTGCTGTACCGTAAAATCCAAGGCGTGCCGGTTACAGCTACCCAGCCAAGGCAGATATGCCTTCATCTCCGTCAGGAGTTTCTTCATACCGTAGTATGAGAGGCTTTCGCCACGGCGCCGGTATGCCTTGGACTTCCGCTCAAGGAAATGGTTCCACACAAACCGGCAGCACCGGAAGGTGTTCTCAATCGCCGCTACCTGAGCTTCTGTGGGTTTGATGCACAGCTTGTAAGCCCTATAGATTTCCAACGCTCACACTCCTTTCTGTAGAATTATTCACTCTCCTTGCATAGACCCCACACTAAAGCTGGAATAGTCGCAGTGTCCCTCTATACGCCTTGTCTCTGAGGCAAGATTTTCAAAAAATCAACTCTCGCACGAGAGTTGTTTTTTTGCGTGCGTTTCCTGTGCTTTCCCGTGCGTTCTTGCGTGTGTTTTGCGTTAATCTTGCGGGGAACTTGCGTGGGAATGCGCGGTAGAACAGGCATCAACCTCCGAAGAAGAACCGCCACATGGGATTTTCGTTCACATCCGGTTTGGAAGTGTCCGCAAACACCTTGGTGTAGTACGCAATGTGCTCATCCGAAAGCGAAGCAAAATCCTCACCCTGTGCGCCTACCACGAAGAACGGGCCGTAGAGAATATCACCCGGTATCTTGCGGTTTGGCTCCATACCATTGAACTTTCCTTCCTCATTGCAGCAGAGGATAACGCCCGGTTCCATACCAACGACTTCGATGTCTCCGCCAACCTCTTCTTGGATGGCGTGCAGCTCATTTTCAATTTCCTTCACGTAGGGGGCTTTCGCAGGTTCCACTTTCAGAATCTTCATAACTCAGTCTCCTGTAATAGCGTACTTGAACTCCTCAAACTCTTCCTCTGTAGGGTCGAATGTAAAACCGGTCATATCCTCGTAGCGCTCCAGCGCATCCCACACGGCTTCATCCTTGGTCTCGACACCGTCGAACTTGCTGTGGTAAATGAGATTTGCCAATGCTTTAATTTTTGCTTTTGGTCCAACATAGTTCAAAGACTCAATAACTTCATCGTAAAGCTCACGGTATGTCATTCTGTAGTAACTCCTTATTCGTTATTTTTCGACGCATTCGCATCGCCAAATTCAATAACCTTACAAAAATCCTTCGCCGAAAGCCTACTCCGTGAGGGGTGGGAGGAGTCAATCTCCTTCGTCATTATTCGTCACATCTGTGCCGTCAAACTCAATAACCTTGCAGTCCCTCCATTCACGCTTCCGCAGGCTGTCCTTCTGTTTCAGCGTCACAAACCATTCGGCATCCACGCGACTGCCGAACACGACAGGGGAGACGCCATCTTCCAGCGGCAGCCAGAAGTATTTTGCCTGCTCGTCGCCACGGCCAGCACAGAGGATTCTGCCTTTGCTATTCAAAATAGCAAACTTCTGCATCATACCAATTCCTCCTTCACAACCATCCGCAGCGGCTCTTTCCAGAGCATCCGGCGTCCGGCCTGTTTGCGGCCATCTGCGCCGATGCCCAGTTCCTTGGCTCGCATCACAGTATCCCGCAACCGGCCTTGGCCGATGTCGCTGGTAGCCTTTACGGGATAAAAGAGGTTCAGGAACACCTTCTCAAAGGATTCGTCCGAATACTCTTCATCGCCCAGCACGGCCACGGCGTAGAAGAACATGACCAGTTTCTTGATAACAACAAATCTGTCGTCCGGACCAACATAGTCCATGCCGGCATAATAGCAGTCGTCACGCCCCGGCACATAGTAGCCAGCAAACTCGCCATTTAGGAATGCCAGCTTATAGACTACACATACATGGTCTTCCACAGGGACTTCCTTGAGCTGCAAGGTCATGAGCGACTTGGTGGGGTCATCGAAGGTCACTGTTACGCCATTAAGGGGCAAAGAAGCCTTCTTACCCTTTGCCAGCCGCTTGTCCAGCTCCTCCATGTCTAAACGCATCACGAGGCCCTCAAGGGCGCCTCCGTCGTTGTAGGCGATGTTAGCAGGGAACAGACCGTAGGTAGACTCATCCATGTAGGGGAGAAGAGCGCACCGCAGGTTCGTGAATACTCTCCGCCGCCTGAAAATGTCATTTACCGCATCGGGGATGTTGGCACAATCCGCAGGGACGATACCCCTTTTCACGAAGGGGGTGAGGTCAGGAGAGTCTTCATACATAGATAACAACACACACTGCCATTCTGCAACAGAAAAATACGCGAAAGGATTTTCTGCTGTGATAGGTTCACCATTGGATGTGACACCAATCACCACTTCGCCATCATCCGAAGAGTCTGGACGGAGATAATCCAGAGCGTGTAATACAAGGTCGGCATAGATACCTACAACCTCAGCTCTGACCGCATCCGTCTTTTCGCTTCGCCGCATTTCCTGCAGCTTGCTCGCCAACTGAAGAAGCGCGGCCACACCGCCTTTTTCGCTTCGCAGGCTCTCAACCATCTTTCCAAGATAACAATGTAGTTTTTTGGCGAAAAATGTCGGAGTGTCCTTCGCCAGCTCAACCAGTGCCTCAAAATCATTGAGGATGAACTCCATATCTTTGTCTGCACACACGAGATATGTGTGGATGGAAGCAGACCTGACAGCAGGGAACTCCAATCTATCTAAAATCTCTAAAATCAATAAATCCGTGGATGCCAAAATACCACATAATTCGACAGGCTGGTTTCGCAGCTCAGTATTCAGCATCCGGACAATTTCGTTCTTCTCGGTGTTCTCCATTTCTTCACTCTCTCTTTCTTTTACAATTCCGAGTATAGCACAGCGCACATATGTACGCAAGAAGATAATTCACAAAGTTCTGGGCCGAAATAGCTTGCCAACAACAACCTGTTGTGGTATATTAGATGTAGCCGAAGTCTTTGTTGTGTTTAGGCTTCGCTGCTACTCCTTTCTTTTTTGATTGTCCTTGAGATGCTTGCGGGGCCTCAAGGCAGAAGCCGGAACCCCTTTCTTGGTAGGTTCCGGCTTCTATCATTCCCATGGAAATAATTAAAAGCAGTTGTTGCATTATTTGCAACAACTGCTTTTTTCGTCTTGGGACAAACACCTCTCGTTCGAGAGTTGACAACGACATTAAGCGACGAAAAACGACACTACCATGGCGGTTGGTGAGAGGTCAATTTTGGGAGAGTTGCGCGATTTCACCCGTGAAATCCTTGAAACCCTTGCAAATACTGGTTTTTCAGAGCTCAACCAATCATTTTATACTTTTTGCCTGTCTATCGCCTTGCCTGTGAGGAAAGAATTTTGACGTAGCAATGGGACTCTTTGGTTCAAAGTTGGTTCCATGTTAGTGCCAAGTTGGTGCAAAGATGTGAGTGCATCAACATCCTATCGTACCACGGTATTACCGCTACTGCATTGTCTCCAAGGCAAGGCCTGCTCCTACCAAACAACTCTTGAACGAGAGTTGACAGGGAAGCCTACACGGTGCCGTCTCAGGTGCGCGTGACACCCTCCCGCCGCACGAAGGCCCGTTCCTCTACCTGAACCTTCCAACCGCCCCAGCGCTCTCACAGGCCCGCCCAGAACGGCTCCCAGCCACGAACCCGCCGTTCCGTGTAGAATCCACCCTCCGTAACCTGCCTTTTCGTGCAGCAACTGTGCTTCATCAAAATATTTCATGGAAAACTCTTTCCAGATTCCGTTCTGTATGCCTCACCACGAGCTTTGCTAAGATTCTGAGAGAGGGGAGAGTGGATGCTGTGTGGTACTTAATCAACCCACGGACAGGAACCGTGAGAACAGGGAATACCAAGACTGAGTTGGGTATTTGGTGGAACGACTGCCATCGAGCATATAAGGTTGGTGGTAAATGGGTATACATCGTCCGTCAGTCCGGCGGGCATACCAGCTACCTTTACCACGACCGCCAGCAGGCTTTTGATGATGGACTTGGCTTCGCCATCCAGCTCTCTGAATCTGGTGGTGAGCGCTGCGATATGAAGGCGTGTACTTACAACAAATATGGTTTTTGCAGCAAGAACCCGCCCGTGAAAGAGGATGCCGAATGCCATGAAATATCTCCAATATGAAAACAAGAAGGCCACCCATGGCGGGTGTCCTTCTTGTTGTTAAGTACGATTAAATGATGAATTTTCCAAAAGATTCTGGGCAAGCATATGCTTAATAGACTCAGGGAACACTTTCGTTCCATCCTGAAATGTCACAGTATCATATTTACTTACTGCCGCGTCTTTGGAAAGAATAAAATCGACAAATTCTGCGTCGCGGCTGTTTTCAATAGCCTTATCCTTGACACGCAGAGTCCTCGGAACATAGCGGTCTTTAACGAGATTCCCATTTTTATCAGCAAACGCCTCTAAGCCAATGGTAAAATCGAGATTGGTTACGCCAATTTTGTATGTCAGTGTTAATGTCTGAAAGTCTTTTACAACGCATACAAGACTATTGGTAAGGGAGGGAAGCATAAGTAGGCAGAGTAATTTGTTTTTTGCACTGGTGAAAGAGTGCTGACTGTCAAAATAAAACTGTGCCGTTGTCAATTTAGAAGACCTTGCCATGTTATAAAAAGACTGTGCGTTCAAAATAGAGTTGACACCAGTTAAGTGCATGAATCGGTCTGTCTTAAAAACGACTTCAAAAAACTCGTTACCAAACACATATAAGAACATCTTGCCAGCAAGTCCGTTACTATATACATTAGAGGCCGTAATAATCTGGTTTCTTACAAGCGCTTTTTTGTTCGCTTTGTTTGCCATAAACCTTCTCCATTCGACATATACGTCTAAAAAATAGGGAGGAGTGGGTTTCACTCCTCCCTTACTTTTTGGTTGAGAGTTTTCTGCTGGTTGTCAGCCGTGACATTCCTCAGCGGAACATCTATTGGCGCAAGTAATTTAAGTCCCTTGCGTGGACTACAACCGTTGCTGCTCGTTGCCAGCCACGACATCCAGTTAAGATGCCAACAGTTATGGGTGTTTACCCTGTCCCATATCCAGCACAACTTTTTGCAGTGCTCTCACACTGAGAAGCATTACTACTTCCACACATAGTATATGCTTTTTTTCTGAAAATGTCAATCACTTTTCAAACTGTTTCAAAACTTAATTAAATCTGTTATCGCAATGAATTGCTACCCAAACAATAAAGTCTGTAATAGCCTACATCAGCCTGTTGCTCGGATATTCAACCTTTTGTGTGTTCCTTGTGCATAGCATGAAAGAATATACCATTCGCATTGGCGATTCTCAGGTACACACGCGAGGCCGATTCCTGTTTCTCAGACCGTGCCTCTCACCGTGAGGTTCGAGGGCTTACCAGTCTCCACAGGCGTAACTTTCGGCTCATCCTGCCGTAGTAGGGTTTACCGGTTACGCTGCGGTGCAGGTATCCTTTGCCTTTCTTAAAATATTGATTGCCGCGTTGATGTCGCGGTCGTGGTGTGCGCCGCACTGGGGACAAGTCCAATTCCGAACCTTTTCATCCTTCACAGCGGAGTTCTTGTAGCCACAGGAGCTGCAGGTCTGGCTGCTGGGATAGAACCGGTCGATTTGGATGAATGTGCGTCCCGCCCACAGTGCCTTGTATTCCAGCATCTGGAAGAACTCGGACCAAGAAACATCAGCGACAGCCTTTGCTTTCTTGTGGTTCTTGACCATGCCCTTAATGTTGAGGTCTTCCACTGCGATGACTTGGTTCTTGTCAACGAGTTTCCGACTCAGCTTATGGGTATAGTCTCGACGCTGGTTTACAACACGCTCATGGATGACTGCTACCTTGCGCCGCTGCTTCTCATAGTTGGAAGAACCCTTCCGCATACGGGATAGCTTGCGCTGTTCACGGGCCAGCCTCTTCTCGCTATGGATTAAGCAGTGAGGGTTCTCATAGGTGTTGCCATCACTGTCAGCGGCAAATACATGAAGCCCAACGTCAATGCCGACCTCCGTGTTTAGCACCGGCAGCGGTTCAACTTCCTCTTTACAGAGAACGGACGCCCAATACTTACCGGAGGCACTGCGGGACACCGTGACATTTACCGGAACTCCGGTAACGGCACGTTTATCCTTACCGCGCTTTACCTTCCCAATGGAGGGAATCTGGACAAACTTCTCGGTCACAATGACCGAGCCATCTGTAGTGAAGCTCTGCTTGGGATTCTTCCGTCCCTTGAATCTCGGATATCCCACCTTGCCTTTGCCTTTTTTGCAGCGACGGAAGAACCCGTCGTAGGCGTCGCAGAGGTGCTGTATCGTATAATTCAAGGCGTGCCGGTTACAGCTACCCAGCCAAGGAAGATAGGCCTTCATCTCCGTCAGGAGCTTCTTCATACCGTAGTACGAGAGACTCTCACCACGGCGCTGGTAGGCCTTGGACTTCCGCTCAAGAAAATGGTTCCACACGAACCGGCAGCACCGAAAGGTGTTCTCTATCTCCGCTGCCTGAGCTTCTGTGGGTTTGATGCACAGCTTGTAAGCCCTGTAGATTTCCAACGCTTACACTCCTTTCTGTAAAGCTATTCATTCTCCTTGCATAGACCCCACACAAAACTTTGGATAGTCTGTTGCTCCCCAATACTCCTGAGTAATCCTAACCCAGTCGTCATACTTGCCCGTAATCTGCGGTGCCGCCGTGAACGTGCTGCCTTCTGCGTGAAGTCCGGCAACACCGGAGCGAATGAGCATGAAGTCATACAGTGCCATAGTGATGGCAAACGCCTCATGCGCCCTATTACCGCCCGTGACCGCATATTCCTGCAGCGTAGTGTCACGTGTGCATGGCTTCTCGATGAGCGCCGTGGGAATTTCACCGTTCTCACGCTCCAGAAACACCGGAATCTTTACGCCGGCATTTCCCATCCCAACGGGATATGCGTGGAAGATGTCGCCGCAAAAGTCCGCCGTGATGATATTGAACGGCGCCTTCTCCAGCTCCACAGCGTTGAGGTAAATACGCGCCACGGGCATCATCTCCAACAGCAAAGCATACGGCTCAGAGATACCTTGCTTCTTATCCCTCCTCGCAGCAAAGAAACCACGGACAGGCTGCGACACAACCATCTCCCGCGTACAGAAGACGCCGTTCGCGGCCATGGATGAGCCTGTAGGCGCATCGCTGACCGTGAAGCGGCCTACGAGAGCCTTGGAAGGCATCTCGTAGAGCTCAAACCTCACGTCACCGTCCTGCGTCATGGACGGAAGCATCCTGACGGTCACACCGCACCGCCGCTTTCATTGACATCAGAAGCCTCCATAGAAGGCTCCACGGCGCTCTCTACGTCGTTTCCGCCGCTACCAGTGTCGTTACCCTCGGAAGCACCGACGTTCGCACCAGCGTCGCCTCCGGCTTCGCCAGTGGCAGCATTGCTGTCACCCTCGGAACCGGCTTCGCCGGCGGGCTTATCGTTATCACCGATGTTGGCATCATCACCCTCGCCGTGGGCGGCAGGGTCAGCGTCGTCCGTGGGAGTGCTGGAGTCTATGGGGTTGGTGCCATCGGCAGGAACGTCCTCGCCGCCAAACTCCGCAGTAACCAGCGCCGTTGCGATAGTCACGATTTGCACGGGAACAACGCCGTCCCGCTTTCCGGTCTTACATTCCGCAATAGCGGAATCCAACGACCGCATAAGGTTCTCATAGAACCGCTTTGTCAGCTTGACGCGGTCAGTGCCAGCCGGCAGATTTGAGAAACAGGCCGTGATACAAAAAGGCGTCGCCTGCGGTCCACCTTTCTTTGCCTGCGGGTCAGGTGCAGGGTTGAACAGTACGGTGATAGAGTGTTGATTCTCGTTCATTATTCTTTTGTCCTTTCACATTGAAGTTGCTATATGTTAATGGCTTTGCTTAACGTATTGATATTGAAACCCGACTGTAAAGTGTGCAATCATTGCACACTTTTTCAGTTCACAGCAAATCAGACCATCGGACGGAACAGGGTTCCATCTTGACCTTCTTGGGCTTCTTGGGTGCCAGAACGACCGGTGCCGGTTCTGCCTTTGTCACAGGCTCAACAGCCTTTGTAGGCGGCAGGATGCGGGTGCGCGGTGTGGCAGGTCCAGTCTGGACGTGCGCCTTGACAGGTGAGTCGTAGGTGATAACAGCGGTGGGAAGCTGTTCCGGCTTGGGATTGGGAACCAGCTTGGGTGCGTTCCGCAGTGCAGCCTGCACAGCAGCGGCGGCACTGGCACGTTTCTCACGTCTCTCGGCAGCCCAGACCTTTCTGCGCTCCTCATACTCAGCCTGACGCTTCTTTTCTTCCTCAAGTTTGGCAAGGCGTTCCGCCTCACGTTTCAGCTTGAGCTCTGCGGCCTTGCGAGCCTGTTCCTCTTTCCAGAGGCGTTCACGCTCTCTGGCCTCGGCCTGACGCTTCCGGAGTTCTTCTGCGCGTTTCTGACGTTCCTCAGCCCAGCGCTTCCGTTCCTCTCGCGCAGCTTCCTCAGCACGAGCTTCGATTTCCAGTTGTGCCTCAGAGGTCTCACGCTGTTCACGAGCTTTTTTTCGCTCTCGCTGTTTCTTTGATTTCTCCTTGGCAGCTCTGCGAGCCTCCTCTTGTTTCTCCCAGATGGTCTTTTCATCTTCCTGCGTTTCCTCAGGGGAGGTAGGAGTCACATCAGAGTCGTCAATACCCTCATCCGCACGGAACTGTGCAATGGCGGCGTAGCTGCGGCGCATATCCATCAGCATACGCTCCATATTGGTGTATTGAACATAGAAGATAGGGACATCATAAGACCTTGCCGCAGCCATCATTGAAGCCCAGAGGGGATGCCCGATATGCTTATAGGCAATGAAACAGGCAATCACCTTGTCAAACTGAGTTGCCTTTTCGGGCGAATGGTCTCCATCCACATATACCCAGTTGGGATAAATGGCCTTGACCTTATTCACCATGTTGGGATGTCCGCCAACGAACACGATGCGAGACTCAGGCAGGGAGGGGAGTACCGTCGGCAGGGCGGCTTCGCCCTCCTCATATGTCTCCTGCTCCGCTTCGCCCTGTTCATCGCAGCTCTCCAGCAGAGCCCTCAGCTCGTCGTTATCTTTCTGCAGCCGCCAAAGCTCACCCTCGTAGGACTTCTTCTGGCGGTGCCAGTCTGTACGCTCTTTTGCCAGCGTGGACTGTGCCTTTTCCGCCTCAGACCTGTAATTCTCGACCTGTGCTGTGAGTTTTTCGATTTCGGCCACAAACTCTTCGTTGAGCTTGAGCAGGTCGCCGTTCATTTCCTGCAGCTCGGCATCCGTTTCCGGTACTTCCTGTTCAGAGACTTCTTCGGACAGCTCAATGGCGGCGTCTTCCGCTATACGCTGTTCCTCAGCAGCCTTGTCCAGCTTGGCCTGTTCCATGGCCTTTTCAACGACGGCGTGGAACTGGCGTGCGCTGTATGGCATCCGGAGCAGCTTCTCGGTAGAGGCTTTCAGGGCTTCAAAGTCAATATTTACTTTTGAAACGTCGAAGTCCATGTTTTTCACCTCATGTTTTTGAGTGGTATACACAGCCCTGTTATTTCAGGGCCTTATACACCTGTGGCAACTGAGAAAACGGTGCTACTGCAGGTATACAACCCTGCTATTTCGGGGCCTTATACACCCAGCACAGGCATATTCAGTTCCCGAAAGTGCTGGTGTCAACTCTCACTTGACAAACCAGCTAACAGAGTATTCCTGCTTCCACGACAACCATGCATCTCCACAGGCGTAAATTCCGGTCATACCGTCCGTACTCAATATTTTCTGCTCTCGCTTGATTTCAACTTAGTTCAGCAAGGACAAAATCAGGGAAACACTTCGGAATCTTGAAAGTGCGTCCTGTCTCGTTTCCTGCCCCATCCATCTCTTTGGCATAGTGACAGCGGCGACTTGTAGGCAGCAGCGGGTCCAGTTCAAATTGCCGAACCACGGCATCGCCACGGGAGAGCAGGGAAGGGGTAACGAGCCTTCCGACGAGGTAGTGCTGGATGACGGAGATGCAGGCTTCGGGGTGCTGGGCGTTTGCCCTCTGTACCTGAGCGTTTGGAGTATCCCGATAATCGCTTCCATCGTAAGGAGCCATTCCCATGAACGTTATGTAGTACCAACGCACCTTTTCACAGTCGAAGACGATAGCTGACCTTGCTGCTCTCGCAATCCGGTCTGTATTCTGCCTTTTGGCATAGCCGGCGCTGTATGTAAAGACACGCCAGCGATTGTTGCTCAAATTCTCCATTTAATTACCCACCAAGTCATGCGGTCGTAGAAGGAATGAATTAGGTATAGGTATACTGCCTGTCCTGAGGTATACAACCCTGTTATTTCGGGGGTTTATATACCAATCGAACCGCCATTCAGATAATCCGTAAGGTATATAACCCTGATATTTCTGGGCTCTATACGCCTGTCTCCTCAAGCGACAGATTATATGGTATACACCCCTGTCATTTCAGGGCCTCATACACCCAACACAGGCATATTCAGTTCCCTAAGGTGCTGGCATCATCTCTCACATGAAACCCAGCTAACAGAGCATTCCTGCTTCTACGATGACCATGCATCTCCACAGGCGTAAATTCCGGTTATACCATCCGTACTTGCATTTTTTAGAGCGCCAGCCGCATTTGGACATCACCTACACGACGCCGTGCAAGCTCGGCATACTCTTCGTTCAGCTCAATACCGATGAACTCGCGTCCATAGCGATGAGCCACAATGCCCGTCGTCCCGCTTCCTGCGAAGGGGTCGAGGACAATATCACCAGCCTTTGTTCCTGCAAGGATACAAGGCTCAATGAGCTTCTCAGGGAAAGTCGCAAAGTGCGCCTCCCGCGTTCCCTGTGTTGCAACGCTCCAGACATCACGGCGGTTTCTTTTACCGGTCCTGTTCTCGACGTTCCCGTGTGTCTCACGTTCCGCCACAGCGCTGTTATCAAAACTGCGATTGTTGGTATAGGCGCCGCCCCCACGGAATGACTTGGCATTGCCTCTGCGCCGTCTTGTATTGGGGCGAAGTGTACCTTCGCTTCCCGCTACCTCAGCGTTATTGTAGCCAACGGCATCTTCCATAACGGCCTCATAGTCGTAGTAGTAAGTCCGTGACTTACTGAGGAGGAATATATACTCGTGGCTGCGGGTAGGGCGGTCTTTCACGCTTTCCGGCAGTGCATTGAGTTTCTGCCACAGGATATCGCTTCTCAGATACCAACCATCGGCTCTCAGCGCGAAGGCGAGCATCCAAGGGATACCCAGCAAGTCCTTAGGCTTGGCGTCCTCACTGGTAACGGTCTTTTTCAGGCGCCCCATGACCGACCCCGTGTTGGTACTCTGCTTCGTGTTTTTCCCGCCGGCGTCCGAATGACGCCCGTCCGCATTGCGTCCTTTGCCGCTTCCTGCGTAGCTGTCGGCGATATTGACCCACAGCGTGCCATCCGGCTTCAGGACTCGCTTCACTTCGTGGAAGACCTCCACCAGCTTCGCAATGAACTCCTCCGGCGTATCTTCCAGCCCGATTTGCCCATCCACTCCGTAGTCACGGAGCTGGAAATAGGGAGGAGAGGTGACACAGCACTGTACGCTCTCGCTATCCAGTTGTCTCAGGACTTCAAGGGCATCGCCGCTGTATATCACAAATGACACCTCCAGTTTGCGTTCTTCACGTTCGCTCAGGCCACGCAACATAAGGTATACAACCCTGTTATTTTGGGGTTTTATACACACCGTGCGAGGGGGTGTAAGGACAACTCTATATGGTATACATCCCTGTTATTTCAGGGTATTATACGCCCCTTGCAATCCGCAGGGCGTATGCCAGTGTAAGTATAAAACCCTGTTATTTCGGGGGGCTTATACACCTGTGCCGCCTATCAGCCACTCGTCCCGTAGGAGTATACAACCCTGCTATTTCGGGGTCTTATACACCCGACACAGGCATATTCAGTTCCCTAAAGTGCTGGCATCATCTCTCACATGATTAACCAGCCAACAGAGTATTCCTGCTTCACCGACGACCATGCATCTCCACAGGCGTTAATTCCGGTTATACCGTCCGTACGCATTGAAATTTTTCTGAGAGGGCTATTTAAGATTTTTAGGTCTTAAATAGCCCTCGTATTGTAGAGCCGGTATCGGGCTCTCCGGCATCTTCTATGCCGGTGCCACCTCCGGCGGGCTACCAGCTTCGGGGCAAGGTCGAGCCCCCTCGCTCCCGTGTCTGAAATTGTTACTGCATTTCCGCCCCACACTTGGGGCAGAAATCATGGGGTTCATTGTGGTCGAGATACGACTCCTTCCCACAGTGGGTACAACGAGCTTCGTAGTCGTTGATGAACTCCCAGTGCCCCACAGGGGGCATATATGAGGGACGCTCCGTGCGCTCATTCTCAGAGGTCGGCTCGGTCGCCACAGGCGTGGGCTTGCCGACTACAATGAGGCTGCGGCTTGCACCCTTGAGATGGGTGATACGTCCTTCAGCTTCCAGACGCTTGAGGTGCGACGCCACCGTAGAGGGGGAGTTCAGACCAACGCCTGCAGCAATATCACGGATAGAAGGTGAAATGCTGTTCTGCTGGATGAACTCGCAGATGAAGTTGTAGACCTTCTCACGAGTCGGAATATTCTTTTCGCTGGTAGCGGTCTCAACGCTCTTGGTGGTGTTCATATTTGCCATGTGTAATCCCTCCTTGGGAACAATGTATTTACCTCTTTTTGTCTGGCGTTAAATCAGAATGTATTAAATAATCTGAGGGTTGTTTAAGCGCTCCTCCGGCGCTGTTCACGCTCACGCTCCATCAGGTCTACCTTGACCGTTGCACGGAGCTGAATAACGAGTGTCTTGGGGTCATAGGTGGTCAATTCCGCGAACCAAAGGGAATTGAAGAAGTCTTCAGCGTCCTGTTTCTTCTTCAGTGCCGAGATATAGCTATTATCCAAGGGGTCGCGTTTGACCATCAGCCTCAGGGCTGCCATGTAGTCGGCTGCGGCCTGTTTTACAATGGCATTTGCCAGCTCCACGAAAACATCATCAATGACGCAGTAGCTCCAAGGCGATTTGTCGTAGTTGCGAGGTTTGGAATCGTAGGGATACGGCTCAAAGGGCCTCATGCCTCATCACCACCTTCCGGCGTATCGCGTTCGTCGGGAGGTCCGTCCTCAGGCGGGGCGTTGTCGTAGGGCTCAGGCGGCTCACCGTAAGACTCTGCGTAGGCCGGCCCCAGCACCACCAACTCCGTATTGTCCACGAAGACGCAGTGCTCGATGCCGAGGGAGTTCAGCAGTGCGGATACATCCTGCAGCAAGCTGTAGTGTGCGCCGGCGTTCCGGCAGGCATCAGCCTTACCTTGCCACGTGGGGGTGTAGTGCCGCACCAGCTCGCGTACAAGCACGGTCTTGTCCTCCGAGACGACCACGCCGCCGCTGTCGTCAATGGCGATGACGTGAACCAAGTTTGTGTTTGTGTTCATGCGATTTACTCTCCTTTCTTACTGGAGTATTTAAGATTTGATGTGTTTTCCCACAAAACTTAATTTTCAGGCAGGGATAAAAACCATGCCAACATTCTTTGCGAGAAGCGCACACCTCTTTGTTAAAACCCTTGCTCCTTTCGTAGAATTGTAATAATTTGGTGTACCATTATTCCGTCCTGATGACCCCTTAAATACTCCAACAATCCCATCAAAATCCATCATCGCCCCCGGCATGATACGAGCCATGTCCTTGTACTGGGGTGAGTGAGGCCTTACGGTGAGCTGCGATACCGCAGCGTCGCCGTAAGCCTCGCGGAACTCCTCAAGACTATCGGACTTTTGCTCAATGGCCTTATGCCGGTTTGCTGCAACGACCTTGCCGTCCAGAAGGTACTTCCGGTCAACCATTTGGCGGATACAAGCCTGCCGGTCGTGCCGGCGGAGCTGCTTCAACTCAAAGGGTTCGACAGGTGCAGAGACCTTCGTATCTGCATCCAAAATGGAACAGGCGATACAGTAGGCATCCGTATAGTGTTCCTTCGGCACATTCTTGGCAATGCGGAAGCCCTTGGTGGACTTACCATCCGTGGCATAGACATCGTAGGGAGTCTCTCTTCCGAGGTATTCCATGAGGTGAGGGATAATCTGGTTCAGCACGCTCAGGGCGTGGTACTTTTTATTCATACCGCCCTTGCGTGTGACCAGTTTTTCCGCCCACGCCTTGTCCTTGTGGACGAGGTCGTGATGCCTCGCACAGAGCCCACACCGGTTTGCCAGCGTCTCGCTCCCACCCTTATGGCGTGGGACGACATGGTGATAATGGTCAATGGGCTTCTTGCAGAACAGGCAATGTCCGTCCTGCTGTGCGTACACCGCATCCTTCACGGAGCCCAGCCCGTACAACGGTCCCTGCTGGTATTCCCATCGACGGATATTGGGATTATCCATCGCCATGAAAGCAAAGCGGTTTAGCTCCACTACCACCTTTGTGATGGGTAGAACCTTTGCAATCTTCGCAATCAAGTTGATGTGGGTCTGCAGCAGATGGTTCGCCGTAGGTGTCAACCAACCCACAGGGCGGCTGCGGTTATTGAACCGCGCCTCCTTATTGCGGATGTAATGACACACAACGGGCTTCTCGTAGCCGGGGAGCAATCTCTCGATGGTGTTGCTTTCCACGGTAGTCCCAGCAGCTATCGCACGACGCTGGCGCTTCCTGCGCCGGTCCTGTGTGCGATGGTTTCTCCGAAACGCAGCACGCTTCTTCATCAAGAGAGGTACTTCCTTGTTGCGGGTCTCCAAATGTGCGGAGAACACGCAGGAGCCGTCCTCCTTGACGACAGCAACGCCAATATTCGTCCTGCCGGGGTCAATGCCAAAAATCAGGTCTTGGGTGATGTCAGGGGTATCATAGTTCAACTGGATGGTAAACGGGGTGGTACAAACAACTCGTGCTTTCTTTTCCTTCAGGAGAAGGCGCACATAGCAATATCGAGTTGTCGGCATCAAAGGTTTACCGTCTTTGTTTTGCACATAGACCATTGTCATGTGCGCTCATCTCCTTTCAGTAGTGTCTCGCCTCCAGAGGAGGCGGTAGTGTCTCCCTTACCTCGGCGTATGCTTGGCAGAGCTGCGAGCTGGGAAAACCCGCAGGTGCGTCCGTTCCCTCTACCTGAGGTGCTTACATACGTCGGTGTGGCTGTGGCTATAAGACTTTTTGTGGGTTCTCCACATCAAATCTAAAATAGCCCAATGGCACATTGAACTTATGGTTACGGAACATATCACAACGGAGGGTGTTGCAGTCTTTTTTTGGCAAAAGAAATGGTCCAAATCTCATCACGGCAAAAGCACCCGCGCCCTATAGTTCTATACTACCACAGTTTGATATTTTGTCAAGTCAACACACGAACAAAAATCGAACAAATTTCCGCACGACGAGTGTTTTTGTTCGAGAATACCTTGCTTTTTGCCGATGCCTCAAATTTTGCGCAGCTTGACAAAATAATATGTCGATGTTATAGCAAAGCCGTCAAAGGTATTTCGTCCCATCCTGCACAAAAAACCTGTCCACATGACCAATGAGTGCCGGCTTGGAAGAGCGCGTTCCATTCCCTACATAGACCACATATGCCTTCTCCCCGGCGCGGGCATCCTCCAATGTGCTGGGGCTGCCATAGACAGCATAGGGGATAGCATCAGCCCCATCCGTCCGCAGCGTAATGCGGAAACGGTCGTTTTCCAGCTCCTCCACTTCCGTGACAGTGAGCTTATCCACCTTGACACGCCCTCTCATAATCTCATGAAGCCTTGCGCCAGTTTTTACGATAGCACCAACGCAGAAAGGTGCAATGAAGGCGATGACAAGACCAACAGATACAACTCCGATGGTCTCCATGTGCATGGAGTCAAAAAGCTCCTTGCCTTTGCTGTACCAGTACAGCAGGGAGAGACCGAGGATGCAGCCGAGAAGGGCTGCGATACTCAGTCCAAAGTGTAAGGGGAGCTTTTCGCGCTGTGCGAGGTATTTGCGGGTGATTTCGATTTTCTTCTCTTCCATGTTTTCTATCTCTCCTCAAAGATGTGGACGTGTGTTGTGGGGATGGTTGTGCTTGGGAATTTAACTTGCCGGCAATTTGCTATGAACGGCTCTCGAAGCGCTCGTAGTGCTGTTTTGAGGGCGTATGCGGGCATTTTGCAGGGAAGTATGTTCGGCGTTTAATTTGCCGGTAACTTGCTTGAGACGGCATCCTGCGTCCAACACATGGCGCTTGCAGTGCGCTTTTTCTGTCTATCTTTTCAGGTGGGGCATCGTAGAGCTGTGCTTCGCCGCAGGCCGCCCCTCCGCCGCAAGCCCACTCCGTAAGGGGTGGGAGGAGTCAAATCAATCATCATCTCCGTTGCCCCAAAAGGCGTTCGCATACAACGTGATGCAGCGACAATACGGTTCTCCGGATGCTGTATACGCCATGAACTCGCCATGTGGCGCATCGGTAGAGAGCACCCATACCGGCTCTTTGGAGTCGCCCTTAAAACGTGGCCGATACTCAACGGTGATTTTAGGATAGAGTTCTACTGCGAGTTTCCACATCGGACATGATTTGCCCAACGAACATGATAAAGGTTCCATAGGACAGGCCGGAGCGCCCTCTGATGTGGGGATGAACCCAAGTGGTGTAAACAGATACTCCTTGATAACATCGGCCCCACATTCGTCAGCCTCGCTTTTTTGTGGAAGGTCTTTTTGGACTGAGGCATATCCGAATGCCTCAAAATCTCCGCAGAAGGTTGGCGTGTAAGCAAGAACAATTACGCGGTCTTTTCTCATTCTCTCCTTCATGTACCGCAGTCTTTTCCTGTCCTCCAAACTTTTACCATCAAGTCTGTCGGCCCAATACAAAGGTGGAACGGGGTTGTACTCATTCGTCGTAAACGACAACACTGATGAACACGGCCTTATATTCTTGCTGGTGCTGTAAATAGATTCTGCGTTGAATACCGCACCTTTTCCAACGCGCCGTCCCTCAGCATTGAACACTTCGAACATCTCATGCTCAACATTGCATCTAAGCCAAGGGTCATCACGGAAATTCTCGAAGTCGCGCTTTGGCGAAAAGATAACGAAGCGTCCTTCTGAACTTGCAACCGCTCTGGCGTTTTGCCTTTGAGCTTTCTCTTCTTCTGACAACGGGATGGGTCTCGTATCTGGATTGACGAAGGTGTTTTCGCACAGGTTGAAGTCACACGCACTGCCGACGTACAGCCGACTAAACACGCCCCAGCACAATGCGACACATCCTCCATCTATCATGCGCTCACGCTCTCGACCTGATTTTTCCTTTTCAAAGAAAACGAAGTTTCTAAACAGAAGCGAACCCTTTGCCCGCCTTGCGCCTCCAGCTACAATGTCACCAGCATCGGTATCAGAACTGTAAACGTAAACGATATTATCTCTATTGGCGCGGTCACTTACATCTCCCTCAATATCGAGCAGTTCTTTTGGCGGGCATTTCGAAAGCATTGATGCCCACCTGCTACGGAGTTCAGATAATTTATTTGCCTGCTCTTCTTTTTCCATATGAGATTCTCCTTGTTGAAAAGATTTGCTTTGGGTAAAGGAAGCGTGTGGCTTGGGCTGTCGTGCAGGGGTGCTGGCTGAAGGAGCAGGTATCTCAGGTAGAGGACGAGGCTCCGCTGCGAAGCGATGCCTGCCACTCCTACCTGAAATCCGTCTCAGGGCCCGCAGGCGCGTCCTGAAGGCTGTCGGCCATGATGGGACATACCCCACACATCTCAAGCCCCGTGAGCAAGCTCACAGGAGGCACGGATGAAGGGGGAATCGCATCCCGTTGCAAGTCAGAAACCGTATATAGCAGTAAACTTCAACGCTGGCATCCAACCCACAGCAGAAGAAAAGACTACTTACAGGTGCCAGCCATTTTCTCCGTGACCTGCAGCCTCCTTAGCTTCGTCCCACTGCTGGCGGGTATAGACAGCAAAGCACAGGTCAGCATCCACGGGGACATGGACTTCGACAGTCTCAACACGAACGCCGTCGTCATCAGGAATTTCTTTGACGTACTCTTCGGGGGTAAACACGATGAATAACACATCGCCCTTCTTCTTGAACAAGTCGGGCAGGAACAACTCACGCTCATCGCAAATGTCATTCAGCATAGAGAGGAAACCGGCAGACCGCTTTTCAGAGACGGGGAAGAGGGGACTGTTGGTGTCCTCAGTATCAAAGACCTTAATGTGTGTACCATCATCTTCGTCTCTCAAGACAATTTGCTTATTCCCATTGCTGTCCTTTTCGATACACAGCGTGCAGGGAATGGCGATGGAATCCATAGCATCGGCGGGGTCGAACGGATTGTACTCGTTTTCGGCGCCGTCTTCCTCCTCATCATCGTAGTCGTCGCCGATAACCTCATCCAGCAGAAAACCCAGCATCGCCTCAAGGTCATAGAAAGTTCCGTCGTCATCTTCACAGATGGTCTCGCTCATGGGGATGCCGCCTATATTTTCGTAGTCGAAGATGCGACGTGCCTCCAAATCCTCGGAGTCGGCCATGTAGACCACATGATAGAAGTCGTCGTCCATGGTGTCAGGCTTCTCTGCTTCCTGCAGCAGCACACCGACGGGGACACAGAGCCAACGGTAAAGACGGTCGAGACCGTAGATGACCAGCGCCTCATCCACCTCATAGGTGATGGAGTCCTTGTCCTCTTTGAAGACATGACCGGAGACGATGCGGTAGGGAACATAGTTGCCACCGTCCAGAGACATGAACGGTTCCATGGACTCCCTTGAGATGATGTTGTCAGCGACATCCATGATGGAGAAGAACTGGCGCTGTCTATCCTGTGCTTTCTGCGGCAGCTCGAACTTCAGCACGTTGCCGGTCTGCTTCTTCTGCCGGGGCTCATGGACTTCGGGCAGATGAAACGCTACACGGCGTTCACAGGTATCCTTACCGATATCTTCCAGCCACAGGTAAACCTGTGTCATGAACGCACTGTTATAGGCCAAAGGCCTCGCGCAGAGCGTATTGATGATTTTATCGTCACCGGTCACATCCGGCATTGTAACGTGCTTGATTTCGGAATTGTTCAGTCCTTTTCTCGTCATGTTTATCACCTTGATATTCCTCTCTGGTAATCTATCGCCGACTATCTCGGCATTCACCCTCAATGCGAGCTCATAGGCTCACAAATATAGCTTCAAAAATGCATCGTAGCGGAAGATGATTTGCGTATCATCTTGCCAACATACACGTCCTTCAATTTCCAAGAACTCGTCTCCATTGTCCGGCGTAAAGAACGCTGGACAAATATCACGCATGGCAATAGCCTCACGTAGATAGTTTGAGATGTCCTTGGCTTCCTTGTCCGTCATCGTGTTGATGATGACGATGCGATTGGTTGCTTTTTCGCGGAGGCAGTAGAGCTTGCGGCCACTCACATTCTGCTCTTCTATGTAGCAATGGGGATTTGCGAATATGAACTGTTCGTCCACGGCTCTGCCACCTCCGTTCTATGACTTATTTTAACGTCTTTCCACCCTTACTCGGCGTCAGCGTTCTCCTTGGCTGACTTGGCCTTGTTCTGCCGACGGGGAGCGCGTGTCTCAGCCTTGGGCGCTTCTTCCGCAGGCTCGGCATCCGCAGGCGTATCAGCGTCAGCGGGATGTGCGACGTCACCTTCGGCTGCATCCGCTTCGCAGACTTCGCCGGACTCAGGTGCAGGTGCAGGCTCCTCGCTCACGGACGTCTCTGCCTCCGGCTCCGGCGCTGCATTCTGCTCGGCGGAATCCACAGGTGCGTCGTCTTCGTCCTTGCCGGTATCGGGGTCGGGGTCCCAGCGGTCGGCCACCACGGTCACGTCGATTTTGGGAGCGACAGCAGACAGCAGCAGCTTTCCGGCGAGGCAGGCGGCGCCAGCCACCAGTGCGATTTTGAAAATTTTCTTCATAGGGGTATCCTCCTGTTAAAATTATTGAGAATCGGCGATGCCGAGTTCTTACTGTCTCAGATTTGCGAGCTGTTCCATGTCCTCATAGGCTCGCGGGATTTTGACGGAGCTGATGATTTCACTGAAGACCATCTTCTCATCGAAGCTGACGACAGCTCTTCGGATATCACCTTCGATGATGAGATAACGTCTGGTCATCCTTGTACTTGTGAGCTTGCGGACTTCGTAGATGTTGTACTCCTCAGAACGACCGGCAGCCGTATACTCAGCCTGTACCACGCGGTCAAAGCAGATGCGACCATCACGCTCCTTCAGTTCGCTCCAGCGGAGCAGCCGGCTGTATCCAACTTTCACGCTGGTGACAATAGGGAATCCCACAAACGAAATGCATAGCAGCCACACCACAAATGTTGGGACTGTGATATGTAGGTCAGTCATGGCGCCCAGCGCCACAGCAATACACATCAGGACGAAGCCGATGAGGAATATGTACTGCAGGACTGTGAAAGGGAAGGCCCAGTGATTATCAAAGACCTTGCGGTCAAAATCATAGTCTCTCATGTCACACCATCCTTTGGCTGGATACCGAACTCTTCTTTCAGGATGCGGTCCAGCTCCTTGGTTCCGACGGCTGACATATACTGATGCGGCGTACGCACGGTAGAGACCTTGATAGCGCTCTCGTTGATGCGCCGAAGCAAACGTCCATAGAGGTCGTCGGCCTGATGCTCAAAAACTCGGACTTCACTCTTGCCGAGCCACTTCTGCCATTTGCCACATTCGGCGCAGTACAGGCCGGTCTGTGTACCATTTGCTTTCGTGAAGAATTTTGTGCTGCCGCACTTGCAAACCATATCCATATTGAGAAGCCCTCACTTTCTGAATTGAGATTTGTTTTCCACGCGATGTGGAGACAGGGATTGTCGAAGAATGTCGTGAGTTGATGGAGAATTGCACCTCAGTTTCATACGCCTTAATTTGCTACCAGCGTTGCAGTCCAAGCGTTGCAGCCATTGCTCATCAGCAGAGATGCTCACCATCGACATCGTCTTCGTTCCGGCTCGCACATCCGAGATGGAGTATTGCGTTTTTTCCCAGCGCAGAAAGGCAGAGAACCGAAGCCACTGTGGAGAATCGAACCACCAGAGCCACGGCCACGCAGGATGCATCAGGTTTCCAAACCGACCATCCAGCCGCGAGCCTGTCCTCATCCCGTGCCTGAAGACATCACTTAGTAGGAGGGACGATAGACCGCGTAGCCTTTCCACCCTCTACACAAGCTGTAGAGGAGAGACGGTACAGCGCCAAGTCTCCGTGTGTATATTCCCGTGCAATAGTCCCATCTTTCAGTAACAGTACAGACCCAGACATAACGCCGTCTCCATATGCCTTTCCAATACGCATCAGTTCAGTTGCGTCTTCGAAAGTTTCCTCGCTCTTTGTCACCAGAATGAGATGAGACTTGGAACATTCGGGACTGAACATCGTGAACCTCAGAAAGTCTCCGTTTCCGATGTTCACCTTTCCACGACAGTAGATGAAGTTCCATGACTCGTTCACGTCAGCGGGATTGACAATGCTGATATCTGCGCCTCCCTCTGCGTGCGCCAGATAGTACGGATGTGATGGATTACGCTTCCGCATCGACTCAGGAATGATTTCCTCGACAGAATACTTCCTGCACAGAGCCGCGATGAATTCAGCATTCACAGATTTCTGCTGTTGTTCATTCAGCAACTCACGTACTTTGGTCGTTCTCTCTACATAAGCCCAGTAGTCGATGTCCTCACTCAGCTTTTTGATGTAAGGTTCCCAGTCCAGTCTTGGACTTACTCGGCTCATCCGGAGAAAACGAGAGAGCGCGGTCGGTTCAATACCAAGGGTTTTGGTAATGGCAAGGCGACTCTGGACAATGGGTATGGGATGTTCCTGAACCTCTTGGAATATATCTTGCTCGACCTTTTCAACAAAGCCGGCGTTCCTCTTCTTTGGCCGATTTCCCACCGCTTCTGGATTTTCGGCATCAAGACCGATGGTGCTTCTGGACATACTTTCTCGTTCATTTTAGCGTGTGTCGCTATTCTCTGTACTGTCAGTTTTGTCTACGAGTCCGGCGATTTTTTCAAGGAGGCGATTAGATTTGTGTGAGTCAACAAATGATACACGTAAGTCAGAAAACGTGCAGTGGGGCGAGCGCATGGCGACCTATGTAGGTCTTATGAGGTGGAACGGCTACTCTGTTCAGGAGATTGCCGAAAATCTCAACATCTCTCGCCAGCAGGTGTATCTGCACCTGCAGAAAATTCCCTTTCCCAACGAGAAGGCAAGGCGGTATCCCCGTCCTGTTCTGGATGAGGAGCAGGTACGTGCTGTCATCAGTTACTTTGCCACCAACAAAGATTCATCTGTCACCGCTGCTGCGGAGACAACTGGAATTTCCCTGTCCGATGTTACGATGCTCTGCAACAACATTCGTGGCGCTCACTCATGGTATTTCAGCGAAGGATATCCCCTCATTGCGGATTATCTGAACAAGGAGGGAGTCACGCTGGATTATCTGGAGCAGCTTGCAGGCGTGCAGGGCCTTGCTCAGTATTTGTTCTCCACATACCCCTATAAGGAGATGCCCCAGTCCCGTGCAAAGGCAGTTGCGGCGGTTATCGACGTTCCTGTGGAGAAGATGATGGCGGTTGCGTTTGCATCCTGCAACATGGCAAATGGAATGGCTACTCCTGAGGAAATGGCCTTGGTCGTTGGCTCCGTGACTGGTCGTGAAGCGAATACCCGTCTGTTCTATCGCGGACGCCGTATCGCACCCTCGCGGTCTCGTATTGGAGGTGATGCATAATGTCCGACAAAAACTCCGTGTGCAATTATGACGAGCACCTCGACGAAGAACGGCCTTATCCCGCAGCTCTGCAGCAGATGACGACCAAAGGCCTGTTGATGGCTGGAGCTATTGTAGTCATTCTGATTGCGACCCTCATCCTTCAGAAAACGCATTTTACATCCATGATTCCTTTTGCCTGCGCCATTCTCCTGCTGGCCGCATATGTGGTCTACACCGCACTGCACCTGCGGACAGAATGGGAAAACGGCGACATCATCTGCCATGTGGCTACGTGCCGTTCTGTGCGGTCGCGGAATTGGCCGCGTGACAGCAAGGAAGTCATCTTTGTAACTGGGGAGGACGAGGAACAGGAAGCTCATGTGTTCAATCTTCCTGACCGGAAAAACAAAGACCTGTTTCCCGGCTTCAAGTATACCATCTACGTCCGTGCCAAAGATACCACACGACTTCTGGCCTATCAGGAGATTTACGTCCCTGCGGATGCTAAGGATACTGAGGAAGTCAAAGCGGAACTGAACTCTCGTGACAACTGAACAGCCGGCCCCGAAAAGGGCCGGCCTTTTTCTGGCATATAAAAGAGCCCCCGCCGAGAGGCGAGGGCTTTGGGTTTTGCTTAATACAGTGCGTAGGGGTTGTTGTTTTCGGGAGTCTCTGCAGGCTCCTCGGCTTTCAGCACTTCCTCGGCGGGCTCACCGTCAGAGGTGTCGTCTGCATCAGCCTCGGCAACCTCGGCAGCATCCTCGACGGGCTCTGCTGCGGGAGTGCCGATGCCCCAGTTGAGGATGGCTTCATCCTCGTCAGAAAGGGCGATACGCTGCTTTTCGGCGGTGTCACGAATTTTCTTGACCATCTTATCGCGGTAAGCCTTAATAGCGCCCTGAATACGGGTGGTAGCCTGTTCATCAACGACGATTGCGGGCTTCTTGCGGCTTTTTGCGGACACTGTAAAGGCGTTATCCTTCGCGGCAATATCCAGCATAGTGTTGATGTCGGAGACAGCTTTCAGACCGTCCATGACCTGCTGAAGTGCCTGCTGCTGCTTGGAATCACTGATAATAGCGGGCATATTTGTTCTCCTTTCTTTTTTATGTCGCAGGAACTGTGGTGTCAACAGCACCGTCGGCGTTTTCGATGACCTCGCTCATATCGGCGAGGAAGTAGATGTCATTCTCAGCATCATAGTCGATGTGGGCAACGACTGTTCCCAGCTCTTCGCCAGTAACCTTATCGCAGACCTTAATCGTTAGAGTGTCATTTTTATCGCCAGACCCATCAGTCAAATTGGAGTCCTGCCATGCAATGCCATAATTGTCAATGCCATGATAAACGGCATCCAAGCCCTTAATTTCTCCCTGACTCTTGAAGGCGGCAATGCTGTTCGTTTCCATAGACGGAAATGTATCAATGGTATTCGTTGCGAGCCCTTTGTCAGTTGAATAACGGAGCATGACACGGTTGGCAGTGAAATAAAACGCAGCTCCATCCGGCGCAGAACAGAATGGATTCAGGTAGATGGCGTTGGCACCGGCATTACTGTCGCCCATACCCAGCGTGACCTCGTAGCCAGACTGCAGGGTGCAGGTCAGCTTCACATCGTTGCGGTAGTTACCATCTGCGACCCAGCCATTTGAGTCCTCCATACCATCGGGAATAGGTTCGGGATTTTCCAGATTGTACTTCGGGTCGTCAGCGGGATTGTCTCCGTTCTTCTTTCCGCAGCCGGCGATAGTCAGCAGCATCAGCGCAGCCAGCACCAAGACAAGATACTTTTTCATGTTTTTGTCCTCCTCAAAACTTTTACTGCACAGGGTCAGTGTTCTGTACGGTGTTATCTCCGCAGAGGATACGGTCTACGAACTGGCAGATGTTGAGCTGTGCGGCACGTTCGGGAGTGTTGGCTTCCAGTTCCTCCAGCAGCTCCACGGTCGTTACTGTGCCGCTGGTGAGCGTCACATCAGCGCCCGTGACCATTGCTGCATCATACACGGTGGCAGCCTTCTCTGTCATACGGAAGCGTACGATGGTGGGAACCATCTTTGCAACACTGACATGGTTCTTCACATACTGGCTCAGTTCGCCCTGCGGGATAGCACCCAACTTGGCGTATACATCATACAACAGGGTGCCGTCGGAGTTCAAGAGGTCACTGACAACAGCTTTCAGCTTGATGGTCTCATGCCGACGATTATGCTCGTCTTTCTCGCTGATGGTGTACTCGATAGTGGGGTCATCTGCATACAGCTCCTCGCGGAGAGCGGCGTTGTTATCGTCCACAGTGCGGGTGATAGTGATGACCGCCTCACGACCGAACATCAGGAAGCTGGTATCATCTTCCCACAGGTAATCGCGGACATCCTCGCCATCCTCAGCCAGCCAAGGATTTGCAGCAACGGAAGCTCCTGTAGTGCTGTTGACGCTGAACTGGTCGATACGAAGGATTTGACCGGCGCCGATATACTCGGTGGCATACTTCCCGACGACTGTGTTCGCCATTTCAACGTTGCACAACTTGGAGCCGATAGCTACAGCACAGTTGTAGACGTCAGCGGGAATGGTAGCCACGGCCAGATTGTCCTTGGAGAACTGCGTCCCCGGCAGGACATCGTCCGTGACCTGAATGACCTGAACACTGTCGCCGTGTACGTAAGACGTGGTAACAGTCGTACCATCGGAACGCTGAAGCACTGTGGGGTACTGATAGCCGATAGGCGTAGACCGGTTTGCCAAAATGGAATATACACAGAAAGCGATAGCTCCACAGGCGACTACAGCCACGACGGGCAGGACAACCTTCTTCATAAAACGCTTGAACGGGCTTACAGGCACCATACTGGTTCCAGCAGCATCACTGGCGGATACGGTAGGCTTACGCTTTTTCTTCTCCTCACGTTCCCGCTGCTTCTCGGCTTTCAGACGCTCCTCCTCCTGCCGCTTCAGCTCACGCCAGTCAGGGGCGTCAGCCGTACCTGAGGGGGGAGGTGTCGGTTCAGACTTCGGAGGTTCAGGCTTCTTTGCGGGCTCTTTCTTGGGAGGTTCCTTCTTTTCAGGGGGAGCAGGGGGAGGGTCATCTCCTCCATTGGTTGCGGGTACAACGATGGTCGTCTGCTTCTTTGCGCTGCCGACACGTCCGGTCAGCTTACCGTTATCGTCGCACTCATAGAAGCGACTGTTGGCATCATCGAAATATCCGGTGCAGACGTTGCCGGCGCCCAGCTTGAACTGACGTTTGGGCAACTTGGTGATTTGTGCGACTTCCTCTGCAGTGAAAGTCCACGTGTTATCTCGTGCCACGGGTATCTACTTCCTTTCTTTCTGGTTTTACATATTCTGACCGCCGTTGCTTCCAGCGGAGGGAAGAGGATTTTTCCGGAACGGGTCAGGGCCGGGGTAGGGGCCTTTGTACTCTGTGGGGTCAAAAGCCAAAATCGCATAGACGATAGCAGGGAACAGAGCCATCCAGAGTACCATTTTCGGCCTGTGGTAGCTGGTAAACCCCTGATAGTCCACACCAAACATGGATACGAACTTCACCCACGTTACGATGGTCAGGACGATGTTTACGATAGGCACCAGCATCAGCCACACGTAACGGGTATGTCCATAAGTGGAATAGAACAGGCAGAAGATATTGTAAATCGGCGTAAAGCCGGCCCAGATGGGATACCCTGCCTTCTTCAAAATGAATGCGTTGAGGAGGTAGATAACGATGATGTTACCTACGGTCCACACCGTTTTGAATTTCTCATAGCTGCTCATAGTTTTGTCCTTTCAAGTATGTTGTAGTTTAGAAGATTGTGGTGAGCCAGCCGATGATGGTGTAAAAGATACTGGGTACGAGGAAGTACAGACCAGCCAGCACTGCAACGATGGTCAGTGCAATAGACAGTCCCTTCCTGACGACCTTACGTGCCACATACAGGGCGGCAATCAGCACCAGCAGGCTCACAATTTGCGAAGGCGTAAGCGCGAGAACCCAGTCCCTTACAGTTTCAAATATTTTGACAAGTTTTTCAAGCATAAAAAGCACCTCCGCTTGCAGGCGACGTTGTGGGCAACATTCCCCAAATGCCCTTATTACCTGCACTTATTACATATTCTATATTACCACATTCGAACATATTGTCAAGCAATTTGGCTCACATTGACTTGACATTTTTTTACGTTCGTGTTATAGTCGAACTATAAAAACAATCTTTGAAAGAAAGGAAAAATCTGTCATTATGGCAAAGAAAGCGAAGAAGAAACAGACGAACATGAATGTCGTTCGCGGTTTGCTTGCCTTCTTAGTAGCAATCGCAGTGTTCTATGGTGCAAAGCTGATTCCTCAGCTTACGAACACTGCCAATCCCGATACCAACCCTCCGTATAGCGATACGCAAGGGAGTACCCAGACAGGGTATTCGACGGAGTTCTCGTTGGACGACATAGAGCCATTCAGCGGAGAGCCGTACACCGTTGTGAACGGTGATGTACCGTACTTCACCGAGGACGACATCACTACCGAGCCTTTCGAGCTGTTTACTGACTTGGACGACCTCGGACGCTGCGGACCGGCCTACGCAAATGTGTGCCAAGAGCTGATGCCTACGGAGGAGCGTGGGTCTATCGGTTCCGTGAAGCCGTCAGGCTGGCACCTGAACAAGTACGACTGTGTGGATGGCAAGTATCTCTACAATCGCTGTCACTTGCTGGGTTATCAGCTCACCGGCGAGAACGCTAACGTCAAGAACCTCATCACCGGAACCCGCTACCTCAATGTAACTGGTATGCTGCCGTTTGAAGACGAGATTGCTGATTATGTTCACGAGACAAACAACCACGTTCTGTATCGTGTGACTCCCGTTTTTGAAGGCGACAACCTTGTGGCAAACGGCGTCTTGATGGAAGCTCTCTCCGTTGAGGATGATACCATCGAGTTCTGTGTGTTTTGCTACAACGTGCAGCCCGGTGTCAAGATTGATTACGGCACCGGCCTCAACTGGGCGGACGCGGAATACTCCGCTGAAAACTGACTATAAAGAACAAAGGAGAAAGAACTATGTTTGACCTGCTCTTTGGGAACAAGGCTGTTCTCGTTCCCGCAATTATCGTGATTGCGGTCCTCATCATCTGTATTCTGGGGTACATCAAGGCACCGCCCGATATGGCGTATATTATCTCTGGTCTCCGCAAGAAGCCCAAAATCCTCATTGGTCGTGCTGGTGTCCGTGTTCCGTTTCTGGAGCGCGTCGATAAGCTGATTGTCCGTCAGATTTCCGTGGATATCAAATCCGATGGCTACATTCCCACACTGGACTTCATCGGCGTTGACGTGGATGCTGTCGCCAAGGTCCGTGTTCGGACGGATGATGAGGGCATTAAGCTGGCTATGCGGAACTTCCTGAACATCACCGATGCCCGTGGCTTTGAGCAGGCTATCTCGGACTCTCTTCAGGGAAACATGAGAGAGATTATCGGTACTATAACGCTCAAGGAAATCTGCAATGACCGTAAGAAATTCGGTGATGAAATCCAGTCAAAGGCGCAGGTTGACATGAATGCGTTGGGTATCGAGATTATCTCCTGCAACATCCAGCGTGTGACCGACGAGAAGGGCCTTATCAATGCGCTGGGTCAGGACAATATGAGTCAAATCCAGAAAAATGCTTCCATCGCCAAGGCCGAAGCGGAGCGCGATATTCAGATTGCTCAGGCGGAAGCGGAAGGTATCGACCGTAAGGCCGAAGCTATGAAGAAGTACGGTGAAGCTGCCGTGGTCGAGATGATTATGAATGCACTGCCCGAAATCGCCAAGAACGTGGCCGCACCTCTCACCAATGTGGATTCCATCACCATGTACGGCGAGGGTAACAGCACAAAGCTGATTGAGGACATCGTTTCTTCTACCACTCAGGTTTCCAACGGTATGCTGAACGGTTTGGGCATCGACCTGCGGAGCCTGCTGGCCGGCTTTGTCGGTGGTAAGGTCGCAGTTCCCGCATCTGCTTCCAGTGTTGAGCCTACTGCCGTTACTGAGGGCGACACCGAGTAAGTATAATATCCCGCCGTAGGCACTCCCTGCGGCGGGTCATACGGAGAGATGGCTGAGTGGTCGAAAGCACCGGCCTTGAAATCCGGCGATGTCAAAAGCATCCGTGGGTTCGAATCCCACTCTCTCCGCCAAAGAAAATAAGTACGGACGGTATAACCGGAATTTACGTCTGTGGAGACAAAATCTGTCGCTGAAGCAGGAACTTGCCATGGCTGAACACCGCGTGAGAGGCGGTACAGCACCGAGGCAGGAGTGCCGTGGGGGAACATGAGCAAGCGTACAAAAATCGGTGGAATGGCAGGTGACTTATGAATGGCAGACTATTTCAAAGTTGTATATTCGCGGGAGCTTTCCTCAGAATATGAGCCGCGTTACATTGTCATACAGCCTAAGACCGGTGCGGTACTGGACGATGCCCAAGGTTTCGGCTACACAAGCCGCGAGAAGGCGGCAAAGGCGTACACCTATAAGAAGATGCCGCATCCCGAACAGCGGTCTCTGGCGGCCCGCAAACGCCGCGTAGAGAAGTGGTGTCTGGAGCACCTTGATGTGGTAGATGGTTATGCTGACATCTGCTTGCAACATATGAAGGCATCTGGTGATGGACGTATCAGTATGAGCTCTGCTGTTGTTTCCCGTTATTTGAAGGACTGCGGATACGATAACCTGCCGTTCTCGGCGCAGGACTTTATCCGCTACTGCAAAACTTAAAATCAAAAAAGGGTAGTCAAAAAAGAGGTGAAAGGACAATGAAGAACACCATTTTGGGGAAGGTGCGCTTCAATGACATCGAGGCGTACAAGGATGAGTGGGCAGCGAGAAGCCGTGAATGGCGCTTTGAAAAGGCCCGACAGGAAGAAACTCGCATTATCAGAGAGAATGACAGAGACGATGCAACGCTCTTTTTGGGGCTTACGGACCTGTCCAGTCTCTCACAAGATAGTGACACCAATGCGAGATGGTGGCGGAAACACATTGAGGACTATCTCAAGAACCTTTCTGAGTTCATCGACTACTGCAAGACCTATGAGCAGCCCGCCAACGTATATAGCAATTATGAGGGCATCGGTATGGTCGTTGGTCTCGGCAGCCGCAGATTCTTTCTCTACCAGCCGGACTCTCTGGTGGCGGAGTATGTGCCGGTCAAGGACTATTCCGAAATGTCCGTGGGCGAGATGCGAGCCCTCGCAACGCATGGAGCTTCATCGACGCTGCCGGCATCCGTGCCTGAGGCTCTTTCTGTCTCTCAAGTACGTGAAGGTCTGTCCGACCGTGAGGCGGAGCTGAACTCGCTCAAGGCCGATATTGAGGCAACGAGAAATGGCACCAGCGAAGAACTTCGCGCCCTCAAGGAAGAGGTCGAGCGTGCTATGGCCGCGCTGGAAGAGAAGAAGTCTAAGCTGATGGACGAACTATCTGCCAAGCGTGAGGCGCTGGAAGAGCAGGTTGAGATGATGAATAATCAGATTTACCTGCTGGAGTCCCAGATTTATGCTATCCGCTGCTACATGGGTGAGACAATCAATTTTACCCGTATCCGCACTGGCCGGAATGCACCGGAGAAAGAACCGGTCGTCCTGTTCCAGAAGCTCCGTTTCCTTGATGAAGAGATGGGGCGCCTTGCTTCCATTTACAACATGAAAGAAAGCAAGCTGAAGTATTTCGAGGAGTTCCTCGCAGCGTCTCCTGTTGCGCTGGATACCTTTGCTCCCAGCGAGAAGTGTGTTGCGCTGGTTCGCCTCAGCAAGACTGGCAAGCACTTCTTTGGTCATGAGACGTGGAGCAATATGCTGGACAGCTACAATATCTATCACGGTAACACCATCGGTATTGTCATTCGTAATGGCGAGAACGTCTATATAGGCTGGACTGACCCTGAGGAAGTTCATGTAACGGACGATTTCATCATGGACGTGAACCCCAAGGATTTCCGTGTGAATACGGAATATATCGGTCAGGAGGATGAACACCAGCGTAAGCAGCGTGTGAAGGAAGAGCGTACACAGGCACGCAGCATGGTCGTGGAGATGGTATCTCGCATCTTTCTGTTCAATATTCTGCAGGGTGTGGTGGATAGCTCCGACATCCTTTCTCTGCCGGCTGGTGTCAAAATCTCCAAGTCTTCTGAGTATGTCGTGTTTTCCATGGCTGACCGCTGGTTGACCGACAACCGTTACGGCAGCTTTGTAGACATCGTGGAGCGATGCAACAAGCCTGATGCAAAGAAGGGTGATAGTATCTTGACCGTCCTTTCTTTGACTCCGGAGAGAGAATACAGGTATAGGCCTTACTGGAATGACCGTGGCAGGGGAGACCGCAACCGTACCCATGACTGTTCCGTTGATGACTGCGCCATCTATCCCATCAATCTGGTGGAGTATGACGCACCGGAGCAGCGCACCTATTATCTCTTTAATGGCATTCGCTACTCCACATATGGCGATGGCAGTAATCTCGTCGATGACGCTGAAATCATCGAAACCGTTATGGAGACTAAGCCGCATTTCTTCGTATCTGTGGAGAAAGGCGAGTCCATAAACCGCCGTTGGTATGCTGACGAGGGCAAGAAATGCGCCCGTTCCAACTTCGAGGTGTTCCGCGACGAATATATCAACCTCGCTTTTATGAACTCCGAGTGGCTGACTTACGCCATCAATACCAAGAACCTCGGTGGATGGATTATCGGCGGTAAGTGCGTGGATTACGCCTACGGTATCAAGTACCTGAATGTGGCACTGCAGCACATCCGCCAGCGCGAGGCATCCGAGAAAGAGCACCTTGACCGCTCTTGCCCCGGCTTTACGGAGAAGTACCCTTCTTGGATGGTAGACCTGTCAGAATGGAAGCTCGCCGAGGATGTCCATAGTCTCCATTCCCGCAATGTATCGAAATTCTTGAGCTGGGTTGCTCAGAAGGAGGTATCCTAAATGGAAGCTGCAACTACCGTAACCTCACGGCTGACATACAAGCATTGCGCCAAATGCTTCAATCGCATCGTTCTTCACGCATTTTCTGAAAGCCATTGTCTCGAATGCGGCAAGTTCATTATCTGTTCCAACACACCTGCAGACACACTTTGCCCTGAGTGTGCCATCAAATTGAGCCGCTGCATCCATTGCGGCGTTGAATTGGATAAGGAGGATTAAATTATGAGCAATGTCGTCATCATCAAGCACCCCAAATGCCCGCAGACCTTCTTGTTCTCCGTCCCTGACGGTTGTGCGCTCCATACCGGCGATTTCGTGACGGTGGACACAAAGAAGGGCAAGACCGTTGGCATCTGTGCCTCGGACAGCTTCTCCGTTCCTGAGAGTGCTTTGAAGCACATCGTTACTGCTTTTGGCGGTTCTGAGCCCCTGCGTACAGTTGTCGGTATGTTGGAGGAGCGCCCGCTGGTCAGCGCTGTTAAGGAGGCATCTTAATGGCCGCCGGCAAACAGCGTGCAGGCGCCGACCGACGCTATATCGTCTTCTGTACCGCTTGCGGGCAGGTTGCCCCACTGACCGATAAGGTGGATGTGGATGGACACCTCATGTACGACTGGCACCGTCCTTGTCCTCGCTGCGGCAAGGAGGAGTGGGCGACACGATTCATCAACCCCATCGGCACCACAACCAAAAAATAAGCAAAGGCGGCTCTGCATCTGGCAGAGCCGTTTTTCCACTTCTTCCACACAGCTTTCCACAATATATTGTATGTATGCCATTTCTCCACACAATATGCTATATATTCCCATTTCCCCCACCCGTTTGCAGTTTGCAAACGCCAAGAGTAAAATGCAAACTATAGTTTGTAAATCTCTTAGTTCAATCCAGTTGCGACTTTGCATCCTTTAGTAGTAAGTTGGTCGCAAGTTAGTTGCAACTTGAAAGTAACATAACAAAAAAAGCACCTCTCTTTCGAGAGGTGCTTTCAGTTTAGAATTTCAGTTGGTCTTCAGTTATTTTTGCGATTTGCGGCAGCTTGCGAGCTTCTTCGGTACGAAGCTGGAACATATCCAACTCATAATTACCGAGCCGCACGCGGTCAAGACCATCGGCATCCTTGAAGATGTCAAAGAGGCTTTTGACTCGCAGCTCATCTTGCTTATCCAACCAATGTTTCTCGATGAACTCATAGCCTTCCTTATCGGGACGGCAATGATACTCCATCAGGAACAGAGTGATGGGGTCAGTATCAGGATACGCTTCCTGCAGCATCTTCGCGCTCTCGGCGCCGTGGGTGTTGTCCTCTGAATCACTGCATCTACCTGTGTCATGGTACAGTGCGGCATCAATCAAAATCTCCTTGTCTTCCAAGTCCAGACCCTTCATATATGCCAACAGCATACACATGAACAGGACACGGCCAGCATGAGCCTTTCCGTGTAGTTTGCTTGCCATTTGGAAAGGAACGGCATCATAGTCGGCAGTCCTCTGATAGAGCCAGAAGTCATCTATCGCGCCGTCATCCACGGCCTCATTGAGCCAGTCGATACCATAGAGGGGAAAGTCTTCAACCTCCTTGATGTCATCAGGAGATACGATAATTTCAGCCTCCACACCTTCGAAATACTCAATGACAGAGGCTTTTTCGACTGTAGCCCGAAATACCTTCGCATTGTCAGACGGGAAGCGTGTGGCGAAGAACACGGCCACGGCAGGGTCCAGCGTCCAAGAGAATGCCTCCTCCAGACTTGCGCTTTCATCGCCGGCGCCACGGTAGACCGTCAGGGTGTCGGGATACTTCTTGAGTCCCTCCTCCGTTGCCTGAATCTGTTCCGGTGTTTTCATGCTCTTGAGCTTCAGTATGCCGTCCCGTCCAAGTGCAGAGCATCCGTAATCGGAAAAAGGGTAGACATCATAGAACAGTTTGTAAGCGCCATCAAAACCCTCATCAACGAGCTTCTTCAGATACTCTATCCGCATCCGGTCGTTGAGTGCCGTGATGATGAAGCTACAGTTGCCTGAAGCAATTTTCTCCTTCAGTTGCTCAACAGCCCCTCGGATTTCAGGTGTTTTATCCTCGCCGTCGGCTGCCATTGTGAGACTGTGGCAGGGGAATATGACCTTATCCTTATCCCAGTAATAGAACGGGGTGAAGCCGCAGCCATAGTAGAGGTTTTCAATGATGTCGTCGGTCAGATGAAACTTCTTCCGCAGTTCATCGGCTGTATAGAGCGCCATATAGCCGTTCCGACTGGCAATCGCCTTTGCTTTCTCTGATGTGACAGACGCAGCAGGGAGGAGGTTGCTGAACGATTCGACATTGCGGGATTTCATCACCACATCAGCGATGTTCAAACTTTTCAACCTCCTTCAACAATTTCTCTATCACTTCGGCAGCATCAGCTTCAAGGCTGTTAATGTTGCAGGCACCGTCCACATCTCGGTACTTGCACCGCTTATCGCCGCAGCCGAAGTTGTCTTCAGCGTCCGTGCCATAGCAACGGAGTCTCTTGACAACTCTCAACGCATCACTTTTCAGCTTGGCTGTCATTGTGCTTTCTCCTTTCTTGTCTAAATAGACTTTAATCAGGCTCTAACATATCGTGCCTTCTTGGACATTCCGATACGTTTAATGCTCCCTTCCTTCACCATGCGTCCAAGCACAGCCTCCACGGTGGACGGGCTTACATCAGGATGAATGGCGCATATCTCCGCTTTGGAAATTGGCATCAGGCTGCCAAGTACCGTAGCTTCGATTCGCGTCATCTTCGTGATTTTCTTCCCATTGACGACTGCAAACCGCTTATCCAACTCCTTATAGCACTGATACAGTATGGACAAGAAGTTTTGAATAAATGGCGCATAGTCGTTGTTGTTCTCCATCCAGCCCTTCGAGGATTGCTCCAGTGCGTCGTAATAATACGCCTTGTGATGGTTGATTTGTTCCTCGAAAGAAATGTACTTTCCTACATCGAAGCCGTTTTTGTAGAGCAGCAGAAGTGAGAGCAATCTCGACATTCTGCCGTTACCGTCGCGGAAAGGATGGATACACAGGAAGTCCAAAATAACGCAGGGAATAAGAAGAAGCAGGTTGATATTGGAGTTGGAACAGGCATCCAAATAGGCCAGTTCCAGTTGCTCCATAGTAGCCGGTGTCTCTGCCGCAGGTGTGGGACGAAACCTCACACGCCGCGTGCCATCCGCCGCGACTTCCAGAATCACATTGTCATCTGTTTTGTACTGCCCACCGTTCTCGTCGCCTGCGACTGCCATCATGGTTTCATGGAGCCGCAGAATGTCAGGAACGCCGAAAGACAGGTACTCATATCCTGAATGCACAGCGTTGAGTGCATCTCTGTATCCGGCAATTTCCGCCTCATCATGGTTCAGAGGCGCACTGCTGTGGTTTACGATTTCCGCAATGCGCTTGTCGCTGGTCACAATGCCCTCAATGGCGTTGGAGCTCTTTACTGACTGAACTCGCGCAATGGATTCCAGTTCAGTGAAGACTTTTCCAAACTCCTGCTTACGGAAGCCGGCTTCAGTACGAAGAGAGTAGATTTTGCTCGTGATGTTCACAAGGCTTGCAGGAAGCAGCCCGTTATCGAGGAAAGAATAATCAAACTTTCTCATAACACCAGCTCCTTTCTGCACATTATTATACATCTTTATATGCAGAAAATCAACTCCTTCCTGCAGCAAATGGGCTTAAAAAACAACATCAGCAAGAACTTCCTTGGAAACCGTGTTGTTCCACATCCGCACACTTTTCCTGATACTGCTGGCATAGATTTTTGTGCCGGCATAGGTCTTCAGGTTTGCGTGGAACGGAAACCCCTTTTTGCAACTCTGACATACAGCCTTACAATCGGGCTTGCCACAGTGGGAATACAGCTTGATTTTGCCACCACACACGGGGCAGGGAGCAATGTAACCTAAATCCATAGTATTATCTCCTTTCAAGAAGAGCCACCCCGAAGGGTGGCTCTTTAGTTGTAGTTAGACCTTCAGCCGTTTCTTGACGATTTTGACCATTGCCTTGGGGAAGGTGGACAGGTCAGTAATGTCAAGGAACTGGTCGCCGTAAATCTTCTTGAGGTACGCTTTGTCGTCGCCGATAGCTGCTGCAACAATCTCGACACCGCGCCGCCGATTGCGTGCTACGATGTCCTTGATATCCTTCGCCGCAGAATCTCCGCCATAGGAATCGTCGTTCGGCTTGCCGTCCGAGATGATAATGAGGAGCTTCGTGCGCTCAGGTCTCGCATTCAGCAGGTTCGCAACGACCTCCAGAGCTGCACCGTCACGGTTACAGCCTCCGGTGGAGAGCTTGGCAAGGCGATACTTGTCACGCTTACCAGCCTTCAGGAAGTCCGTATAGACGAACAGGTTGACCCTACCGTGCATGGTCACGTTGTGGCCGTACACAGCGACAGGAACATGAACACGCTCTGCATAGTCATGCAGGAGCATGGTGGCCTTCATAGCGGCGCCCATGCGCTGTCCGCACATGGAGCCGGACTGGTCAACGAGAACAGCCACGGCCATGTCAGGCAGGTCCTGCGGCAGCTTGGTGTCGCTGAAGTACCGGCAGTCGGGACGCCACATATCATTGGCTACGATATCCCTACCGTACATCCGATTTCTGCGGACATCGCCATCTTGCAGGTCTTTCAGTTCCTGCTGCATCAGCTTCGCCAAACGCTTGGAATACTGTTTCACATCCTCCATCATTTCTCCGTAGAGCTTGATGTTTGCGGGTGTTACTTCAACCTCGCGTTTGACGTCGATTTTATGACCCTTGTGCGTGGAGCTGCGGTCCATGATGTCAACATCAGCGATGATTTGGGACTTCAAATCCTGTTCCATCTGAGCTTCGGCCATGTCACCGGCAACGGAGGAAATGATGGTCTGCAGAACATTTGCCAACATATTGTCAGCCTGCTCCTGCTTCTCATTCTTATCCTTTCCATCGCCGTTCTTACCAGCCACAGCAGCGGGAACGTTGCCCTTATTGGCATCATTACCGCCGGAACCGCTGCCGCCCTTTTTGCCCTTTTTCTTACCAGCAGACTGAGCATCCTTGGTAGCTTGCTTGGCTACGTTGGAAGCCTTCTGGTTCTTGGGCATCTGAGAGCCGCCGCCATTCTGTGCGCCCTGAGCGATTTGCTGGAGCACCTGCTGAATGGCATTTGCGCTGGGCTGGGAGACACCTCCGCCGCCCTGCTGGTTCTGGCTGTTTTGACCGCCGCCGGAGTTGCCGCCGGAAGAGGACTGGCCCTGCTGCCCCCCCTGACCGTTCTGGTCGGAGCCGGACTGCTGACCTTGCCCCTGCTGGCCTTGGCCTGCCTGAGCATTCTGCTGCTTGTCACACTTATCTATTGCATCCTTGATGTAAGGCCACATAAAGAGAAGCATCACATTGATTTGAGCATACAGCTCTTTAGGGTTATCCGTGTTGGTGGCAAGCTCAATGGCCTGTGAGATGTCTGTCAGCTTCTTGGCGTACTCATTGGTATAGAGCGTCTGCTCATCCGCAACGAGAATTTCACCGAAGCGTGCGAACTGGAGAACGAGGCTTGTCATGATAGACAGCGGCTCATTCTTGTTATTCGTATAGCCTTCCAGCGTGTGAAGCTGTCCCTGAAGGGAAGATGCTGCCATCTCAATACCACGTGCAACAATGCCGCCGTAGTAGTCGCTCATACGCTCCTCGTCGTGTGCGTCGATGATGCAGTTGACGAGTTCGTCCCGCAGCGACTTGAACACCTTGCGGTATTCAGGATGCTTCAGCGCCTCCTTCATCTCATCCAGTTCTGTCTCGTCGTCCGGTTCAGGCATCCGTCCGTAGAGTGTGCCGTTCTCTTCCAATTCTTTGTCTGCCAGCGCATCGGCGCGGAAGTCGTGGAATCGGATGTGGGCCAACTCGTGGTAGACGATACCCATAACCGTTGCGAATCGTGAGGAGGGGAGCTTATACCACGTGATGACACTATTCGCCGTATTCTGATAAAGATTATTCCCATCAGTACAGGCGGTGATGTCTGAGTTTGGGTTATGCATCAGAGAAACGGAGATGTGCTTGTCAAGGTCCTTCGTCATCGAATCGACTGTCGCCTGCACATGACTCCGAAACGCTTCACTGGTGTAGATGTCAGCATCCGTGAGCTTCTCGCTCATTTCATTGGCACCCACACGGATTTGCCTCCAGATAGATTTCTGGTCCATGCGTCATTTCTCCTTTCTTATTTACTTGCGCCGGTTCTTGAAAATTTCAACAGTGAATTCAAGGCAGAAATCTGCCACCTGCAATCTATCACTCGAATTTCCTGTAAATACAGGCTCAACACCGTTAGCGGCTGCCATTCTGTTGATGATATTACAGGCCTCTGCTGCAGCGTTGTGAACCGCTGTGCGTCCTCTGTCAATGGTCTCTACTGCATCCCTGAGGTCCTCGCCTTCGAGTCTATTGTGAGCAATGATGATGCGAGTTTCGCTCATATCAACCGTTTTCACATAGTCGAGAAAGGTCTGAGCACAGGTGTTTTCGACGAGGTCATGAATTCTCTCAGCGTTAGGAGCATTGTTTTTCAGACCTTCTCCAATCTTGGCGCAAAGTGTCCTGTAGTTCTCGTAGTTAAAGAACTTGGCGTTCTTGTAGTTATAAGTCATGGTCTTCTCCTTTCTTACTTTCGGTCCCGAAAGCAAGAAAAGAGGCCCCATGCCTCTCTTCTCCTTTCAGGACAAGCCTACGCCACCTTGCTGATGACCTGCGCCGCATTGGAACGAATCTCGTTCTGCTCGACGGGGTCATTCGTGCATTTGGCGATGAGGCACGTGTTAATGTAATCTTCCAAATGAGCCATGTATCTGTCGTCACACTGCACGCAGCAGACGAGAGACTCCAGCTCGCAAATAGTGCAGGAACCTTCCGTGATTTCCTTGTCGGCGCAGTAGCTCCGAATCTGCTCGAACACGTCGTACAGAGCGTTCAGCGTCTTGTCGTCACGGCTCCAGCCGGTGTTGTACTTGATGCGCTCCAGCATAGCCTGCTTTTCGATTTCAGTGCTGTCGAAAATCATCCGGCAACGCCGAATAACAGACTGGTCGATGGGGCGGCAGGAAGCATAGCCGACGTTATCCGTGAATACCACAACGGCATCCTTCTGACGATACGTAAAACCGCCGTCCACCAGCGGAATCATAGCACCCGGCAGGTCGTACTGGTTCAGTGCGACCATAACGCCGGAGTCCTTGATACGGCTGATTTCCTGAATCTCGCAGATGTAACCGCGAGAAACGGCTTTCACGAAAGCGGACTCGACCACCTTCACAGGGGAAGTGCAGCCGGCGCGGGCAACCAACAGCTCAGAATACTTTGCGAAGCATTCCTCAGATGTGATGCCCGTGCCATCCTCGCCCGTCATGGTCGTCCACGCGGATTCGGGGTCGAAGGAAATCTCATCGAACGTGGGAAGTTCTCCACGCGCCGCATCCACGGGATTGCAGGGGACGAACTCAGAAATCAGGTCCTTCGCCAGCATATCGGTATGGCAGGTCAGCTCCAGCCGAGGAGTGTGCAGGATGCACGCCAGAACCTTCGTGCCGGTAGACTTACCGTAACCGGTAATGCCGCGCCACAGGAAGTTGCGGAAGGGTACGCGCATATTGGACGTAGCGACGATTTTGTCGGCCATCTCGATAACCTCAGGCTGAACCTTGAAGTCATCATCGAAGGTGGGAATCAGCAGTTCCTCGTCGGGCGTCCACGGGTGTGCGTCAGCCCACGCTGCGTATCTGAGCTTGGCAGCCTTCACGGTCATGCCCTTGGTAGAGCTTGAGGTGCTGTTGGCGGCCATTGTGCCACCGATGATGGTAGGTGTGCCGACAATGATGGTGCCGTTGAAAGCGCCGTTGTTGACCTTCTGCCGCGTCAACGTATCCATGTTCCCGTTCTGGACGTTCAGCGGGACTTTGCCCGTCTCACAGCCATAGTAGAACATATCACTGAAGATATACAGATAGTTGAAGGCGGTAGATGCTTCCACCATGTGAGCGCCCCAATCAGCGGGGTACTTGGCGCACAGGGCGAGAATCTCGTCACGGACGGTCTTGAGTTCCGAGTTGTCATCCACGACAGCCAACTCCGGCGCCTCGTAGTAGAGGGACAGGACTTGGGGTGTCATTGCCAGCATAGCGCCGCTGAGGTCGATGTCGTCAGACTCAGAACCGATAGACGGAGTACCCGCCCACTGGCCGGAAGGCATCGTCACGGCGGCACCCAGTTTACCGACAGAAGGCGCATTGGTCTGGAACACCGTTTTATAGGTGAACAGCAACGTCTTCACGGTCGTGCCGGTAGAGTTGTCGCGGAACTCAGCGCTCCACAGATTGTCAGAGACCTGCAGCAGAGCATAGTCCTCGACAAAGCCGGGAATACCCAGATATGCCAGAAATGCTCTGGTTGCATAGGCGTGCAGCGTAGATTGCCCCTTCATAGACGGTCTCTGCGGCGCATTCCACTTGGAGAACGTCGTCGTGCTGCGGTTAGGCATTTGGTTCAGCCCGAAGGGGAGGGTACTGATGTCGAACCCTTTCTTACTTCTGAAGAGTACACAATTTGCCATGGTCTTTTTCTCCTTTCTCCCAGCCTGTAATAAGGACTTACGGGAATCCAAAAAATGTTATATATAGAAAAAGACAGTCACTTCCCAGAAAAGGGAAGTAACTGTCTTGATTCTTTGTGGTGACTTGAAAACGGAGATAATCTCCTTTATAAAAATAGCTTCGTAATTATAATTCTATACTACCACAGTTTGATATTTTGTCAATCGCTTTTGCCGTAAAAAAAAAGAAGCTCCCGAAGGAGCTTCTTTTGAAAAAATGTGGTTTGTCTTGAAGCGAAAGAATCAAAGGATTTTTGCTCGGACGGTATAGGTGAACGGAGCGACACCATCATCCGAACTCGCATCCCACACTTCATGGATTTCGTCGATGGGTACACCTGCCACACGACGCCAAGCGACGTCATCGGCGAAACCATCAATCATCGGAATGTCCTCCAGAAGCGCATCAAGCGCACCGTCTTGGCGCAAGTCAATGTACTTCGGATTGAGCATAACTGCTCCCTCAGAGAGCAGCATACGCGCCCAGAGCTGGTATTCCAGCGACCAACGGGACGTTTCCGTCGGCAGGTCGCCATACAGCTCATCCAGTTTCCGCAGGATGGAAGCGCAAATCACACAACCTTCAGGATGTCCGTGATGCGTACCGAGATACGGCAGCTTTGCAAAGAACAGAGGATTCCCAGAATACTCATCTTCCGCATAGGCGTAAAACGTCAGCTTCATGTCTGCCGCCGCGAAGAACCGGTCGGGAAGGATATCCTTCACTTTACAGTTGCTCCAGACGACATCATCCGAAAGGAATCTGAAGCCAAGAGGCTCCGTTCTTTCCGGTGTGAGGTACTTCCACGCCATATGGCGAACGAGGGCAACGAGCCCCAGCTCATGCCGCAGCATCGGCACATCGTCAAAGATTCTGCGGATGTTTGCCCGCAGCTTCTCTTCGCTTCGTTCCACGCACTCGAAAAAGAGCTTACAGGACGACCCGTTCGTGAACACAACGCTCAGTGTCACGAGCCAAGGTGCGAAATCGTCGGGCTTCAGAATGTAATCTTTCTGCCCAGTGCAGGCGACCGGCACAAACCAACCACCCGCCTTAGCCTCGTTATACGAAGCGTCTTCCGCAGCATAGGCGGTTGTTCTGAAGGCATCGTCGGTGTCCTTATCAGGAATATCAATGGCATCGCCCATGCAAATGTACTTGAAGGGAACGTACATTTCCACCTCTCTGACGCCGTCGCCATCTGCGTCATCCGTATCATGGCAGTAGCGCACGATGTGGACCAGTACGTTCTCGTCGCAGTGCAGCTTTCGCTTGTTCGAAATCGGCATATCCATATGTTTTTCTCCTTTCAGCCCGTCACGATGCAGGTAAACGCCTCATCGCCGGACTCACTCATATCATTCTCCCACGCCTCGGAGATTACGCTGATGGGTGTTTTGACAGCCTTTGCCCACGCAATACCGTCACCGCTGTCTTTCAGCATTTTGTTACCGAAAGCCAGCGTTTTGAATTCGTAGGCGCAGTCGGGGAGGTCAAGGTGCTTCGGATTCAGCATGACCGCACCTTCTGCCAGCAGCATACGAGCCCAGAGCTGATACTCCAGAGCCCATTTTGTTGTGTCTTCAGGCAGGTCGCCGTACATCTCATCCAGCTTCTGCAGCAGTTCTACGATTGCAGCACGTCCCTCAGGCTTGTTGTACCGTTCGCCCAAATCGGGCAGTTTGGCAAAGAACAGGGGGGACGCTGAATACTCGCCGTCGGAATAGGCGAAGAACGTCAGCTCCATGGCAGGGGAATTGAAGAACTTCTCAGAGAGAATGTCCTTCACACCGCACTGGGTGAAGTTTACGCTGTCCGAAATGAGGCGGAAGCCGAACTGCTCCGTCCACTCGCGGGTAAGGTCTCTCTTTGCCATGGCCGCAACTGTGCCAGAATGTCGTCCGCAGGTGTTTTCCGGCGCAACACGCGGCTCAAATCTCGCCCGCATATTGTTGACGATAGCTTCAGTATCGTTGAGGACACTCTCAAAAAGCAGCCGGCAGCCGCGCCAATCTCCTTCGTCGGTGACGGAAAGGCTGATGATATAGGGCGCAAAATCTGCAGGATGGAGAATCAACACCGTCTTGCCGGCATCCTCAGTGACCTTAACAGACCAGCCGCACTCATTCCCGTATCGCTCGTCCTTCTCGAAAGAAGCATTTGTGAGAACGGAAAAGTGCAGTTCGTGACCGTCGCTGAAGACGCTCACAGAATCGCTCTTGCGGATGTCCTTGAAAGGTACGAATGTGGTCTCGAATCTGTCGTGCTTGGGGTTGTTGCGGGAGACCTTAACCAGCGTGTTCTCGTCGCAGAAAGCTGCGGCGGCTCTGATAGATGCATTGTTCATAATTTTCTCCTTTCTTTTTTGTGAAAGCAGGGGAGAGGCAGAGCGCCTCTCCCGCTTCGATTTAACCGGTTATGACCGCTACAATAACCAAAACAATGGTGAGCGCAATAGTACCAAAAGCAGCCGGAAGCATTTCTGGCTGGTCTGATTTTTTTGCGGCTATGACTGAGACGACCATTGCGGCGATGATAAGAACGACATAGGCTATAAACAAGGGGTTCGTCAGCATTTTGAACACGTCCCTCACCTCCGTTAATACCACCGAACAAGTGCGAACAGTTCCACCATAATAACGCCCACAGAAACGCTGCAGATGATTGGCGGCAAGAGGTCCTGTGTGTCCAGTCTCCTTATGCCAAGGAATATGCCGCACATCACGAGAATAGTCAGTGCGAAGTAAAGAATAATCGACATTAGAGTTACTCCACCTCGCTCTTTTCCAGCTCGGAAAGGTTGTCGCATTCAAATCCGCAGGTCATGCAGTGATATGGACCGTAGGGGTCAGACGACTCGTAGATGTTAGATTCGATTTCGTCGTTGATATTTCCGAGGAAATCTCCCGTTTCGATGTCAACCAACACATCAATGTGGAGGACCTGATGACCGGAGAAGGATACGCCGCCACAGTTGGGGCAGCAGCGGGTATACACCTTCTGCTCTCGCTCTGATGCATCAGATTCGATGTCTTCAAACGCTTCGGCGAGCGTGAGAAGCATCTCATTGATTTCCTTGGCGTCCTCGACAAGCACTGACAGCTTCGGAACGCCTGACGTGCCCTTTACGGAAGCCTCTGCAAACAGAGCAACGTGCTCGTCAACGTCGAAGTCCTCGTAGACGCGGCGCACAGCAGCGGCTACTCCATCGCCGAAATCATCGTCGGCGTACAGGTCGAAGGAGTAGTCCTCGCCGGCAGGCGACCCCTGTCTGAACGTGAACACACCACAGACCTTGTCCTCGTCGATGACCCAGCCCAACGCTTCTGCCTTTTCGCGGTAGTTGGCCGGAATCAGGTCAGGAACACTGGTCTGGACCTCCGCAGCGTTTTTTTGGTTATTCTCCATGATTTTTCTCCTTTCTTTTTTCGTTAGGCTTCGGCGCCGAACACCTTTTTGCAGATGGAATGAATAGCCACGAACTGTTCCTGAAGCTGTGCCGGCACGAGGGAGACGGAGAGACCGGCATCGCGCCATACACTTTGGCCTGCGAATGCTTTGTCCCACAGTTCTCCACGTTCGTGCTGGGCCTCCAAGAGCCTCTCATAGCGTTCTTCTTCCGTCTTTGCAGCGTCAATGTACTGCCGTGTGTACTCGTTGAAGTCTGAAATATTCATCTCCGTCTGGTCGGTGTACTCAAAGCGGGGATATTGGGAGTCGATGAAATGGGCCGCTTCTTTGGTGAGATTGAACCCCTTCATGTAGGTACTGCCATTATCGCCCCTGAGGAACAGCAGTGACGCCTGCCAATCACGGGAGACGATTTCGTAGATTTCAGTGATAACGTCGAGCAGATTTTTCTTCTGCTCTTCTGTCAATGAAATCTTCCGCTTCTGCGCCTCCTTCTGCAGAATCTGTTCCGCAGAGCTTTTGGCGCTATCCGTCATCGTAAAAGACGGCGTCCAGTCGTACATCAGAACACACTTATGGACGACGTTTGCGGCGATTGAAGCAAAAACAGGTCTGAGCTCCTCAACATCCTCTACAGACTTCTTGGCGAAGATGATGGCGAGCTGGCAGAAATCGAGCGAGTTGTAGACAGCGTCCACGAAGGACTTCCGCTGCACTTCCCGAATCTCACTGCCGAGCTTGACCAACTCCCCGATGTCGGTAGAGTTGATGCGCCAAGCGTCAAAGATTTTTGTGCTCATTTCAGGCACCCACCTTCCTTGAGAATGTCCATGACCTTCTCCAACACGGTCAACGGAGCGTTGAAGCCGAAGTCGCCAACGGCTCTGCGAAGAGCTATGAGCAATTCCGCCTGATGGTGATAGTCCTTGGCAGCCTGTTCCGTCTGATACAGCCGGTAATCTGTACTCCAGTACATGGAGTTCTGCTGGAAGTAGGGATTTCTGTTCGCATCTTCGGAAGGAGCCTTGTAGTATCGACAGTCTCTATTGTCTGTCAGCCACTTGGTTCCGACCTTGACTGTGACCTCTTCCACCACTTTTCCGCGCTTCCTTTCGGCATTGCTGCCAATAACCGTTACGCGGTAAAGTCTCATTTCAGCGGCCATTGTTCTTACTCCTTTCTTCGTCTGTCAGCCCGCCATCCACAGCCATGTCCGTCAGCGTATTGATGACGCTGGTAAGGCGCTGTGCGAACGGGGTGTAGGGATTCGATAACTCACTGCGGCGTTCCATCAGAATCGCCATAGCGAACTGAGCGTCATTGACGTTCTTCAGTTCCTCGATAGTCCAACGATGCTTACTCACTTCTGCTCACCTCTCTTCTTCATTGCTGCCGCATATGCGGCACCCAGTGCGAACTCCATGGACGTAATCACCTCGGCGACAGTGGGCGCGGGCTTGCTCAAATCACGGGCATAGCCACGCCGGTCGTTCAGGTGGGTGGTCAGGGTATCGCGCACCTTACCGCAGACCTCCGGCAGCTCCAGTAGCTTGCTCAGTGCGTCGTTGACCTCACGGGCAGGCATCTTGTTGGAAGGGTTGAACAGCAGCTCGTTCCGATACGTGGACAGAGTGCAGTCGATGAAATGCAGCGTAGATGTATTCATAATAATTTCTCCTTTCTTTTGAAGTCGATTGCATCAGCAGCCATCAGCAGGGTAGGGCGGGATGGTAACGGACAGGTTGTAGATGTGGTTGCCGCAGCGAACACACTCGGCATCCTTGTCCCACAACCCACGTTCCTTCATGCCGCGCACGCTGCCCGTACAGTGAATGGACGGGTGCGTGTCTCGCTCATGTTTGGTGAGCTTCTTGTACTTCATGGTGTTTCTCCTTTCTTTGTTGTCGAAAAATGCAATAAATATATAAAAAAAGACAGCTACCCCAAGATTGGGATAACTGTCTGAATTTATGTGGTGACTTGAAAACGGAGATAATCTCCTTTATAAAAATAGCTTCGTAATTATAATTCTATACTACCACAGTTTGATATTTTGTCAATCGTTTTAGGTATCAAATTGCGTTTACTCTATTTGCACTGTTTTTTGATTTTAGTCGGGATTTCTGAATTTTCAAATTGCAATTTTAGTCGGGAAATCAGAGTTTTAAGAACTAAACTTTAGTCGGGAAAAACCGAATAAAAATTTGAGATTTTAGTCGGGAGAACAGGAACAAACATAGTCCATGAAAACCGCATAACCAAGCCATTTTCGAGCGTTTTCTTTCTTTCAAATTCAGCAAAAATTGAGAAAAAAAGAAAAGCCCCCGAAGGAGCTTTTCTTAGTGGAAAAATCAGTGCTTTGCTGTGAAAAGTTTTCAGGAAAGATGCTCACCCATGAACTTGGCAAAATCATCCCAGAATCCGAAAAAACGATTGCGGATAAGAGTGGGGCGATTGCCGGCAGTGATATGTCCATCGGTTTCTTCGGCATTCAAGATGCCCCAGAGCTTAACAAGCAGCAGCTTGTACTCAGCGCTCTTTGGAACGATGTGCTGGTCCTCAACCATATTGTCCCAAAGAGTCCGCAACATCTCACGGTCCTTTGCCTTGGCAAAATCAGCCGTTCGGCAGTACAGCCAAATGGTCTTGAAGTCCCAGAAGGCTTCACTTTCCGATGACTCCTCCTTGGAGGTATTCTTGCCGCCAGTGACTTCCTGCTTCTTGCCATCGACATCAATGACAACGCCAGTATCGGAGTTACGTGCAATAGCATGGATACGCAAGTCCTCGATGAGATTGGTCAGCGCCAAATTCAGGAGCACGTTCCAGTAGCCGTTCATGCTCATGGAAGAAAACCGACTAAAGTCTCTGTCATGGATGATTTCAGGGATAGCTTCGACGAGGCAGTGCAGATTCCCCAGCCGCGAAGAGACGCGGTTGAAATCCGCAACGTCCATGGCAAACAGGTCGCCCTCGTAACCGAGTGCCTTCGCCAGACCGCCAGAGACCTCGTAGTGCTTCTCCACGTGGATGAGGCCGTCCCCATCGTCATCCTCGCCGGCACTGTCATCCGTGCCTAAATCGGTGAAGAAAGCAACGACTCCCTCAGGAGTCCACGAGTGTGTCGCATCCTCCCGAAGCGCGTTGAATACCCGAACAGCCAGATTGTTGTTGCCCTCACACACGGCGAGAATCTCGTTCCATGTGTACGAGGCAAACGGTGCCACGCTGCAGTCCTTTCCGGTGATGTAGCAGACCAAATCGGGGAAGGTCGCCGCATTGTAGGCGTTGATGTAGCCATTCAGCCACTTTCCGTCCTTACCAAACGGCTTACCATCCTTTTTACTGCAGATGCCCATGACCAGCAGGAGGTGAAGCTCCAGCATAGACAACGGAATGAGCTTCTCTTTGGTCTGATGCAGCCGTTCACGGATATAGAGCTCCGCCAGTTCCGTGGCAGTCACATTCACGACAGAGCCCTTCTCAGCCTCGGCAAAGAAAACGTCGCTCGCCTCAGAAGTAGGCAGCACGTAGCAGCGTTCTTTTACATAGGCCCGAAAAACGTTGTCATAAATCTTGATGCCCTTCTTCTTTTTTTTCGTCGCTCTCAACCGGAACGAACCGGCAGGACATTTGCCCGAAAACATCATTCTGCATGATGTCCTCGTAAGCCTTTGCGAAGTCGATGAGGTCGCCATCCACCACGATACGGTGGTCGCCTTCCATCTTTTCCAGTCCCTTTTCAGGAAATCCAAATAGGGAGTTGTAGCAAAACTGATTCATTCTTTTTTTCTCCTTTCGATTTTTCAATAGAACACGCCGACTTTCAGCGCCTCAATAGGCAGGGAAAACTCCGTGCCCGCCTCACCGTTGGAATCTGTGGCATACAGCCACGCCGCCGCAACGCCGTTTTCATCGACGCCGGTACGTACCACAGTGACGACCTCGCCATCACAGCAGCAAAGCATACCTTCGCTGTTGAATAGCTCATAGTAAGTCGGTTCGCTGCCGTCAGGGAAGGTCTCAACTTCCAGCTTATTGGGCGCTACGCTCATATTGCAGTCATTGATGACCTTCAACGAGATACCGATGCGCTCGCCGGCCTTGATGGTCCATTCACTGCAGGAAGTGGGTTCGCCGGAAAGTGAAAACCGCTTTGTTTTCCCTTTCGTTTGGAAACCCTTCTCGGCTTCATCCACCTTCTTGCGGATGGCACTGAACATGGCATTGACCTGTTCTTCTGTGTAGTATCCGCTATAACGGGTAGACAGGCACTCCAGCATATTCAGACTCTCCAAAACACGCTCGACACGCTTTTCGGCGGTTCTGATGAACATATCCCGTTTTGCCTTGGCGATTTCTTCGGCGGAACGAGTTGCTTTACGTCCCATAATTTTTCTCCTTTCTTCACCAGTCGTCGCCCGTGCATTCCCGCAGGATGACGAGCTTTGTGTTCACAACCTTACAGTCGCAATAGACTTTGAGCCTTTCACCAAGCAAGTCCTTGAGTTCCGGCGTGGGTGGCAGTAATGTCGGCTGGATGCAGCCGCACTCGCTCATTGCCAGAAACGGAGCATCGGGAGGGAAGATTGGCCGCTGGATTTTGACTTTGTATACGCGGTCATCAGCCTTCTTACTCATGGACGACCTCCACTTCCGGCGCATCGAAACGACTGTCTTTATACAGTGTGATGTCGTTTTTGACCAGCCGAATCGACGTGACCAGCGAGGTGAGCTCGTGTACTCCTGCCCACTTTTTCTCGAAATCCAGCAGCGTATAATCGCCGTTTACATTCGAGAAAGGAATAGACAGGATTTCGCTTCCCGCATCGTAGGAAACAGCGGGTACAGTGGCAGCCAGAGCATCCCAGTCCTCACGCAGCATACGCTGGATGTTCTCGCAGACGGAGTTGAAGAAATTCGTACCGCAGGAACCACGAGTCGTGAAGTCGAAATACAGATAGCTTACAAAGCCATCCATCGTATTTAACCGCACTTCAGTCGTGAACCTCTGCTCGGCATTGCCGGCCCCGATGACAGGAGTCTCACAGCGAGGCAGCCAGCATCGTGCCTCAGGGTTTTTGTAGATGATATAGAAGCACTCAATATCACCATACGACCCGTCAGGCAGGGAAGACACACATCTATTCGTCGCCAGATATTTCGCACACGGTGCAAACAGCAACGCATGGAAAATCTGTTTTTTCTCAGAAACACCCTTGTCGCACTGCAGCGCTGAAACCAGCTCGCCGGTCTCGACGATGCGGTAGCCCGCCATGAGTCCCGTAGTGGGCAGGCAGTCCATCACATACTCGCGGTCGTCGATGCGAAAACTATGCAGTGCAAACGACGGAGTTCCCGGCGCAGCCTCATGGATGCGAGGGTCGAGAAACTCCGCGATTTCACGATGCAAAATAGGCATCTCGATTGTCCTTATCATAGATTTGCTCCTTTCATCCCCTGCGTCCCCTCAAAAAGAGAGGACGCAGGGGCTTGTGTTATTCGAAAATTATGCTTCACGCACGGGCGGCCACACATAGTTGAACGGAAACATCCCGCGATACTTGTGCGAAACCGCCCGCTTTGCGGCCTCAGCGCTCTTGTATCCATAGCCCTGCGCGTCATCGTAAATGATGCCGATATTCTCGGCATCCACTACGATATAGCGGAACAATGCCGCCCCATCGTAACGATGCGGATACAGTCTCGCAGAGACGACACAAGGCTTCGGATTTACAACTGCGATAGGCAGCAGAGTGACAGTGCCGCAAATGGCGTTCTTGAGATACCGCTTTTCAGGGAATCTCAGAAGGCTCATGCTTCATCACCGCCACTGACCGCCTCGTAGCAGAGACGCGCCTGCAGGATGTTCAACACTTCCTCAACGGCGTTCTGCCATGTGGAGTTCACGTCATTGTTGCAGTCGGCATCGTGCTCAAACTGAGCAACGATATCGTTCAGCACATAGTTCGGAGACTCCTCATCGACCAGAGATACCGGCTCAGTGTCACCGAACTTTTCCTTGAAGCTCTCCAGCTTCTCGGCGTCGTCCTCGTTATCAGGGTCGAAGTCGCTGACGTCGAAGCCCAGATACGTGCAGAGCTGGCCTTCCGCATCCATCAGCCGGTAGTATCGCTCCTGTTCGCGGTATGCGGTCTCCAGCTCGCTGCGGGTCAGCTCGATTTCGACAGTGATAGTGGCCTTGGGGTCGGGAATCGGAATATTACGGGTGATAGTCATGTTTTTTTCTCCTTTCTTTCAAAAAGCTGGCGCTCAGGCCAGCAGTGACATACCAAGCCGAACAGTCTTCAGAGGAAACTGGTCGGCATCGAGACGGAATGTTGTGCCGCAGTCGGAGCAACGTGCTTCGGGACCGTAGGCACTTCCGTGCTTCGGGCCGAACTTCAGGCTTCCGCAGATGGGACAGGTGGCACAGAGCAGAGTCGCTCCTCGTACCTGAATATCCAGAACGCTGGTGCCGGCAGGTGAGTTCGTCCAGCCCGCCAGATAAGCAGGGGAGACGCCCAGCACCTCAGCGAAGCGTTCCAAAGTCTTCAGGGGGATATTCTCCACTCGCCCAGACTCATACTTGTAGATGGTCTGCGGTGTCACCTCACACCTTTCTGCAAGCTGACTCTGAGATAGTTCCAGAGACAGCCGTGCATTTTTAATGCGGACAGCAGCAAGCGGCAGGGAAGTGGTTTGAGAAGTGCTCACACCGCATCTCCTTCCTCAAGGGGCTGCCAATAAGCAGTCATCTTGTAGAAGGAAATGAACGGCTTCTCCAATCCGTTTGCCTTGGCAAATGCTTTCGCTGCCGCCTCGTCCTTGAATACGATGGAGTCCTGAATACACTCGTTGAAACGAATGCTGTAGGAACCCACAGAAGGGACAACGGAGAGGTCGATACCAAGCGTCTTATCCTGCTGGTTCAGCAGAAAGACGTAGGTACAGAACACGCTCTTGACCTTCTCCAACATACCGGTGTCCTCGATGTCGATGCCACGGGACTCGTACACCTCTGCGATGCGCTCATAGCCCATCTCTTTGAAAGCCTCGCGGATGCGGGGGTCAAAGCAGAAATGGGTGACACGCAGAATCTCGCCCTCCAGCTTCATAATCAGGTCGTCGATGGGGACGTCCTGATTAAAGGCGGAGCAGGCATCTTTCGCAGCGTGTTCCAGCCAGTTGGAAATGCCATCAATGTTTCCCTCCGCAGCGGAGATAATTTTCTTGATGGGGATTCTTACAATCTTGTTTACGACAAGATTGCAGAAGGCCAGATAGAAGCCGGTCTCGTTCAGGGCTTCAACGACCGTCTTGAAGTTCTTGGTCATGGTGCTTTCTCCTTTCTTCTTGAGTATAGCGTGCGGGAATGCTCAGACACGGTCGTGTACGCAATCACCATTCCCATCCATCACAGAATCGTGCTGGAGGAAGGTGTCGTGGTACAGTGCCTTGCCAAACGCCTTGCAGACGGGGCATTCCCAGCTCACCTCCGTACCATCGTTGTAGTCGATTTCACGGTCGCCCTGATATTCGACCTCGGCGCCACACACGGGGCAGACGTCCTCCTCATCGCCGTTGGGGTGCAGGAACGGGATGCGCTTACCCTGAGGGTCAGTGAAGGGGACGACTATGCGCTGAATAACGGCCAACAGAACGTCGATGTCGGCGTTTGCCATCATCAGCGCGATGCGTCCGACCTCCAGCTTGAAGTCCTCGGAAAAGATGTTCCCTTGGATAGTCGCAGCGATAGCCGCAGGATGCGCCATGGCCGCGACGGTATCACGTCCCAGCGAAATGAGGGCGTTGAGTGCCATAATGAACACGGTATGACCGGATTCGGTATAGGCCTTATCCAACTCCTCATAGGCTGTGGCATCGTGATTCTTACGACGCTGTGCGTCTAAACGGGCAATTTCATTAGGATAGTCAGTCATGAATTTCTCCTTTCTCCCTGCCTATGATAAGGACTTATGGGAACACAAATGTATGAAAATATATAAAAAAGACAGCTATCCCCGAAATGGGATAACTGTCTGAATTTACGTATGGTGACTTGGAAAACGGAGATAATCTCCTTTATAAAAATAGCTTCGTAATTATAATTCTATACTACCACAGTTTGATATTTTGTCAATGATTCTGTTGGTAAAAAAAAGAAGCCCTTTCGGGCCTCTTTAATTACTTCTTAGAGCGCTTTTCCATCTTTGCCACGAGTTCAGCAAGCTGCTGCTTTGTCTCGCCTCGGACGATTCCTTCGAAAATCTCCCACGCACCATCCTTGCGCTTGTAAACTGCGGTCTGTGGAGCTTTCTCCTTACGGGCCGTCTCGACCTCATTTTCAGTGAAATCGGGAGGTGAGCCCGCTATTTTGCACCATGCGCGGATATATGGATAATCCATTCTCACAGACTTCCTTTCGGTTTGATTTTCGGCGCATACATATCTTTGCCCTGCTTTTCGTAGAAAAGCGTCTGCGTCTTGTTCGTCCCATCCGGTCTGATATTCTGATACGAAGGATGCTTTGGAAAAGCTGCCATTAGTTTTCTGAACCGCGCCACCGCCTCTGAAGGCTTGCATTTTGCGGCCACATAGTAGTTCAACGGACTGGCCTGCCCGAATGTCATAACTTCGGAATGGGGACGCTTCATCATCTCGATGACCTCGTCCGTGAAAGCCCCACGGATTGAATCCGGTGTCTTGGTTCCATCCTCGTTGGCATAGGCTTCCAGATTCATCTTATCGAATCGAATGAGAGGGTCGATGATATGCTTGTCATCTACGACGATGAAGCTGTGGTGGGTAGGGACGGCATCGCCTACGAAGAGCCAGCCGGCATACGGAACGGCGTTCTTCACGCCTGCGGCAACCAGAGCGTCCAGAATGCGCTGGGTGTTCTGATAGCAGTAGCCGACATCGACCTCCGTGGCATCGAAGGCCTGTCGAATGGTGTCGGTCTCTACACCTGAGGGAAATGGAAGTGTGTTGCCGTAGCTAAACACTTCCATTGTCCCCGTCATCGGATACATCTGTGAAGGTATCTTAATAGGCTTTTCGCTGAATGACGGGTTGATGTAGATAGCATGAGAGCGTAATACCTCAAGGCTACTTGTCATTTCTATCTACGTCCTCCTCAGTCTCAGTAGCACTATTAAGTGAATTACAGAGCTTCTTCTCATAGTCGGAAAGCAGAAGTTCTCCAACATTATTGCTTTTGATGCCTACGAGGTCACAGATTTCCTGTTTGCTCCAGAAAGCATTTTCCCTGCATTTATAGGTGTCGCCATGTGCCTTCTTGAATATTCTATCCGTTGAAGAGCCGGAGTTGTCATAAATATGGCAGATGTCGCATAGGTCAACAAAGGCCTGAACCCTTGCCAAAGACTTTTCGTACCGAGACCGAATCTTTTCTTCAGGTACGTCGTGGCCTCCAGATTGAACACGTTCCCAAACACGAAGTACGTTTACGGATGCGTCTTTCGTAAGAACGAAAAAGCCTTTTATGAAATACCCATGCTCTTTTGCATATTTTAGAAATTCCAGTTTTTTATTCGTGGACAAAACTGTCTCGAAGGTAAAATCTTCGCCCCATTCTACACACTGTAAGCGCATTGCATCAGCCTTCTGTGCCGCTTCCAAATCGCTGCATCCAGTTTCTTTTTTGATGTCGTCTGCGTTGATATACGGGGGTAGTATATCTACTCTACTTGTAAGTGAGCTTTTACCTGACCCGTTAGGCCCAGCGAAAACGATAATGCAAGGTTTCCGCTGTTTCTCATTTGACATACTCGATTCTCCCATCCGGATACAGTAAATAGGCACACTTTTTCTCTGCATCATAGCGAGCAACAGGAATACCTTTCATTTTTGCCCGTTGATAGGCTTCAAAGGCTACCGACGAAATCCGACGGTCCATTTCCGCATCCTCTTCGTCACAGTGAGGGTCTTCATATAGGCAAGTTTTGGATACGCCCTTTACGAATTCTTCCATAGTTGTATCCTCCTTTCAATTTTCAACTCTATTATAGCCCATTTGTACGCTCTCTGTCAAACAGACTATGTATAGAAAGAGAGGACTGCTGCAAACAACAGCCCCCTCCAAGGTTATAAAATCTCCTTTCTGCTCAAAATGGCAAACCAAGAGGCACATCTGTCGAAGGCAGAGATGTGTTCTCAACAGTGGCCTTCTGCTGCATCGCCGCCAGAATGGTGTTCTGTTGCTGCAGCAATGCATTCTGTTGGGCAATGAGAGAATTCTGCTTTGCTATGAGCTGCAGCGCCGAGTTGTAGAAGGCTCGTGCAGGAACAGAGGAATACGCCGCCTCGTCGGGAATGTCTTTTACCTGCTGGGTCTCAGAAAGGCCCAGCAGATAATCAACAGAGACGTTGTAAACATCTGCGATTTTTGCGAAGCAATCAATGCTCGGCACGATGCGTCCGCGTAGCCATGTTGCGACAGATTCCGGCGCAACACCGATAATCCTCGCAGCTTCCGTCACGGAGTCACCGTTGTCTTCCATCAATACCGTGAAGCGTTCGACAAAAGACTTCTTGAGCTTTTCCAGAAAGGCATCCATTGTGGGCACCTCCCTTACAAACGGACGGCTTTGCCGCTGACCCGCATGACATTCAGAGCGGCGAACGCCACTTCAGGATATATCTCCTTCACGGTGTTCCGCAGCTCATCAAGGCTGCTGACCTCCTTGTCGATAAGCAAAATCGGACCGCTGGAATCACACCAGCTATCCTCATTTGCCACGGAATTGACATCTTCGTTGAGGTTGCCGCAGTAAATCTGTGCGTCTCGGATGTAGGTGCTGTCCATGAATACCATGTAGCGACCAGCCTCTGAGTTTTCGACCTTTGCGCGGGGAGCGCAGAAGCCATTGCCTACGCCACAGAAATCATCGCAACCATCCTCACGGATACGCGGCGCGGCGCCGGTAATGAACGGAGCACGGCAAATACCGGAAGCATCCGCAAAGGCGCACAACTCAGAGTCGCACTCGCAGCACAGCTCGTTCCGATAAGTCAGAGTAGCGATGGTAGCTGTGTTGTCCTCGCCACGACCGTAAAGCAGCGCAGCGATGCCCTTGGAATAGCGTTCGTCGAACCAGTGCCAGATGTCTTCACGAGGAGTGCCGGCGGGGAAGTGGAGGAACGCATCCTCCATCTTCTCGGTGTCCGGATTCATCGGGACATCCGTGAACTCATCCCACAGTTTTTCCAGCTCGGCGTCTCGCTGCTTCAGCGGCATGAACTTCACCGTCTCAACCTGTCCCTCCAGCGAAGCGACACGCTTGTTCAGCTTATCGTACTTCACGGCATGGGCGCAGTTGGCATCAGGAACATCCCTATTGTAGCAGACATCGGAGCAAAAACCGGATGCGGGGCAAGCCCTACAACGAGTCTTGTTTGTCTTTTTCTTGGAATCCATGATTATTTTCTCCTTTCTTTTTTTCAGAGCATTTACGCAAGGTCAGAGTAGTCGTCCGCGCTCTTCACCACACGAACCGACTGCACCGTGTTCGTGGGGAAATTGTTTTCAGCACAGAAATCGTTGAAAAGCTGCGCCAGCTCTTCAAGACCGGCGGAAGTGTCCACGCGGTATACGTCGAATTCCGTCTCATCGTCTTTTCCATCGGCGTCGATGAAGCCAATGGTAACAGACTGCCACTGTCTCATCTTGCTAACGCATCTCTCTTTACCGTTTTTTTCAACAAACTCCTTCAGGGTCATTTCTGTTTCTCCTTTCTTTCAACTGTCAACGAATCATCTCAAACATCTCATCGGGAGAGATATCAAGAAGCTCGGCGCCGACGGACAAAAGCAAATTTCTGACATCCTCGTCTTCGGTTTGGAGGTAAGCCGACTGTACCGCGTTGGCAACGTCCTCAGGAAAAATCACTGTGTTCACTGAAGACGCCTCCTTACGCCTGCCGGCTTACGATGCTCCGCTCTTTCTCAGTAAGCAGCGCATCATCATCGCTCTCACACTGGCCGGCGTTCCAGCTCACACTGGTGGACTCAGTATGCAGGACATTTTCGATGAGGGTGACTGCATTGTCAGCGAAGTTCTCCAAATCTGCATTGGAGAACGCGAACGGCACCAGCTTCTCAATGATGACATCGAAGGAACCATCATCATAGGTGAATGTGCCGGCACCGCTGCCGAAGTTCGCTTTCAGTGCCGTACGTACCTCTATCATATCGGCGGGGCGGGGGAAAGCGGCTCTCAGCCAAAAACGCATCTTGTCCTGTCCGGAAGCCTTGTCGTAGTAGACATAGCACTGGCACTTATCGCCGCAGATATCCCGCACGCGGATGTCGGCATTTTCGTCAGAGGACGTGTTTTTGGAGGTGGAATCGGTGCTTTTCAGCTCCACGAAGGTGGCATCGCTCTCCATGTGCTCACTCAGCCACTCATCAATGTTATCGACCTCGGCAGAGGGAACCTCGACGATGTAGGCAGGACCCACATTGGGGTAGACCTTAAAGCGCATGGCATCCACATTCCGCCCACCAGCAGGAATCTGTACGGACGCCGGCTTACCGTCGATGGTGCCGAACTGTGCCTCGAACATACTGATATAACTGCTGACGTGCTGGAACTGATAGCCGATTTCGGCAGTGTAGTTGGAGGTGAAGCAGTAGAGTGCGTGGCCGATACCCTGACGGGAAATCCACCACGAAATCTTCTTGTTCGCACCGTTACGCACCGGCGTAAAGTTGTAGAGTCCGTAGACAAAGGGGATGCCGACACGGACAGTACCACTCTGCGCCTGACCCTTGACGGGCAGCTCGTCCCACGCACCGTTCGCGTTCACGAAACGCCCCACGAGGACGTCCGCGCTGCACGTTGCGATGAGATTAGCTTCGCAGGATTCGATGCCGACCAGCTTCGCATACACAGCCTCATCAGCAGCGTTCACCTCATGGAGACCGACAACAGCCGGTACGAATGTGCCATCGCCGTTGGTAGCTGCCATCATTACAGCAAAACCATCCTTAGTGATTTCGCCGTTGACGATGACTTCCTCACGGATAGCCTCCATGTTTTTGCCAGTGCGCTCGAAGATAACTTTGGTTTTCACTTGTTTCTCCTTTCTCCCAGCCTTGAAGGACTTACGGGAACACAAAAATGTATGTATATATATAAAAAAAGACAGCCATCCCAAGATTGGGATAACTGTCTTGATTCTTTATGGTGACTTGAAAACGGAGATAATCTCCTTTATAAAAATAGCTTCGTAATTATAATTCTATACTACCACAGTTTGATATTTTGTCAACGTTTTCAGATAAAGAAAAAGCTCCCCGAAGGGAGCTTTTTTCACAGTTCAAGAACAAGAAAAAATATCACAGAGAACAGAACGCACCTTGGCGAGAACCTCATCGGGCAGATGGCCGACAACATCGTACTTGTTCGCCATGATGTTGAAATAGCTTACATACTCACACAGGACGGTTCCGCTACGAGGAGGACACGTCTTCTCATCGAGTATAACATGGTATGGGCCGTGCTCAGTTTCGTAGGACAACGGACACACCCAGACGAAATCTGTTACTCCGTGCAGCGTATCGTTGCTTACAACGAGCAGGGTACTTGTGACACCAAACTTCATCGCGCCGTCGGTGGGGTCGAATTTGGCGATGATGATATCGCCTCTTTTCGGTCTACTCATTCGAACCCTCCTCGCTGACGAACTGCTCGCGCAGTTCCTTCACGGTTTCGTCGATAGCCTCCTGTGCCAGCACATCAATGCGGGCAATGGCATTGATATAATCAATAACCATATCACCTTTCTTGGTCAGGAAAACACGGGCAATGACCTCGCCTTCAGCGTCATCGTCGGGAGTACGCCAGCCATCAATGGAAACGGCGGTGATAACATCGCCGTAGCCAACGGGAGAATCTTCGCGGAAATCGTGACGGATTTCCGTCCAGTATCCCTGCTTCTCGTCGCTGGGTGCCGGCTCGTCTGTGATTGTGACCTCGTAGGTGCCGTTGCCGTAGTTGAACCTGCTGGTACACAGCAACAAACGGTCATCATCCATGTTCCAGACGTTGATGCCGTTCGCATCATACAGTGCGAGATTCGCAACAACTTTAGCTTCCCTTCGGATAATCTGAAGGACGGCGGTGAAGCCGTTGTCAAACTTGTTGGTATATTCAGCGATAACGACATTTGTTGCATAGATGATATTGTTGGGAACATTCTCGCCCTGCATATAGCTGATATACTTCGTTGCGACCACAGCAGGAATTCTGATAGTAGTTGCGTGGAGCGCCGGTGTGGACGTATCTTTGACGACTTCCATGACATACACATTGTCGCAGTAATCAAAGGTGTAGATGCCCTCCAGCTCGCTTTCAGAAGCCAGACACATGACATCAGACATTTCCTCATTCCAGAGGACGGGATTGACATAGAATCCCTTGTCATCAGAGCAAACAGTGACGGTTGCGGTATAGCCATCAGGGAACGTCAGGCCGAAGCAACGAACACCGGCATACTTGCCAATACCGGACTCCACAGCGGGAATATGCTCCTCGCCACAAGGCATATCCAGCAGTTCCTGACACATTTCGGCATCCTTGGAAGGGACAAGAAGGGTAGCCTTATACCGCGTAGACACGGCAGGCTCATTCTTCTTGAAGCACATCTCAGGATGCTCCTTCAGCCACGCGGTGATTTTCTCACGGTTCTGCGGCGTGTCAATGTACGTCCAGTCCGGTACGTTGGGCATATCATGGATGATTTTGATACCATCCTTTTCTGCCTTACGCGCCGCCGCACGGTTTGGGAGGTCGCTCGAATCACTTCTCCGAATGTGCTCCACGTTGGGCACAAAGGGCAGGTCGCTCCCGGTGGGTGTGACACAGATAACATAACCCTTGTCGTTCTTGTTCATAAAATATACTCCTTTCAATTTCGGAAACTCACTTGCTTACTCAGGAATGTCGTCAATGTGCAGCACAACGCCAACGCTGGAAACATATCCCTCATCATCGAGAATGTCGAACTTCCGATGGGGGAGATTGCAGATGACAGACCACGGGCAAACAGAATCGCCAGAGTTGTCATCGCACCAACGAAACTCGATGTCCGGCTCGCCAGCGGCTGTCTCGTAGAAACCTTGAGCTTTACTCGCAGTCAGCTTGACACCATTAAAGGCGCCGATTTCCTGCGTCATAGCGCCCTCGATTTCCACGAGGTCGTCCGATGCGGCATACACCACTACGAGGCCCTTGACGGCCCCCAGAGCCGCAGGAACAACGCTCCGTTCGTTTCTGTTGTTCAGCTCCGCAGCCCAACGTTCCAGAAACTCGGCATGGGTGACGTCTTTGACCTCCTTGGACTGAGACGCAGCCTCTTTCTCTATCAGCTCTTTCAGCTTCGGGCAATGAGCAGCAGGAACAGCCGTACAGAAACCGCCGACAGCGGTACAGTTGAAGTTGTCCTTGTGCATATGCTCACAGTTGACGCAGTTCGGACGATAGGTAGACTTGAGCACATCCAGCTCATGCCGAAGCGCATAGATGGTCGCATCCGTCTCTCGCATTTTGTCGCTGAGAGCTCCGACCAGTTCAGGTACGGAGGCATCGGGGCCGGGGCCAAACCTCTCGCCCAGAATGCGGCGGAGGGTCTCGTTCTCCTGCCTGAGCGTCAGCAGCTCTTCAGGGTCAAGGAAGGTGTCCTCGAAAGCCGCCAGCCGGTCTTTCAGCCGGTTGCGGCAATAGAGTGTAGAGCACATCTCCTTTACAGCGTCGGATTCGCCCGTGCGCTCAGACTTACACCGGTTGCAGTCCACACAGGCCTGTCCATCAGGAAGGCGGATGGTGAGTCGTTCCATTTTCAGTCTCCTTTCTCGTCATTATCATTGTCCACGATAAACGCCGTCATAAACTCGATATTGAGGCCTGTGAACGGCGGCATCCTGTTGAGCGTTTCGGACATCGCACGCTCACCGTGCAGCATCTCCAGAAATTCCTTTGCAGGAATGAACTCCTTATAGCGTTCTTTCTTGGGATACACGATAGAGGTGGACACGGCCACAACGCTCTCGCTGCGGCAGTAGGACACATAACAGCGGCGCTCGAAGTCGTCAAACTCCTGTGCCAACATGACACGGAACGTGACAGGCTTTTCTTCCTCTGTCAGTCGGGTTCTGTCAGAATAGATGCGCTGATAGACACCCAGCCGTGTGTCGAACTTTTCAGGACGATAGGTACAGCCGCGCATGGACTCCATACGCTCGACGAACTGGTCGTGATGATACGGCCAAGAACCCTCGCCCTTTGCGGCCAGCTTGAAGTGCGACTCGTCGATGAACCGGCAGGTGTAGACTTTGGGTTCAGCACGAGGCCCATCGGTAATCAGCAGTTTCCCGCCATTGGGCAGGGTGAACACGGGATTACCTCGCCGGTCACGGAAGATGATGGTCTTGTCGTAGTCCACGACCAAACTATTCGGCACAATGCAGTACCGCCCGACAGGTCTGTCAGACTTAAAGGTCATAATGTATTCTCCTTTCTTTTTTTTCGGGAGAGGGCGGGGAAGTCTCCGCCCTCATTTGGGCCTCAGTAGTCGATGCACTCGTCCATCACGTCCGCTACGGCCTTGATGTCCTCAAAGGTGACATTCTCCGTCACGGGGATGGCGACATACAGTTCCCACTGGCAGAACGGGGTGTCCGTGTCCTTGGGGAACAGCACATCTGCGTGCAGTTTCCTCAGCTTCTCGTCCGCATTCAGCTTCTCAGCCAGCTTGCGGCCAGAGTCCATCAGTGCCACGCGGACACCGACATCGCGCTTTCCTTTTTTGCTGGACATCTCCTCGCCGGCCTCTGCGATGACCAGCAAACACGGCTGGCCGTTCACAGTGGCGATGTAGGTGGGGAAGTTCAGGCTGTCGGTCCAGCAGGTGAAATAACCCCAGCGCAGCAGGGGCGGCACCTTCGTGTACCAGTCCATGTCTTCCACAGGAGGCTGATATTCGCCTTTCAGGAAGGCTTCGTACTTCGCCTTATCGTATTCGGCGAGCTTGGTATCGAAGCCGGCGGGGTACAGTCCGGGCACGCCACGATAATCGGGAACGTTGATGCTGCACAGGGAAGCGGTGTCGTACCGCCCATCCCAGTCCTTAGGGGGCTTCTTGTCGGGGGTGTTAAACTCCCACACGAATACCTCCCCGCAGCCGTTGCAGAAAAACTGAGTTTCGTCGATGCTGATGATTTTGAACATTGTTTTTTTCTCCTTTCATTTTTTTGACTTACAAATCCATGAACGGGCCTTCGACCCGACATTGGTCCCATCTGCGATTGCGCGGCTCGTTGTGCCGCATAGCGTCGAGATAGCTCTGCGCCTGAGCCCTATCGCCGAAGACGATGGGCTGCACGCCATCATGGTCGATTTTCGACCAGTAATAGGCGTAGCCGGATGCTCTGGGGTCAGCACAAAGCGTATAACCATCGCTATCGCGGATAACAAACTTCCATGTGAGAACTCGTCCAATACCCATAGCAGCCTCTCAATCCGCCGCAGACTCGCGGTAGACCAACACGTCGTGGCCGGCGTAAATAGCCTGCAGCTCGTCCTTGGTGATGCTCAGGCTGCTGAACAGCCAATCGTCGGCATCCTTCCAGTCGGAGAACTTGGGGCCGATTTCCTTCCGGAACAGCTCCAGCGTCTCAAACAGGAGGTCCTTGGCACGGGGGGAGAGGTCTTCCTCAGGGTCAGGTGTGGGCATCTTTATGTCGTTCACATCATTGAGTTCAACGTCTTCCAAGGAAGTCTCGTAGTCCTTCCAGAGATGGGCATTGTCCTCGAACCGCTTGACGATTTCGGCGATGGTGATGTCGGTCGTCGGCTTATCCGTGGTTTCCTCGAAGTAGCAGAACTCAAAGAAGGGATGGTCGGCTTCCGTTTCGCTGCCGAAGCGCTCGTCGTTCAGACCGAGAGGGCCGGGGATGAAGTATTCGCCGTCATCGAGACTGGCGATAATACGCATCTTTTCTTCCTCCGACATCTGGCCGGCGAAAACGACCTCATGCCGGACCTTGTAGTTGTCCGCGTCACGATAGAGATAGGCGAGTCGGGTGTTGATGACACTCATTGTTTTTCTCCTTTCTCCCTGCCTGTAATAAGGACTTACGGGAACTCAAAATGTATGAAAATATATAAAAAAGACAGCTACCCCAAGATTGGGATAACTGTCTGAATTTACGTATGGTGACTTGGAAAACGGAGATAATCTCCTTTATAAAAATAGCTTCGTAATTATAATTCTATACTACCACAACCTGATATTTTGTCAACTATATGCACAACCGAAAATAAGAAAAAGAGCCGCCGAAGCGACTCTTTTTCCATTGTGAAGTTTAGTTTTCGATGAATATGGGAATCATATCCTGCACGCAGGTATAACGACCACGGAGGGCGTCGATTTTTGCCTGAGCATCCTCGAAGGTGGCAAACTTCTGTGCGGAAGATGCAAATGAGGTTATGTGCATCCTGCTACGACTGATTTTCTCCAAATACTTGCCGGAAAAACCGCCTTTGGCGAACATCACCGCATAGGGTTTCGGTGCCATCAGCTTGTCTGTGGCGGGTTTGACTTCCAGATTGAACCTCTGAAACAGGTCTCCGAGCTGTTCGGACGCATCTTCGGCGCTGGTAAACAACAGTGCATCGCACGCTTCCTTCACATAGTGGACCGTTCTTGAACCTCCGAACTTCTCGAACCCGCTTACGTAGCCATAGCTACGATGCTTCAGCACGACAGGCCCATCCACAGCCTTTGTATTCTTCGGGGCGGAGCGCAGGCGTTCGCCGCGCCGCGTTCCGCTGAACGACATGAAGATGTAGTGGTCCTCGTGGTCTTTCAGCATCTCACGCGCCTCATCCAGCCAGACCTCCAGCTCGTCCGTCGTTCTGACGTACTTCCACAGAAGGTGCTCACCGGAGGTGTAGGGCATCAGCGTTACGTTCAGGTCATTGACGCCGGGGTTGCCTGCGAGGATGTCCTCCAAAGAGGCGGCGTCCTTCACCGCACGAGCGAACCACTTCCGTGTCTGAGCCCCGTTGAGCCACTTGCTGCCGTACACCATGCACTCGGTATCGTTCTCAGCGAAGGTGTCATTTATCTTCGCCATGAACTCTTCTTCCGGCAGCTCCAGAGCGTTACGGCCCATCATAATGAACCAGTGACGCTCACGCACTTCACGGCGTTTGGAGTTTTTATCGTAGATAACCTCGGTGCAGTTGTTGCTGCCGCCCAGTGCCAAAGGAATGATGCCGCGAGTCGTCTTGATGAACGTGCGAGAATCAATGATAGTGTATCCCATGATTTTTCTCCTTTCTTTGCATGAAGCAGCCTCACATCACACCATCGTCAACGACATCAATAAAACCGTATTTCAGGCTGTCGTTAATGCCGTGAACGCTGTGCCCGTTATCGAAATCCTTGCGGAGCTGAGAAGCAGAGGTCTTGGCATCGCCTTCGCCATACTCGAACATCTCCGTCTCGACGCAATTCGACACGATTTTCTTCAGCTTTGTGTGAGAGGTCGTTGCAGCGACCAAGCGCATGGAGTCTCTTGACTTCCATGCATCGCAGGAAAACACGATGTAAATTGGCTTATTCACAGTCCTTGCTCCTTTCTTTCCGGCCTTTACGGTCGATTTCAGCCACAGGATAGGGCGATGCCTTTCTCATGTTGCTGTCCATGATTCTCATTACATGAATGAGCATCTCGGAATAAGCACGATGCATCGTCTCGTAGCGGGCACGCCATGTATTATCATCATTGTCGTTGACGCGGGAACTCAACCCCATGCTGTAATACAGCGCAGAGTCGATATCCACCATCTCCGCATCTGTCAGATGGCAGATGTATGCGCCAAGCTCGTTCGTGGAGACTGCCATCGGCTGCTCACACAACGCCGTGCTGGGGCGGCTTGTGCTGGTGATGAGTACATGAGAGGGAAGCTGCATCTTCGGGGAAGACGTGGTAAACACGACCTCCACGACACTGCTGTACCGATTCAGGTCATCAGCGGATACGACGATAGCGGGACGGTGGCCCCTGATGACAGAGCTGTTAGAGGGCTGGCCGTCCTTGTCTCTGAACTGACTTCCTTCCGGTGCCCAAGGAGAATAAATCTCAATCTCCTTGGCATTGACCCAGAACACATCACCCCTGCGGATGATGCCTTTTCTACCCATAGATGTGGACCTCCTTTCCGTCAGAATTGGTCACGCACAGAGGAACGCCGAAAAAAGACAGAACCGACTCAATCGGTTCCGTCTCCATGCAGCCAAGGTGACAACGCTTGTTTTCGTAAGTCGCCTCAACATATTTCTCGTTCACCATGATGGGTTCGTGGCAAATGCAGCATTCGCCGGCGTAACGAATTTTCTTTTTTACTTTCACAATGAATTTACTCCTTTCTTTTCAATGTTGCCGAGACAGTGTTACGGCTGCTTGCTGGCGTCGTCTTTCACAGATTTTTCGCTGCTCTTCGATAGCTTCGTGAGCCTTCGCAATACACTGCTTCGCACGCCTATCCTGTTCAGAAGAGAAAGAGGCATAGCGCTCGGAGTAGACGGAATCCATACGCTCGGCTCTCTCGATTAACTCATACAGCGGTGTAGACATAGCTTCTCCTCCTCGTTTATTGAATGTTCATGCCTACAGCGCGAGGCCCTTCTTTGGACCAAGTTTCCTTGAGCCAGTGATAGGTGATTGTGCTATCTTCAGGACTCTTGTCTGGATAACAGGGAAGGTATGCTGCGGAGTACAAATCTCTGCATTGACTGAAATACACATGATTCCAGTCAGCCCACACATCGCCAAGAGAACGGATAGCTCGCTTGAACGACCGAAAGCTCTGCGGCGTGTGAACTACGATGGCATTTGCTCCGTTCCACTTTCCATTCCACATCATTGCGCTTCACCTCCGCGATACGAAGGTCTCCGCTTGGACCTGAACGGCGGCATTATCGGTGCGTTGTAGCTGGTCAGCTCACCAGTCAACTTCACGGGCACACAGGCGAGCAGACCTCGCTGCTGTCTGTACTGATGCGCCAGATTGTTGCGGGCCTGACGCTCCGATACGGCCATGGTCGTACCACCCCACTTATTCGTGGAGATGTCGTCATATACACGGATAGGGCCGAGGTAGCGATAAACCTTTTTTGGCTGTGCCATAGTTCATTTCTCCTTTCTTTTTCTTGTAAAATGTATGAAAATATATAAAAAAAGACAGCCATCCCGAAAATGGGATAACTGTCTTGATTACGTATGGTGACTTGGAAACGGAGATAATCTCCTTTATAAAAATAGCTTCGTAATTATACTTCTATACTACCACAGTTTGATATTTTGTCAATTCTTTTTGGGCTTAAAATATGAGGACGGATACTATTTGCATCCGTCCTCGTTTGCTTAACTGTTTTTCAACTCGTACTCATACTGCGATACCCAGCAGTCGCAAAGTGCGTCAGAGATGATTTCATCTCTCTCTTCGCCGTTTTCGACCATCAAAAGGGCAGACAGCGTTTTCCTTGCATTATCATCCAACTTTACTTCTTTTGTCCGCTTTTCTGCGTCCGGCGTGTTTGTTCTGACCAGAATGGTGTTATATTTTGTGTAGTCAGGTGCTACAAAATAGTCTACCGCCATATTGAGCCCGATACTCAGTATCATCAGATTTCCAGTCGTTCCAAGCGGTTCTTTTTCCTCTTTTTTCTTCTTTTTGGGTTTCAAAGGTTCTCCAGCAATATCACAGAAAATAGCTTTGTCCGCTGCAGCAATCGCCTCGTTGGTAACATTGTAACATCTGTCAGAATAAATACGAAGCTGAGAATTCGCTTCTGTTCCGAATAGGGTTACTGCGGTGGAACAATCGTCTTCCATCTTTTCTTTCAAACGTTTTATATACAATTCTTGGAAATCGACCGGAGCACCTTTGCTGTTTCTATAAACAAAATTGTTTTCTTTGAAACCATCCGCTGTACCCTTTATCATATAACGGTCTTTTGCTTCGCAGTTAGCCTGAATTTCCGACTGAATTTCGCGTGATTCGGCATAAGGCATAGCTGAAATTTGAGTAAACAGACAGGAATAGATGTTTGGCAGGTGGATGGGCGCACATTCATCGCCGAACAGAACTTTTTCACATGACCTATCTAAGAAAAAGTACGCCAATTTATACAAGCCCTCAACAGAGACATAAAATCCTTCCGGTGCTTTTCTGTTTACCTGTTTTCCTGCATCTATTCCGTTGATTAAAAGTTCATACGGACCAACGACCGTAGGAGTTCCTTCATCCGGTTCCCTGAGTCGTGTCATCTTCGATTCATTTACGCCGATTTCTGTCGCAAGGCCTCTCATATTCCACGAACCATATAGACGAGGGGCTTTAGTGATGGAATACAACTCCTCATAAACTCTTGCGGAAACAAGTCTGCGAACATTTGTCAGCTCCGTGCTAAACTCAGTATAGTTTTCATACGTCGAATTCCGAGGTATTCGGTTAGGGGAATTTAACTCACTATTATAAGAATAACGAGTATTCAAGGTCTCAGCCCATTTTTCGCAGTCGATGTAGGCGTCCATTGTATTATTTATTCTTTTCAATCTTCATCCGCCTCCATTCTTGCGATTTTTTCCTTGAATTTTTTTACGGCATTTCTGAATGTTGTTTTGTTGGCAGGAGACATGAAATAATAAGCGTCTATAATGTCTTCTGTCGTTGCGTTTTCCGCATACAATCGCAGTGTGCTTGGCATTCCCATTAGCCAGTGCAATGAGGTTCCAAACGCTTTCGCAATTTGTGGTAGCTGGCTTTCATTAGAAGTAGTTAATGTTGCCCGTACAGCAAGTATATTAGCCAATTCATGGATAAGTTCTCTTTGTGCATCGCTTATATTGAAAACTTCCTCGTTTTCATGCAGGCGCTCGTCCAGAACCAAGATGTCTTTCCTTTTTATAGAGCAGCGTCTTGCAAACATATACCGGACTCTTGCTGCTGGTCGCCGCATAATCACTCTGGTTTGCTCATTCCAGAAATTGTGGTTCCACATTGTGCTTATCAGACTCTGTGCGGCCTCTCTTATATATCCATCTCTGGCTCTTTCCGGAAGACTATCTACCAATTCATACATTTCCTGAACGTCTTCTGGCAAGTCTTGCATTTTGGGGAAATCCTTATAGCTGGGAGTCATCATATCTTCAAAAGAGCAGTCTACTTCAATCAGCATTCGAAACACGCATTCCCAGCTTATGCCTTGCCATCCTATAAATCTGCGGGTCTCGCCATTCGTTATAGGAGTTTTTTCGAAAATCATGCTCTCAAATTTTTCCTCTGGGCAGGTAAGTTGTTCAACAAACCTCTTCTGCTTAAATGCGGCACGATATGGCATTGTGTCCGTGATAACGTTTTTCACTCTTTCGAGTAAATCAGGTTTCTCCGCCAGCTTTTCACGGCGGAGAAATCTGATGAGCGCTAAATAGGCGGTCGCTGATAGGTTTTCCTCTAACTTGAGTTCTCCTGTCTGCGTTTTGTTTGCGACATAAGCGTCTCTTCTGTAGATTGCGCTCATAGTTTGAGCTCCCCCTTTTTAAGTAAATGCGGTCCTTGTGGTTCCTTTCTTAGTTGGGATATTTAAGTTTTAACGTGTTTTCCTACATCAAATCTTAAATACCCTCTTAGTTGCCTCCCGCGCCGATGATGGAATCCACCATCTTACAAGAACCTTTTCCTCGGTTCAGTAGTTCTTTTGCGTCTTTTTTTGCTTCTTCATATTCCGCCGGATACGCCATCATGAGCGTCATATACCTATTCCAGCCAGACTGTTCTGTGCCAAGAAAATCGCCGGCGCCGCGAATGCGAAGGTCTGCCTCTGCGATTTCGAAGCCGTTGTTAGTCTGAACCATGGCGTTCAGGCGCTCCATGGCCGCCGGTGTGGGCGACGGACCTGCATCCAGCACGCAGTAGGACTGCACATTACTGCGTCCTACACGCCCCCGAAGCTGATGCAGGCTGGAAAGTCCAAACCTGTCCGCATTGACAATGACCATCATGGTAGCCGTAGGAACATTTACGCCGACCTCCACGACCGTTGTGCTGACAAGCACATCTACTTTACCGTTCTTGAAACGAGACAGGATGTTGTCTGCCTCATCTTTCGGCGTCTTACCGGTAATCGTTTCGATGCGGACTCCATACGGCTCCAGTACGGAACGGTATTCCTCGCTGACTTCTTCAACGGACTGGACACCCTCCAGCTTCTCGCTCTTATCAATGAGAGGACAGACGACATAGGTCTGATAGCCTTTACGCTTCTGCAGCAGGATGAAACGGAAGATTTTCTCTTTGCTCGTTGCGATACCTGTAATCACAGGCAGCCGTCCGTTCGGCATCGTCTTAATGGTATGGAGCTGTACGGTGTCTCCGTACAAGACCTGCGCCAGACTGCGAGGAATAGGCGTAGCCGACATAGTGATGGCGTGTACGCCTCCAGAGGCTTTTTCCACCAGTGCAGCACGCTGGTCAACTCCGAACTTGTGCTCCTCATCCGTCACCGTAAGTGCGAGATTCTTGTACTCCACACTTTCTCCGATGATGGACTGGGTTCCGACGATGAGGCTCGCATCTCCGTCCTTGATGGCGGCGAGGACTTTTTTCTTCTCGCTGGCTTTTAGGTCACTGCCGAGCCACGCGACGTTCACGCCGAACGGTGCGGCCAACGCAGAGAGTTCCTCATAATGCTGACGTGCCAGCACAAGCGTAGGCGCCATCACCGCTGCCTGATACCCGTTCTCGGCCATGACCATCATCATACAGAAAGCCACAATACTCTTTCCACAGCCCACGTCGCCTTGGACAAGCGCATTGATGCGATGTCCGTCTGCAGCAAACTGTATCATACTCTCTATGGCATCCACTTGGTCTTGCGTAAGAGAGTAGGGAAGTGAAGCCTTTATTTTCTCATACCAACCATGCGTCCGTATTGAGAACTGGCTGCCCTTGGATATCTTTCTCGCGGCCCATTCATTCGCCATTGCAAAGTAGACGAGGTCTTCCTGCAGCAGTCGGGCTTGTCCCTCTTTAATATCCTGTTCAGAAGTAGGGAAGTGCAGCATTTTGAGGGAAGTCCAGAAGCTCTGTAATCCCTTTTTATCAAGGTAATCAATAGGAAGCGTTTCAATCATCCCGATAGTTCGGTCAGACGCTTCTTGAATTTTTTCTCTCAGGTAGGCATCGCTCATCCCGCCGATTTGCGCGTAGATGGGGCGTATGCCCGGTGCTTGTCCGTATGACGGCTCGAATATCTCAGGGGCTGTCATGGTGAAGTTATTATATTTAGTATTGTATCCGACCTTGCCGGCTACATATACAGTTTCTCCAACACAACTGGACACCTTCCGGAACAGGTAGTTCTGCCGGAACCACGTGATGACCAGCTTTTGACCACTTTGCGGCATCGTGCAGTAGGCGATGAGCATGGGCGTTTTGGAAGAAGTCTGAACGTATGAGCCCTTGTAGCGGAGTTCCTGTCCGAAGGACTTCACCTCGTCCACCGTGACAAGACAGGCCTGCTCAGCGCCATCTATTAAATAAGGAGCAAGCTGTCTGTAGTCCTTGTAGCTTTTCGGTATATACCGCAGCAGGTCTTCGGCAGAACAGATGCCCTTTTTCTCAAATTGCTTTGCTTTCTGTGGCGTGATGCCCAGTGTTGATAGTTTGATAGTAATAATCATCACCTCCGTGGGTGAACACTTGTGTTTAGTTGGAATAGTCCAGAATATCCCGACCGAGAAAAAATCTACAATAAAGCCGCCCTCTTTTATTTGGATGTCTAAAAGGAGCGGGAATTCATTTGTTCTGACCAACATACACAGACTCCACGTGGAGAAAACGTTTTTCTGCGGTGGGAATACGTGGGATTTCCCCCCCCACTTCGTGCCTTCATGCACCATTATAAACACGGATATAAAATTTTGTCAAGTCTAAACCGCTGCAAAATAGAAAAAATTTTCATGGAAATCGCATAAATTATCCAAACATTTTGTCAAGTCTCAAACCCAGCACCACAACTGTGCCTTTGTCAGAAATGGCTATTTAAGGCGATTATCCTGTCAGTTAGAATTTTTGTCTTTATAATTCGACTTGACATTTTTCTACACTCGTGTTAGTATAAGACCGTGGACAGGGCAAGGAAATCGAAGCCGCAAAAGCTCGTTTTTAGTTGACAATTTTCCCTTTCGGGGAAGTGTAAACGTCAAGATTCCTGAACCCTCTCCGGTTTTCTTCTTTCTTTTATTAAACTCGTAAGCGCAACATAAAACCAGCCTCCTGAGGGAAGTGCGCGGAGGCTGCTTTGATACCGTGCCGGCTCCGGTAGGGGAGCTTTGAATGGTTCGAATCCGTTCGGCACGCCACCTGTTTTCACCGCTGTTGTCTTCACCTTCATCTTTTCCAACGTGCAGCGGACATGGAAACCTCTTTCTTCATCATGCAGTGCTGTTTGACCCCACGGTGCTGCAACACGGAGGGGCTGCGGCCATCTTAGTAGCCCCTCCGTCACCCCAAAATGGCGATGTAGCACAAATGGTAGTGCATCCTGCCCAAGAGAGCTCCTTCGAGGGCCGTGGGATTATATCGGTTCGAGTCCGGTCGTTGCCCTTACCATCCTCAACCGAGGATGTGCCTTAACGGGGAGAATTGGGGCTTGGGCGACGTTGGTAAGGCTGCCGCCCAGCCTTAATTCTTCAAACCACATGATGGCGTAGCATAATGGTAATGCCGTGCCTCTCTCACAGGCAACGTTATGCTGGTTCGACCCCAGCCGCTATCACCAACCGGCGTTCCACCCACCCCGCCGGTATTCATGTCTCTCCGTGTTTCTCTTTTGAGAGAAACAGGCGGCCTCCGTGCAGGAGTGATTGACCTGCGAGGAGCGGAGGCCGCCATCGACCCAAAATGCTGGTGTAGCTCAATCGGCAGAGCGGTTCATTCGTAACGAACAGGTTGTGGGTTCGATTCCCGCCGTCAGCTCCAATCCACACTTTTTCTCCTTTGCTTTTTTCATTTTTATCCCCCCTGTACGAAGCCCTCACAGACAACGCAGTTGAAAATTAAATTTCAGCCGCACTGCCTGTGGGGGCTTCAACCCCATCTATTGCCCATATGCTGCTGTAGCTCAGTAGGTAGAGCAGCGGATTTGTAACCCGCAGGTCGGGAGTTCGAGCCTCCCCAGCAGCTCCATTTTCAATTTAACTCTCTACGGAGTCCATCTTATCATATATGCGGATGTCGTCTAATTGGTGAGGCACCGGCCCTCCAAGCCGGTCATTGCGGGTTCGAGTCCCGTCATCCGCTCCAAGGACGCCGTCGAGTGGCGTCCTTTCTTTATACCTGCTCACTGTCCGTTCATTGATTCGTTGCGGAAATCGGCGTCTCATGGACATCCTGTTCGCCGCAAGGCCTCGCTCTTTCGCTTGAGGCTACTGCGCCGAACCGCCTCGGACAGTATCGGCGAAATGCGAAAGTCTCCTGAAGCGTGAGAAGCGAACCGCCTGCGCCTATATGTAGGCGGTGGCGTGATAAGGGAGATACTCCGCATTGTTTCAGCCGCCGTGAGCGGGCATCAATGACAGGCAGAGGCTCCCGCCTACCGTGGTGCTAATTCACAGGCTGCTGTGATTGCCACGCTAAGATTCCAGAGGATTTAAGATTCCAGAGTTACGGTTCACTTTGAGCTGTGCTTATGGCATCTCTCGTACTTTGGAATCCCACTCCGTGAGGGGTGGGAGGAGTCAACTATGGGCACCTGCATTGCCCATGGGTACTGGGAAGCTGGGCAAATCTTAGGCACAGAAGCTCGTAGTCAAAGCCGACCCGCCGGACGCGGTGCGTCAGCTTTCAAATTGGGCTTTGTGGGGTCCAGTGTTCTTGCGGTTGGGTTGCCGCAGGGCCGGCAAAGAATAATTATCGGATACGGCAAGGCGAGTCGGAATTAACGCCTGTAGAGACGAAATCCGTCGGTGAAACAGGAATTTGGGGAACGCCAAAAAAATTGAAAGGACAAAAGAATTATGGCGACGACATTTCAGGCTTTTAAGTATCGCATCTATCCCACAGATGAACAAATCGAGGTCATCGAACGCACCTTCAAGTGCTGCCGCTTCGTGTGGAATCACTTTTTGGAGCGTACCAGCAAAATCTACGACCGCCGGCAGGAAAGTATGTCAAAGTTCGACTGCATGAAGGTCCTGACCGAGATGCGTGAGCGCTGGCCGTGGCTGGAAGATTGCGGGTGTTCCGCAGAGCGATATGCTATCGTGAATCTGTTCGAGGCGCGTAAGGCCTTCTTCCGCCGTATAAAGGCAGGGGAGAAGCCCGGTTATCCCAAGTTCAAAAGTGCCCGTTGTCCGTCTCAGAGCTTTACTACCGCCGGAACCATCTATGTGACGGACGAGTGCATCCAAGTCCCTTTCGGCAGTCAGTATCAGAAAATCAATAAGGTCAAGCGCGGCAGTGGCCGTCCCGCTGTGGGCATCCCCCGCGAGGTCACGATATCCCGTTCCTCTACCGGTAAATACTGGGCATCCGTCTGTTGCATGGTGGAGCGCGAGGAACTGCCTGTCGCCGAGGGCGAAGTCGGTATCAGCCTCGGTCTGAAGGAGCTGGCTATCGACAGCAACGGCGTACACTATGAGAACCCGAAGCATCTGAGCAAGTCCGCAAAGCGTCTTGCTCGTGAGCAGCGTCGTCTGTCCCGCAAGCAGAAGGGTTCTGCCAACTATGAGAAGAACCGTAAGCTGGTGGCTGAAATCCATGAGCATATTGCCAACCAGCGGCGTGACTATCGACATAAAATCAGCCGCGAACTCGTCAACAGCAACCAGCTCATCGCTGTTGAAAAGGTGGCTGTCAAGTCTCTGGTTGAGGGCAACGAGCAGGCCAAGAGCATCCTCGATGCCGGCTGGTCTGAGCTGACCAGCATGATTAAGTATAAGGCTGAGTGGGCTGGACGCATTCTGGTGGACGTAGACACAGCCACCGTAGCGCCGGAAGCCAAGCATGACGAGGCGCTGGCACAGGTCGTGCTGTCCGAAGGTCAGCGCATGGCTTCCGAGCAGAAGCCTGCCTAAAGCCGAGCGAGAAAAGTGTGCAATGATTGCACACTTTTCCAAGAAAACAATAATACGAGTACGGATGGTATGACCGGAATTTACGCCTGTGGAGATGCATGGTCGTCGTGGAAGCAGGAATACTCTGTAAGCTGGTTTTCATGTGAGAGATGATGCCGGCACCTTAGGGAACTGAATATGCCTGTGGCGGGTGTATGAGACCTGAAACGACAGGGTTGTATACCCAAATCGTGGAACATTTGTCTCAACCGACAGGTGTATGATACCCTGAAACGACAGGGTTGTATACCTGTGGGGCCGCTGTCGCTGACCGGTACGCCGGTATATAGGGCCCTGAAATAACAGGGTTGTATACCCCGGATGGGACGCGAGTAAGCCTCTATGTGGTGTATAAGGCCCTGAACTAACAGGGGTGTATACCAGAATATCCCGTCCTCATCGACCGACACAAGGCGTATAAGCCCCCGAAATAGCAGGGTTGTATACCAATGGCTCGTTCGGAATTTGGCATATACGGTTCTAAAATAACAGGGGTGTATACCGTTTGCAAATGAGTCTACATAACTATTGAAATCAAAAAGAAAGGAATATAAAAACATGGAACCTTCTATCAACCGAACCCTTACCGTCAGTGTCGTCAGCTATGGCGTCGTATCCGTCGTCAACGGAGTCATCAACGTTGACAATCAGGCTCCCATCGAGTTTCCCGCCGTGCTGGACGAGGCATCCGCTGCCAAGCTGCTGAAGAGCAGATACGGCGGCAAGCTGTTCCCCGTGGATGCGAATATCGTCGTGTCTTCCATCCGGCACGAGAAGTGGAAGTTCTCTATGGACCTGAGCCAGTTCGTCGCTACCGCTGCCCGCAGCCGCGTGGACGGCACCGCATCCGAGGCCGACGATGCCCCCGCAGAGGACATCCCCGCCACCGAGCCTGCTGCTCCTGCGCCTGAGACGGCACCCGCTGCTTCTCCTGCTATCCCCATGCCTTTGGTCTCTGAACCTGAGGAGGATTTTGCGCCTGTAGCTCCCGAAGCGCCTGCTCCCGCCGGTGGTTTCGCTCCTGAGACCCCCGTTTCTGCGCCCGCTGCTCCCGCAAAGGAAGTCCCCTATGGCGGCAACTTCGATTTTCCCTCTGGCTTCGGTGGCGACTTCGGTTCCGGCTTCTTCGGCGGTTAATAACCGATGGATGTCGTGAACGTTGGACGTGGATGTCCTGATTGCATCAATAAGGAAACTCCGACGAATAAAGAACCCTGTAAGAGCTGTTCCCGCTGGAATAGGTGGGAACCTGACGAAAAGTGTAAGGAAAAGATGGCGGTCAAAGCCGCCCGTGAAAGGACAAAGAAATGAGTAATACCAAGGCATCTGAAAAGCCCGTCGTCGTATTCATCAGTAATGACAACGATACCGTCATTGGTGTGATGGTCATTAAGAACGACGATGAAAACCTGCAGAACAATCTCGAAATCATTGAGAAAAACTGGGTTGCTGCTCGTAACGAGTTGCTCCAGCGGGCTCGTGAGGACGATAGCATTGAAGCAGACGAGGACGAGCTTCACATCGCATTCATCGCACACGAGTTGGAGATGTTCGACGAGCCCTATGAGACTATCGACATCTCCGGCGTTTACTCCGTCTCCAATGGGAATGTGGACCGCATCTAAGTTGGTCTTGGAGACACCCACACAGCGGCGCAGGCCCTACTCCGGCGCCTGCGCCGCTTTCCACTAAAAATCTTAAAAGTTAGGTACGGACGGTATAACCGGAATTAACGCCTGTGGAGATGCTTGGTCGTCGTGGAAGCAGGAAAGACTCTGTTAGCTGGTTATCATGTGAGAGGTGATACCAGCACCTTTAGGGAACTGAATATGCCTGTGTTGGGTGTATGGGGCCCTGAAATAACAGGGTTGTGTACCCGCACTTACCGTGATATCGAGCATTGTGTTAGGTGTATGGGGCCCTGAAATAACAGGGTTGTGTACCAGATTATATATGATATGTGTGTAGGTATTCGTTTAGGACAACTTGAAGTTGAAAGGAGGTCTCTGGATGGCCTCAAAAAAAATATATAGTTCCCCTGAACTCTATGAGGACAAGTTGGTGCGCGTAATGGCGCGGCTTGGTATCGAAGAAGGCGACTACAACTACGACTGGAGTCGTCAGGAGTGTTGGGTTGAGTTCAGGTACAAGGGTGAGATTTACCGCTTCTCCCATAGCGTGAAGAACGCCCAAGAGCACGGCATCTCCCTGCAGTACGGCTCCGATGCCTTCGCACAGGTCGTGCTCTCCTTGGAAGACCTCGCCCGCATGGTCGAACGTGGTATCTACGACCTGTCCACATGGGTGGCCGGCATGAAAGCCCTGCCGGAGCGCTCCAAGCCTTTAGATGCCTGCTTTATTGCTCTCGGTTTCGTAGAGCCTCCCACATCCAAGGAAGAAATCACACTCCACTACCGCCGGTTGGCGAAGGTGTATCACCCTGATGCCGGCGGCGATAGCTCCTCATTTGATGCGCTGTCTAACAACTATGCGAAATGTATGAAGATTTTCGAGGAGGTTGCCGACAAATAATGTATATGTCTCAGAAAGAGTTCAACGCTATGATGAAGAAAAATCCCCGCCTCCGTGTTCACGGTGCAAACAGCAACACCCGCGAACATCGCTCCAAAGCGAATAAGGCGGCAAAATATAGAAACGTAAAGGTCTACGAGTACGCCGATGGGCTGGCCTTTTTCGGTAAGCCCCGCAACAATGGTGAAATCCCCATCGCTGTCTATGACAGCAAGAAGGAATACCATCGCTGGAAAGAGCTTCAGATTTTGGAGCGCGGCGGTCATATCCACGACCTCCGCCGGCAGGTGCCTTTGACCATCATTACCGAGTTTGAGTATCGTGGTCAGAAGGTCTCCGGTATTACATACAAGGCCGACGCAGTCTATGTACGTGATGGAAAGCGTGTGGTCGAGGATGTAAAGCCCTTCGATACCACAACGCAGACGTATCGGACCACCAAGGATTTCAACCTCAAGTGGAAGTTGCTGAAGGCAAAATATCCTACTTGGTCCTTTGAAATCTATTGAAAGGCTATTTAAGATTTGATGTGGGGAACCCACAAAAGGGTTAATATCCCTCCGCAAATTTGTTCGCTCCAAGAACTTGACAAAATATCATACTGTGGTAGTATAGAATTATAAGGAAGGACAGTCTAACACAGACTGTCCTTCCGCTTTTTTATGCTCAGAAAGGGGATGACAATTTTTGGAAAGCACAAGCAAAAAACAAGTAAAATGGGGGATTTTCAAGACTGCACTCTTTACGTTCCTGTTCGTCGCAGTATCCGTTTTCTATTTTCACTCCAGTAACGTGACACTCGCACAGGCCGAAGAACGCTCGAACCACGAATCACCTCCTGCAGCAGCGGTTGCCGCCCAGATGGACGACACCAAGCTGTCGGAAGAAGCGCAGCAAGATGTTTTGGTGCTGAAAGAAGGAATCCTCGACCCGCTTTCCGACATCACGGAAGCAGAGAACTCCGAAGATGACCCCAACGCCGTTGAAGAAGTACAGGAGGTTGTTCCTGCTGTCTGTTCCTACTGCGGCTCTGAGAACCACAGTTCTTCAATCTGTGCAAAGAAGTCTATTGCCAATGGCGCCTATGGGCGCTGGGTGATTCCGTCTGTTGGCTGTAATGTAGCGACCTACTCGTGTAACTGGGATGCAGACCAATCCTATGTTCAGGAAATTACTGACAGTTCCGACAGTGCAGCTTTTTTGACTTGCGGCGGCGTTGGTGTTCTTGCAGACCACAATAACCAAGGTTTCTGGGGACTTTCCAATGTTTCTGTTGGCACGAAAGCCTACATGGACTTTGGTGATGGCGCAACTTACTACGAGTGCTATCAGGTTGAATACGGACACAATACCGGCGAAAAGATGCTCGATGGAAATGGAAACATAATGAGCTACAGCAACTATTCTTCCGGCACTGTGATTTGTTACACCTGCCTTGACCACTGGACCAACATTTACATCACTTACTGGACGCCGGTATAAGCGCCAGACACCCACTCTCTACTCCTCTTAGAAAGGACAAAACCATGAAAACGAAATTCAAAATCCCTCAGTGGGCACTCTTCACCGTTATCATTCTGGCCTTTATCGGTGGTCTCTTTGCCATCTCCATGCTGCCTGCTTTCGCATCACGTGAAAGCTCTCCGCCTTTGGCAGTAGCAGAAGCCGCGCAGAACGAGGAAAAGGACGCAAATTCTGATGCTCAGACTCCCGAAGCAGACAAGACGACAGATGAACAGGGAAGTGCTGAAGCCCCCGTAGAGGCCGAGTCTCAGGCAGACGACGCCGTCGTTGTCGAAGAAACTCCCGCCGAAGAGCCTGTTCAGGAAACCCCGACTACCTGTTCCTACTGCGGCAGTGCAGAACACACCAGAGACTACTGCGCCGTTCGTGCCGTTGACAATGGTGCCGTTGGCCGGCTCCGGATTCCCTCTGTCGGTGTTGACGTGGCTGTCTACGACGTTACTTGGTACTCTCTGCAGCATACCACCGAGAGTGACAACTACACGCAGGCCGTTACAGATGCATGGGACAGCGCAGCACAAATCGTCTATCTCGGCCAGACCGTTATTGGCGACCATAATAATCAGGGCTTCTCCGCCATCAACAACTGCTCCGAAGGCACCTACGCTTACATCGACATGGGCGACTCTGTCCTGACCTATGTTTGCACCGGCATCCAGCATGGTCGTAACCCCGGTGGCTATCTCACCGGTGCCGATGGCGATAGCATCTATACCTCTTACTTCAATCCCAACGGTCTGACGCTGTATACCTGTCTCGACCACAACTTCAATGTTGCCCTCGTGACATTCCAGCCTGCTTAAAGGAGGTGCAGCTTTAATGAAAACAAAGAAAATTTCCCGCCGCGCTGTTACGCTGGCTGCCTTTTTGCTGGTAAGCGCATCATCTTTACATATGGCTTGTGCAGAGGCTTCGGTGCCGTTCGATTACTTTACTGATGACCTCTCTGTGTCCGCTGACGCCGTTGCGAAGGAAGATAAATACCTGCCTCCTGAGTGGTTTACAAAAGGAACTGCCGTAAGTGGAGTGGACTCAGACACGCCCACGGAGGAGATTCCTACCCCTGCGGGCGAACCCTCTGTGGCGACCCCCGTGCCTGAGCCCGCACCGGAAACCGCAGCAGTCTGCAGCTATTGCGGCAGCGCAGGGCACTCGCAGAATAGGTGTTCCGTTTACGCTGTCGAACAGCGAGGTGCCGTTGGGCGTTGGTCTATCCCTTCTATTGGAATAGATGTCGCTTGCTTCACCTATGTGCTTGGAAGCGATTCTTTCGAGTACGGACAGGCAATTTGTGACGCTGCCGATAGTGCTGGCTACAGTGCGTATGGGAGCCAGTATCTCATTGCAGACCACAACTATCAGGGCTTTTCTGCCATAGCCAACTGCGCGGTTGGTGCGGTGGGATATATGGATTACGGAAACAGTCGAACAGAATATGTTTGTACTGGGGTGGAGTATGGGCACAATGAAGGCACGGAACTGACTGATAATGACGGAAACGATGTTGCGTACAACAACAGTGGAGGAATTACCCTTTACACCTGTTACAACGGTTGGCAAAACGTCGTTATCGTTTACTTTACTCCGACTTAACTGTCGGTATCCAAAACGCCGAGAGGAGGCATATAAAATGGCACGTCCCGTAAAGAATAAGGCCCCCAAACTGAAAGCAATTTACTATCGGAACGGGGTGCGCGAAGATGATGATGTTTCCTACGATGGAATGGAGATAACCAGTCCGACACTGGCAACGCTCATTATTGAAGTCAGGAGACGTCTTGAAAAGCAAAACACCACCCCTCAGGAAGTTGTTTCCTGAGGGGCCCTTTTTCGGGATGGAGACTTGTCATTTTTTTATGTTTACTTTATAATAGATGCGAGCGTCTGTGCAGAGGACGTACCATAAAGAAAGGAGAAATATGACTACTGAAAGAAAGAAGAAAACAACAGAAGAAAAAGTAAAGAGAAATACAACAAAGAAAGCGAGTAACACAACACGAAACACACAACCCAAGAAGAATAGCAAGAAGAAAACCAACAATTTACCATTAGCACTTCCTGATTTTCAGACTTTTCTTGAGAGTGATAAGCCTCTTGATGAGTTCTTAAAAATCACGGCCTGTTATGTCCGAGTCTCGACGGATGCACAGGCGGAACAAGGATATTCAATTCCCGACCAGACCGCAAAGCTACAGGCGTTTTGCACTGTGAAGGGATGGGAGAACGTGAAGTTCTACACCGACCCCGGCTTCAGTGGCAGCAACCTCAACAGACCGGCAATGCAGGAGTTAATAGCTGATGCTATGGCAGGGCGCCTGAAGGCAGTAATCGTATTTAAGCTGGACCGATTATCACGAAGTCAGAAGGATACACTCTACCTGATAGAAGATGTATTCCTTCCAAACGAAGTGGATTTCGTCAGTATCTCTGAATCCCTCGACACAAGTACCCCCTTTGGCCGAGCTATGATAGGTATTTTGAGCGTTTTCGCGCAGTTGGAGCGTGAGAACATCTACTTACGTACACGTATTGGCATGAAGGGACGTATAAGTTCCGGATTTTGGAGAGGTGGCGGCAATATTCCGTTCGGCTACGATTACGACAAAGACAAGAAAACGCTTGTCCCTAACGCCGACGCGCCTAAAGTGCAGCAGATATTCAACCTATATATCAAAGGGTATAGTTGCCAGAAGATTGCAGATATGTTAGGTCTCTGCAATGATATGATGGTACGGAATATTCTGAAACGACGTACTTACTGTGGGTATGTCAACTACAAGGAAGAAGAATATCCGGGCGTCCATGAGCCATTGATTTCCGAGGAAACCTTCGATATTGCTGCGGCTGAGTATGACCGCAGGAGTCGTGCTGGTCTTAATGCGTGTGGCACAAACACGTATTATCTTTTGGCAGGACTTGTCTATTGCGGCGATTGCGAAGCGCGGATGCGTTATATGAAGTGGGGTAAATACTTCAAAATCATATGCTATTCTCATACCAGCAAAGCCTCGATGGTTAAGAACCCTGATTGTCCCAACATGGGCTTTCTTGCTTCTGACATAGAAGAGCTTGTTATCAATAAGCTCTTTGGAATTGGTTCCGGTGTTCCCCTCGAAGAATTTGAGGTAAAGTGGCATTCACCCAATACTCGTGAGATTATTGAGAAGCGCATCTCAGATGCGACTACAAAACTCAAGCGGCTGTACGGGCTTTATTCTGAGTCCGGTGACAGTGTCATCCACGAACGCATCTTTGCCGTCCGTAACCAAATTCGCACGTTACAGCAAGAACTCGACAACGAGGACAAGCATAGCATTAGGGACAGCCATGTGAGCTATGTTCGAGACCGTATTAAAAACGTGGGTGACATCTGGCCGCATTTAACACCTATGGAACGGCAGACTCTCATTCGTGATTGTGTTGATAAGATTATTATTCATCACGATGGAAGCGTCAAGATTTTCTTTTCTTTCTCTACTTTCGATGAGGACAAGCAGTGTATCGAAGAAGAAAATTGA